ATCTTCGCAGCTTCTTCTTTGGATCGGGTGAACTCGCGGTTGGTGTTGGACACCTGACGCGCTCCAGTAAGGAATGCGCGCATAGCCTCGAACTCACCTTTACCTGGAGGTAGCCCGGCTTTCACTTTCCAACGCACCCAGCGAGGAGCCTTGCCCATGATGGCGTTGTAGATGTCGGTTTGAGCTCCACCCATAGGCACCTTTATCGTTTCCTCAGATGAACGAGGGAAGCCTTGAGTCGAGTTCGGGTGATAGTCAACGTACTGCCTTAGTATCCGCCCAAGCTCGCCCCGATTCTTGAGCACTTGTTTTGTGCCTGGGCGTACACCCATGAGACGCTGTAACAGCGGCGGATTTACTTTCTCGGTGGCGACGTATCGTTCGTTGAACGACGCGCGGTCTGTCGGTAAAAGGGTGCGACCGGCCGCCAAGTTGACGGTTGCGGCAATGTCTTGAGGGTGGTTGTAGATTGGCGTACCAGTCAATAGAAGCTTTTTTTTAGCCTTGATGTTGGCCAATGCCGCCCGCAGAGCTGAGCTTTGTTCCCTGGCCTTGTGCTGTTCATCGACAATCATCAACTCTGGAGCAGGCCCTAAAAGGCCCCCTTGACGAGCCACGCGTTGTTGGCTCATGATATTGACGTTGGGAGGAACCTGCCCCACCCATTTTGTCAGCTCTTTTCGGTAGTTCTCCTGCAAGGCTGCAGGTACGATCACAGCGGTTCGTGGGCGCCCCAAGGCGTCCCAGGAAGCGATAGACGAAAGCGTTTTGCCCGAACCAAGCCCATGTTGAGCCAGCAGCCCGGTGGTCCCAGGTTGCTTAAGACGATTGACTACCCGTTGTTGGTGCGGCTTGAGGGAAACGCCAGGAAGCGCGGCTAATTTGTCGAAAGCAGAACCACTTTTGATCGTGCCTTTGTTTTTGTGTACTCCCTTGGCTCGGTCGTCGTAGATCACTTCAATGTCAGGAGTTTTTTGATTTGTGATCTTCACCTTGCTTAGGTTATGGCGATCCAGCCAGGCACGCACAGGAGGTACATTCCTCGGGTCCGAGGCGCGAGCCGTAAATAGTACCACATCCTTGCCTCGTTCAAGGTAACGTTTCACCTTGTCCATCATCTTTTGTACGGGAGGACCTATGCGCGTTGGATCAAATTTCTTGGCAGATATATGCTTCGCCAAGGTGCCGTCGAGGTCGACTGCAACTGTTGCGGCCTTGAACGGCAGAGTGTTTTGTCTTGAGCTTGGCGTGGAACGCATTAGAGTCCCCATAGATAGCTTCATGGTAGACAGGTACAGATGAAATTGCAATTCGAAACCCGGTAGTGTAGCATTACTCAAATGAGCGAAATTACGGTCCTCGATAAAGGACGCTTGAAGAAAACTCCTGCCGATGAAGGGCACGACTATGAGTTTGCGTCCACCAAAGACTTCTTCTCTTACCCGGCTAACCTGGTTACTGGCCTTGGTGGTGTGTCGGGCGGTCGTATCTTGATCGGTTCTAAAGCCACACTGCAAGCCATCTCCCTCGTGCATCGCCAACCACCGTTGGTTCAGAGTGTGGCTCGCATGGCTGACGACTCCTTTGTTAAGCAGCTCGGGCAGAACTACTTGAGCCAGAAGAGCGACGTCGATGGTACCGTTACAGAGGTGACGGATCACGAAATCAAGATCAAGACGTCAGATGGTGTAAAAACCTTTGACCTCTACCACAACCATAACCTTGGGCAAAAGACCTTTATCCATTACACACCGAAAGTCAAAGTAGGGGATAAGGTGAAAAAAGGGGAGCTGTTGGCGGTGTCAAACTATACAGACGAGAACGGTGTGATGGCGATGGGCACAAATCTCCGTACCGCTGTGATGCCGTATCGTTCATCCAACTTCGAGGACGCCTTTGTGGTTACGGAGTCTGGTGCAAAGAAGCTCGAAGCCGAGCAGATTTTCCGTATGCGCATGGAAGCGCGAATGGGTGTTGAGATCGGTAAGAATAAGTATGTCGCCATTTTTGCCAACCGATTTCTGAACAACCAGCTTGCGACAATTGAGCCGAACGGTGTCGTAAAGAAAGGCACCGTGGTGAGTTATGGTGATCCGGTTATTCTGGCTTTAGCCCCGAAAGCGCTGAAGTCTACAGACATGGCTCTTGGTCGTTTGTCTAGTGTCCTGAAGAACGCATTTAATGACCAGGCTGTAATATGGGACCATGAGTCTCCTGGTGAAGTAGTGGATGTTTCTGTAACGAGCGAGTATGTCACGGTGAATGTGAAGACTCGTCGTACCCTACAGGTGGGTGACAAGGTGAGCTGTGTATTCGGTGCAAAAGGTGTTGTCGGTTCAATCGTACCTGACTCTCGTGCCCCGATGGACAAAGACGGCAAGCCTGTTGACATTATCCTCAACTCCATGAGTATCACCTCTCGTGTGGCCCCGGCCCTGGTGAATACTCTGGCGATGGGTAAGGTTGCCGAAAAGCTGGGACATCCAGTTAAGATGCCTCATTTTCGTAATGAGTCTACCCTTGAGGCGACGATCGGCGAGCTGAAGAAACACGGGTTGAAAGATACCGAAGAGTTGTACGACCCAGTCACTGGGCGTAATATCGAAGTACTCACCGGTCCTCTCTACTATACTCGTCTTGTACATATCGCTGAAGATAAGGAATCCCACCGTTCGGCAGGTGTTGGTTACTCGTGGGATATGCAACCAACCAAAGCTGAACATGAGTCGGCTAAACGTATTGGTAACCTTGGTACCGCCGCCTTGCTGTCGCACGGCGCAACAGCTGTGCTACGCGACATCGCTACAATCAAGGCGACTAAGAACGACGAGTATTGGCGTCGTGTAAAACTCGGTCTACCTGTACCTAGTCCGCAGGTACCATTCATCTTCAATAAGTTCCTGGCTTCGTTACAAGGCGCAGGTATCAACGTTACGAAGAAAGATACCAAGTTCCACATCCTGCCAATGACGGACAAGGACGTGACTCGTCTTTCAGGCGGTCCGATCCATGAGCCTTTGACCTTTCAAGTAAAGGGGGACAAACTTATCCCGGAGAAGGGCGGGTTGTTTGACCCGGAAAAGGTAGGCGTGCTTGGTGAGCGCTATAACCATGTGGAGTTGGCTCAACCCATCCCTAATCCGGTTTCCGAGGATTTCCTTCGCAAGCTGCTGGAGGTCACCAAAGACGGATATATGGAATTGGTGAAATCCGGTCAGATTGGTGAAAAATTGAATTCGGTCGACTTGGACAAAAAACTCGCCGAATACACCAAATACCTTAAGACTGGTAAAAAGACCAAGAGGGAGGACGCCCTTAAACTTGTTACATTCTTAACAGCACTCAAGACAAACGGTCTTCACCCGCGAGACTTGATGTTGACCAAGGTACCCATCATCCCGGCGATCTATCGTCCGGCACTGGCCCAAGGAGATTTCTCGCTGGCGGCTGATGTGAACTATCTGTACAAAGATTTGCTCATGACGTCGAACGAGCTGAAAAAAGACACTTCTCAGCTCCCGGCGCATGTGGTCGATGGATTGAAGGGTAAGCAATACGACGCTGTAAAAGCTGTCTATGGGCTAGGAGACCCTATTGTTGTAAAGAATCAGGAAAAGGGCCTCAAGGGGCTTCTTTCGACTACTTTGGGTATTCGGGGCGGTTCCGCGAAGACTACCATGTTTCAGTCAAAAGTAGTCAATAAGCCAATGGACCTTGTCGGACGTGCAGTTTTGACTCCAAGCGCGTTTCTAGACCTAGACGAGGCCAGTGTACCTATTGACACATTGTGGAAGGTCTATCTGCCGTTTATCTCTCGTCGTCTTGTACAAAAAGGCGTACCAGCTACAAAGGCACAAGAGTATATCGAGACGCGTAACCCACTGGCTTTGGAGGCATTGCATGCAGAACTGAAGGAGCGCCCTGCTATTATTTCACGTGACCCGTCATTGCATAAGTTCAACCTGACCGGGTTCTTCTTACGCCCGAATGTCAATAAACGAGACAAGACGATCAAGCTGAACCCTCTGGTATTTAAGGGGTTGGCTGCCGATAACGATGGCGATCAATTGAATATCAATGTACCTGCAAGTGAGGAAGCCAAGCAGGAAGTGATCGCTAAAATGCTACCAAGCAAGAGCCTGATCTCACCGAAGACCTTTCAACCGATGTTCGTTCCATCAAACGAGTCCGCCCTTGGATTATTCCAGATGTCGACGGAGAAGACACCTTCTGAAACAGTGCATTCCTTCAAGACACAGAAGGAGGTTGTGGACGCCTTTCATCAAGGCAAACTGCATGTTGGTGAGAAGGTAAAGGTGGGTTGCCCCTCGTAATTCCAACTGTTATGATAACCAAAGAAGTGTGGAATACCCTAACCGCCGAACAAAAACACGAGCGGTTGGTCGCTGCTCTTACTGAACTCTGTGAAATAGACGACGGCAAGCATGCACTAAGCGGCAAACCAGAACAAGGCCGTCTTACTCAAATCAAGAAAGACCTTGAAGGTCTGGTGACCAATATCATCGAATGGGAGAAACCTGAATATGAAGAAAATCGGCCAAGTGCTTAAAGAGATTGATGCTGTCGTCAAAACAGCTTTCGTCCCTGCCCCCAATAAACAACCAGGTGGTGGCGGACAACCGTCAGGACAACAGGGTGGTGGGCAGCAGGACAGCCAGCAGCAGCCTCAAGGCGGGCAGCAAGATAGCGGCGGCGGGGGTGGAGGCGGAGGCATGGACAGCCTCCTTCAACAGCTTCCACCAGAAATTGCCCAGCAAATTCAACAGCTCCCACCAGACCAGCAGCAGCAGGCCCTTCAACAGGTCATGCAGCAAATGGGCGGTCAAGGAGGAGAAGGCGGCGATCCATCTGCGGCCGGCCAGCAGCAAGCTGGTGGGCAGCAGCAGGGCGAGCGAGTACAGAGTTCTGGTCCTCCAACTGACCTCGAGCAGTCCACGATTACTTTGCGCGTGCGTGACCTACTCGACTTGGTATCGGGAGGCAAAGCCACACAGTCCACGCTGAAGGTGCAGGAGCACATCCAGAAGGGCCAGATGAAGCAGCAGCAGATGCAGCAAAAGGCAGTTGAGGATCAACAGAAGCGCCAGCAGCAGGAGCAGATGAAGCAGCAACAGCAGCAGCAAGAAGCCGCCATGGCCGGAAGTGGACCAAATATGATGGGTGGCGGTGGAGTCTACTAACATGAGCTTTCCATTACTGCGACGTTACCTGTTGAAGGCAGCAGTCGATACGACTGACCCTGCACTTCAAGGAGACATGGTACGCCTGTTGCAGCAGCTGTCACCTGACCAAGCGAACTCCTCGATTCAACGACATGAGGACGACGAGGTCATGGCTCCTGAACTGAACCAGGGGCTGCCTTCCCAGACCAATAAGATAAAGGGTCTCGAGGACATCATGCTGCAAAAGGCCATGCCTGAGCTGGTTCTCCCTAACCCCGAAACGCCGGAAACGTTCGGGAAGCTGGACGGTGCCCCTATCAAGGTGAGCATGTGGACGCTTCTTAAACGCGCAAGCACTACCAAGATTAAAATGGCTGCCTATATCAAAGATGTACGAGTGTCAGATCTTCCTGAAAAGGTAAAGGAAGACGCAAAACGCTTTCTGCCGGAGAAGGCGAAGAACCCAACGGTGGTGCACTACGGTATGATGGTGCGTGAGCTGGTTGACCGCGCAGACCCTCAGAACTATGAAGCAGCAACGAAGGCGGTAAAAAAAGAACTTGATGGCATGACGAGTGCGGAGCGTGAAAAGGCACGTGACGCGTTCTTTAAGAAAGCCAAGGATAAGTACGTCCTCATCGTAAACGAGCAGATCGTAGACGGACATCATTTCCTGGCGAAGGCCAAGTACTTTGATGTCTCGAACAGTCTTAACGTCCTGGATCTGACCCCTGCACGATTCCAGTAATTATGGATACAACCACTGTAGGCAAGCTCTTGTTAAAGGCGCATCTGCCCGAGGACATGCACGCTTTCATCGATGGAAACGAGCTGGACAAAAAAGGTAATGCGACCTTGTTTAACTTACTGGCGGAGAAACACCCCGAGCAGTACAACAAGATCGTCAGCGAGCTCGCACGACTAGGGTTTGAGGTGTCGACCCGTCTGGGCTCTACAGTGAAATTGACCGACCTACGCTCGCCTATCGACAAGAAGGCCAAGTTTGCTGAACTAGATGCAAAGTTGGAGGAGCTACGCAAAGTCGAAAAGAATCAGAAGAGGTATGAGTCCAAGGCTAACGACCTGTACCAGGCCTTTGTAAAGGAGGTCACCAAAGAGCTTGTGGACGTTGGTGTGACTAATAACCAGACGTTGGCAAAGATCATCAAGTCTGGATCGCGTGGCTCTCCTGTCCAGTATATGCAGACAGTGTTTGCTCCCGTGCTGGTGCAGGATAATACGGGTCGCCCACTTATTGATTTTCCGTTGAAGAAGTCTTTTGCCGACGGGCTCAATCTCCCCGAGTATCTGGCTTCCACATTCGGCTCTCGTCAAGGAGAGGTTGCCAAGAAGTTGGCTGTTGCCGATGCTGGCTATTTTTCCAAGCAGATGTCTCGCGCCACCATGACTCTTCGAATTGAGGAGCATGATTGCGGAACAGACAATGGCGTTGAAGCTTCAACGGATAACCGGGAGACTGTCGGTACATACCTTGCCCATCCAATAAATGGGTACAATAAGAACAACGAAGTCACCGCCAAGATGCTCAGTGATCTTCGCAATAAAAACGTCTCGGTGATTGTTGTTCGTTCTCCAATCACCTGTCAATCTTCCCGCAGGTATCATCATAATGCCATTTGTCAGCTATGCGCTGGTAAACGCGAAAAAGGTCTACCACAAGTCGGTGACTTCATTGGTATTACGTCGTCATCCACGCTGGGCGAACCTCTTGCGCAAGGACAGCTGTCTCTGAAGCATACGTCAGGCTCTGCGACAGGTCCTAACCTCGCCTCTGGTTTTGATCTGGTTAAACAGTTGGCCACTATTCCACAGACGTTCAAGGACAAGGCGGCTGTAGCCGAGCACGACGGCACTGTTAACGAGATCCGTGTGGCTCCCCAAGGTGGACATTACATTCATATCAATAGTGATGAGTATTACGTCCCAACGGGCTTTGGACTGAAAGTCAAGGTAGGCGATGAGGTAGAAGCAGGTGACGTATTGTCTGACGGTATCATCAATCCAGCAGACATCGTTCGGTTAAAAGGAGTTGGAGAAGGACGTAAATACTTCTCGCACGCCTTGAAAAGGGCCTTCGACGATTCAGGCATGGGAGGCATCAACCATCGGAATTTCGATGTGTTGGCAAAGGCCATGATCGATCACGTGCGCATTACAAATAACGAAGGTCTCGGCGAGCATCTACCTGGAGAAATTGTATCTTACCAATCGGTGGAAAAGGACTACCAGCCAAAGAGTGATGCGGCCAAGGTACGTATTGATTTGGCTTACAACAAGTACCTCGAACAGCCAGTTTTGCATTTTACGATCGGTACGCGCATTACGAGAAAGATCATCGATAAGCTACGCGCCAGGGGAATTGACCAAGTGTTAGTTAGCAGCCAACCTCCTTCCTTTATCCCAGAGATGCAACGGCTCGACGCCATCCCAGAGCACGAGCCTGACTGGATGCACCAGCTTTATACGGCAAACCTGGAAAGAAAGATCCTGCACGCAGTAAATACAGGAGCCTTCAGTGACCTAAAAGGGGCTTCGCCTGTACCCGGGCTGGCCTACGGTGTTGGCTTCGGTCAACCCAAGGCATAGTGCAAGCAAATTATTGCACTTTCCTTCTAGATTGCATATGATTGGCTTTAACGACCCGGAACTATGGACATGAAAACAATCAAGGCCGCAGCAGCAGGAGCACCTCCACAAGGTTCCCCTGACCAGCAATTTGAGCAGGGCTTTTTCCAGCTAGCCTACGACAAGCTGCAGAGCAAGCTGTACAATCTGCTCCCTCACATGGTCGGCTTCGAGATTGTTACCAAGGCTTCTGATGGTACAAAGGCCGTAGGCGTGTTTGGCTTCAAGTCCGACAACGGGCAGATTATTTACGTTCCAGCATTCTTCATCAACGGTAAGGTGAAGGATCTGGATGTCATGTATTCCAGAAACAATAACCAGTTTTACCCGTTAAATGAGGACTATGCTGAGTTGTTTTTGAAGGACGATACCACAGGTCTTGGTGGCGTTTCTGAGCAATCTCGCAAGGACATCGAGAAGCAGACCCCGAACGCAGATATGCGTGATCTGGTGTTTCCTCCTCGCACCGGGCGTATCTCCTACGCCTCTGTGATTGATTTTATTGCAGATGGTGACGACAACATTAAGGCCGCTGCCTGGGGGCTAATGAACGAGCACCCTGAGTTTACCGAAGCTCTACACCGGTTTTACGAGCCTGAGCGGATCGCGGCAGCTTTGAAGCCCAACGAAAAGACAGCCGCTCCTAGCGCGGTAGAGGTTTATGCCGCCAAGAGTGCACCGCCGGAGCTTAAGGCCAAGGCGATGACAAACGGTTATGCTATCGTTGACCGCCGGAAGGAAGATGCGAAAAGCCAGTACGGTCTGGTCTCGTACACTGACAAGTTTACAAATCCTTCGCAGCCAGGGTTTTACTCATATCTTACCTCCCTCGGCACGCTGCGTTACGGCCTGCTCCTTCAGCCTCAGTCTTTGTACGCTAATTTCAGGACGGATAAACAACTCGTGATAGACTTGCAGGCTGTACGTCCAGGCCAATGCCATATTGTACGAAATGGCGCACCAGTGTTTGTTCGCGAGGTAATCACTGTAGCTGATTACTCCGTCGTGCATCGGATGCTGGAGAATCCTGTCGAGGCTTGCACCTCGTTTGACCGAACCTACATCTTGATCAACGAACAGCTCAAGTCGACTGAGCCTTTTCGCGTAATGATGAATTATGTGGACGATCGTAAACTCCGTCGACTAAAGGTGGAACCTGAGTACGGTGGCGGTTGCGAGGCTCCTTGCGGTCCGACGTCTTACGCTCAAGAGAGAGATAGCCGTCGTTGGGCGCAAGCAAACCAATTTTTCCCCAAGCAAAAAGATAGCCACGCCATCACGCTGGTATTTACAAAACGGGAAAGTGACTCCCTCGAATACCGCGGAAACGTTGTTTACGTGCCGAAAGGCTTTAAGCTGTTGGAGGTGTTCACATCGACTTACACCAATGTCGAATGGGATAGCAAGGATACCGCTGAATCCCGTGCTAAGAAACTCGAGGCTGCACGTAAAGAAGACGAGCGCTTGCGCCAGGGTCGTCCAGGTACGTTGAGTGACCTCACAAGTTTCCTGCGAGAGAACGGCATTTTTCCATTTACGGCACGCAGCAATGGCAGCGAATACTTCGCCAGTGTTGGTGCCGCCATGAAGAAATATGACGACCCGATCAAGGCGAAGATCGGCATGGTCATTGACTTTGGCCTCGATGAAGCCGACGCTGTGGAGTTGGTTGATTCGCTTGCAGGTGAACGCTCGGTTACTGGCTATATTAAGAAAGCTGTGACTGGTGATTTCACGCACACGTTGCATGATGAGCCCGAGTCCTACAATGAGCTGGGGCAGCCAACAACTTTCGGCATTCCATATCAGGCTGTTGCCCCGACCGATCATTACTACCAAGGCGATCCAACGCAGCGTGGTATTGCTACAACGGAAGCTGACCAGGGAGGTTGGGGGCGCGCAAAGCAGGATGCCCAAGGAGCTGCACAAATGGCAGCCAGTGGGCAGAAGGAAATCTTTGACACCAGCGCGATTGCGATGTTGTCCAAGTACATCGACCCGACCAGCAAGGTTATCAGCTACCTACCTGACTTCGTAGATACCCTTGATAAGCTCGGGCGCATGCTGTTTATGATCTACTGGGAAACCGACAAGTTCCAGAAGATGTACGGCGTTGACGAGCTCCCTGAGTTGATCGAGCTGATTAAGAATGTTTTCAAAAACCTGGGCGACCTGGTAGTCTTCTTGAAACGCAAATTCCCTGATGTCTCAATTAACGTAAACGAGCAAGACACAAGCGAGGGAGGATAATTTATGACTCAAGCATTTATCAACGGCTTCCTGAAAGAGGCGCAAGCGAATGGCTGCACTCTCGGTGAGGCACTTGACGTATTGAAATACGCCATGCAGACTGGTGCTTTTCAGACACCATCATTTTCGCCACCAAAGCCAGTGAATCCAAATCCTCCGATTGTGGACTCTATGCAACCTTCCAAGCTTTTCCCAATGCCGGGTAATAATCCTGGGGCATCCGGTGGACTAGGCGCGGCAGGTAGCCTCGGCTCAGGAGGCGGGCTTGGAAGCTTAGGTTCCGGGCAGGCGACCAGTTCGAATTTCGGTTTCAACATCAACCAGACCGGGTTGGGAGGCGTAAATAATTCAGTGAGCTCGGCCCCTCCAAGCTCCGTGAACAGCGTACTGAATAAGCCGGTGACTCCGGCCGCTGCCCCCGCACCAACAATGTAAGGAGTACCATGTCGTTTTACACAGCCCAATCCAAGTCATTCAAATTCCCAAGTATGCCAGATAATAAACCACGTACCAAGCGCGCGTTCGCGCTAGGGTTTGTTCGTGCGGTTGCCGCGTCCCCTCTTTCCGCAAATGAAAAGGTCGCATGGATGAAGTATGCCGCCGGAGCCATGCCGCCAGGAGGACCTCCTGGTGACGACGGTGGCGGAGAAGTCGATCCTGTTGCTGGCCCGGGGCCAGGGTTTGTCCCCGAAGGCGCGCCGGAAGAGCAACAGATCCAGCAGCTTTTGGAAGCCCTACCCGGCAATTCAGCAGAAGAGAAGCTTCATGCTGCAGTTGTTGCATTGCTGGAAGCACAGCAAGGTGGTGGCGGAGATGCCGGTGGCGTAGAAGATCCAGGTGGCGGTGTCGAAGGCCCCGGTGGACAGATCGACCCTGCACTGTTGCAACAGCTATTGTCACAAGGAGGCGGCCAAGCAGGCGGACCTCCAGGTGGTGGCCAAGCCGGAGGACCTCCTCCAGGTCCACCAACGCCTCCGCCAGGTAAACCTCCTGTCGGCGGACCGCAAGGCTAAGGACTTATGAGAGCGAGTGTTCCTACCAGAAGGTTAGGAACCCCGTTTCAACGTCCGGCATGGCGTTACGATGCCCTGCGAAACCCCGACAAGTACGGGTTTCGCAGTTTCTGTTCTCGGAAGGTTGACAACGCGGGCTGCCTACGCCGTCTTACGAAAAAAGGCCTGGACTGCCGGGTGAACTATGTCGTTCCCTCGTCAGTACAAACTCTTTCCCGTAGGCTTCCTGCCGTCTTAGCTGAACGGCTGTTGACTACCTGGAAGCGCGCATGGAAGAAACAGAGACTGCCGAAACTGACCATAGAAAATATCGAGCAGTATGAGAACCTGGTCAGTTGGAGTGGTAAGAAGTTGGACCGACTGCCAGACCCATGGTTGAAGAAGATTGTTGCTCATGTCACCAACTTGGAACATTCGGCAGATGTGGACGCCGCGCTGCGTCTTCATTTGAACGACGACTACGAGCAGATTAAACGCTATATTGGGCATTTGATCTTCGCGAAGGTACCAGACGCCGAAATCGCCAAAGAATGGAACTTCAGCCCTGGCACGATCACGGCGCTGCGGATGCTCTTCTTCGATTTCTCAGCGTTGCCTGCCAACCCTGTTGCGCAATGGGCGACACTCGTTCAGTGGGTAAACAACGGCGATATTAAGCCAGATGAATTTGCTCTGTACAAGCGTGTGCATGAGTTGGGTCCTCTTGGACTAAAGGCACAGGTAGCAGGAGCGTTTCTTGATGATGGTGAGAGGTTGACAGTCAGGGATTACCTGACCAAGACCGCGATGACCAACACGTTTAACGTACAATTTGCCACCAGGACGCCGCGTGACGCCCTGATCTACAATCGAGTTGTAGGTGACCTAGTACGTCTCGACCTACAACGTGAAGAAGTAAAAGTGCGCCAGCAGGAGCAGAGGCTGTTGGAGATGCAGGTACAGAAGATCAGCAAGGAGCTCAACGAAGGTAAGGTACAGGAAATGCAGTCAGAAGACCTCAAGCTTATTCAGAGTGCTATTTCCTCATTGGCTCGCCAGGATAATGAGCCTCGTTACAGGACGGTGTTTGATCTATCGAAGGTAAAATAGGATTGAACTCGTCGACTTGAACGAATAACATAATCGTAAGTGGATTTGACGCTATGCAAGACCCCAACAAACTGTTAAAGGCAGCTGTCGACGATATCGTACATTCGATAAACTCGGACAAGCTCCCGCCTCATGCGGCAGTCGTGAAGACCGCCCGTGACATGGACTTGAACGTCCACTTCATCAAACGTGCCTGTGAAGTCATCAACGTGGCACTGACCTACGAACATTTCCGTAAGAACGCGGCTGCTCGTGATGTTGATTTTCCAATCGTCGACGCCCAGAAGGTTAGCGCGGAGATTTTCCCGAACGCTGAGCCTACAATCAACGAGAAGAAGTCTCAGTGGTTTTCTGGCGCCATGGTTGAAGAGGAAGTACCGAATTTTCGCCGTGCGAAGCACGATGTCCAGCTGCAGGGGCAACTGGCAAAGCTATCGAATGTCCAGGAGGAAGTACGCAGGATGTCTGACCAGGGTATTTGCGAGAAGGCTGGCTTCGCGCGAATGAACATGGAGCAGCATTTGGACGACTGTCGCACTGAAGCTATCGGCGCGAAGCTCGCGGTAGCTAATAAATTCTCGAACCTTGTAAATCACTGGAGTAAGGAAGCCGCTGCTCGTACTCCGTTCGCCGAGTTCGAGTCGCAAGTATTTTCCAGGTATGGCGAAAACGCCATGCCGTATGTGGACCTGATGCACAAGGCCGCTGGTGGCACAGAACCGCGCGGGGAACATGACGCCAAGTATGTGGCGTTCGATGATGCTCCAGAAACTTTGCGCTTTGGAGAATTCCTCAAGGCAGCCGAAACGTTTGTAGAGGCAAACACTAAACTAGCTGAAGCCGCGACTGACTTAGCTGAGATCAACGTGAAACGTGCTACAGCTTATCAGGCATTGGCCGATCGCCGGCGCCAGGATGCTGCTGAGGAACCGTCAACCGATGAACCCGCTCCGGAGAAAGTTGCATCAGAGGAAGAAGAGACCGACCCTGTGATGCGTGCTGCAAAAATCAAGATCGCTGAGCGTGAAAAGACTGCAGCCGGTATCGCTGGTGGAATCCCTGGTGCGTTGTTTAGTGCTTTTGCTGACCAATATAAACGCGAAGCTACACCATCATCCGGAGGTTCAGGAGCTTCAGGAAATCTTGACCGTAAGTTACTCCTTCAGAACCTGATGGTGGCGGACCCCATTTTGAAGACCTATGAGCCTAAGCGTGTGACTGACGCGTACGAGCAGTTTATTCGCTTGGCCCCTGAGCTCTCTGGCGAGAAGGAAATTGTCCGTAGTCATCTACGTCAAATGGTCGCATCTCAGGCCATGACTGCTTTTGATGGTGCCCAGCTTATGGATGCTAACACCAAATTGCTCAAGCAAAAGCAAATGGAGACCGGTAAGCCGATCAAGGAGGAGAAGTAATCAATGAGCACAAAACTACGAGTCATCCAGAGTCATCAGAATGGGGACCTTTTTATTCGCTTCGCTCTAGAGGCGGACAGCCGGGATGTTGAATTGATGACGAAGTTTGGTGAGCCGGAAATTGAGGTAGGTGGTACCTTTTTCCAAGATGCAACCTTAGGCGCGCCGACCATAGCTGGCGGAGCAATTACGGTTGTACCAGTCGCCACCCCCGGTGCCAACTTTACATACAGTGCACAGAAAGCCATCACCTTCGGCACTACAGGAACATCCGGCAGTGGGGCTACTTTTGTGGCGGTATTGAATGGAAATGGCCAGCTCGCCTCCGTTACCGTCTCTGCTGGAGGAACAGGTTATTCCAACGACACGTTGGTGCGTATCCTCAGCGGTAGCCACGTCACCACCTACCCTTCACAAAAAGTGAAGCTCTTGTCGGGTTTTCCTTACACCCGTCGTATCAATACAATTGCTCCAGGCGATACGTCCTTGTCTGCTCTGGCTACGTTGTACGTAAATCAAATCGAGTCAAATGTCGCAGCCGCGCTCACTGCATTGCGTGCATTGGATACTACGACCACTGACTTAACCAGGGAAACTGTTTACCAGCCATAATTTATGACCTTGCCTTCGATGCCTGCAATCCCGTCAATGCCTTCCAAAGCGACCTTGTCGAAATTTTGGGATGCATACAAACCACAGCTAATTGGCGGTCTCGCCGGTGCAGGTTTGGGCGCTGCCTCTCTTGGCGGCGTTTCTGCGTTATCAAACGAGCCAGATGAAGAGACACGCTCTAACGACATGAAGCGCAACCTTCTTCTCGGAGGTGTGCTCGGTGGCGTTGGTGGTGTCGGTCTTGGCACAGCCTACCAACATGCGAATCAACCTGGTGGAGGAGCAGGATGGTTGGGGAGACTGCTAAACCGCGCTGAAGGATCACGTGCGCTTGCTGGTGCTGGTATTGCCACGGCCGGTCATGCAGTAGTTTCGCAGGCCCAAAACGCAGGCAGCACGGTGTTAGGGAAGACGATTTTTGGTAAAGGTGGCACCCAGGGAGGCAAGTCGATCGACGAGCTGCAAACAAAACTCAAAGAGCTCATCGACCTGCATTCTAAGCCTAATGGCGCAGCTCCTGCTGAGATTTTGAGCAGTGGTCGACAAAACGACATCCGGTCAATCATTGACCGTATGACCGCCAACCAGTCGACGCTAGGTCAATGGAGCCAGAAGCCACTGCTTCGTCGTTTGGGTCTGAATGTTGCGACGGGAGAGAGTGCTGTTGCTGACGCCTTGCGCTCTTTGCGTGGGAAAATGTTTGATGGTGGTGCAGGTCGGACTTCTGGTGAAGACGTTATCAAGCAGCTTCTGCAACAGCGAGCTAACCCAGGTACTACAGCATTTCCGTTTATTCAACAAGATGTGTTGGAGAATCAGCCGGCTGGTGCAATCATCAGAAATTCCAGACTGAAGAGCTTGCTCGGCCGTGCGAGCGTTGGTGCATTGGCTTACCCGGCCGCACACAAAATCAACGAGCTTTCAAAGCCGTCCTACTAATATGATTAAGTTCACGGCAAATACCGACTTCAACTTCGATATTTCGTCAGTCTCTATTGTCACAGAGAACAGCTCGTTAACAAAGCGAGCCTCGGCGAAAGAGCTGTTGAAGTTCGAGAAAACACCAGGTCAAACTGACCTGCACATCATTGCACTCGGTGCCTATGAAGGTACCGGGTTTAATCGCAATGGCGATGCGTTTCTCGAAGAGGATTGCCGTAAGAACCATCACATGTTCAAGGAGGCGGGACGCGCAGTCCACCGCCATCACAAGAATAAACCCAACGATCCTAAATACGGTACCATTAAGGCCTCAGCATATAACGAGGCAATGCGGCGCGTGGAGTTGATTGTTGGCCTCGACGACGATAAATGCTCAGACATCCTGGACGAGCAGGAAAAGAAAGGGCAGACTAGTTGGTCAATGGCGTCCAAGCAGGCGTATGACGTCTGTACCTGGTGTGGCCACAAAGCCAAGACTGACAAGGATCGTTGTGAGTGCATTCCCGGCAAAATCGGCGAGTTGAATAAGCAGGGCGTGATGTGTGGTATGATCAACCCTCACCCGAAATGGTTCGAGATATCGCACGTAGGGCGTGGCGCTGATCGTATTGGTTTGTCGTTAAAACTCGCCTCAGACCAACGCATCAAGCCGATGTTACCGTCTGATTACCTACAGCTTTATACAGGCTTCCAACCGCCTGAGGACGAGTTTATCATCTCAAAGAAGGCGACCGACAAGCGTGAGTTGCTTCGTAAGCTGGCGGAGATGGAGAAGCACGTGGAAGCTGTGGCACAAGGAAAAGGCAAGAATACTTCCAAGGACATGTTCCTTAAGCGACAGGCACGACTGAAGAAGTCTCCACCTATTGCTGATAAGGACATGGACGAATTGCGCAAACACGATCCAGATAAGGCGTTTCGTGGAATGGCTGACCACGGAGTGGTACTTGGCCCTGACGAATTTACGAAATACCTGTTCGGCAACCGTGCAAACGGTGAAGTTGCCTCAGGCATGAAAACACACCTTCCTGGTATCTTTTCCAAGTTAGAGGAAGAGGGCAACGCGGATGTTGTGAACAACGAAAAATTCGACCCTGCCTCAATGGACCTATTGCCAAAGGGGTTGAAAGATCTGGTGGCAAAGTTAGTCGATGGTCATTCTCTAAATGGTGAGCCTTCGGTTCGCCGGGTAATGCGTATTACGATTGAGCTAGGACCTAAAGGGGATGATACCGACTTGAAGGCTAAAGAGGCTCCTACCAAGAACCGGGCTGATGAAAAGCTGGCGGAAGTGTACGCTACTTATAAGTTGGCAGCGCTGCAACATATGCAGGAGCAAGGTAAGTTGACTGATGAGGTATTGTGGAACGTCCTCATTCAAAATAGATAACCATGAACAAAGAAGCATTTTTGAAGGAGGCGAGTCGAATTGGGGCTTATTTTGCGAGTGGAGCAATTCCTCGTGAATACAGTAACGACCATCCCGTCGGTTTGGGGCTTTTGGCTGGTGCACCTTATGCTGGCAGCATAGCCGCCAGTGTGGGCGCTGACGTAGGCGGAGGACTCGAAGCAAAAGAGAGCGATCCGTTTAAGCGATTGAACTCGGAGTCCTACGGACAGGCAGCGATGCGTCGCGGAGGTTCAGGTGTTAAGTTTGGTTTAGGTGCTGGACTTGTAACTGCCCTTCTCGGGGCAGGCCTTAACCGGTTCGCTGGGAGTTCTGATGCTCGGTCGATCGGTGATGGTCTAATGCTCGGAGGAGCGATGCTCCCGGCAGTCGCAGGTATCTCTGGCGGGCTATCAGGTGCTTATGATAAATTTGTAGCAAGTCACACCAGTGAAGACAGTCAGCGTGCCGCACGAAACATGAAGGCAGATCATCCGCTTTCTACGGCTTTGCCTTTTGGTGACATGGTTGGCTCCGCAGTCTACGGCGGAAAGAGAAGTAATACGAAACAAGCCAATGTCACAACGCACGATCCTTTCAGCAATGAATCCCCAAGCTTTCCAACGTTCTTTGGCAGCGACGAATTCGCAGGCCACCAAGCTAAGCGGCAAGCGGCACTCAAGCCTCTCCTAGCTTCGCCGTCTATGAAACAAAGACTTGGTTTGCTGCTGGCTGGTGGTCGTAAGAATTATCGCCATAAACAGTGGAAACCGCAGCCCGAAACCAGCTCCATGGCTGACCAGCTAAATGACTTGTACGCCCGTAACCAAATGCATCAGGCCGGAATACACCAACCTGATTCTCGTGGCAAACCGACTCCTGTAACTATGACTTCGCAAGATTCTACCGCTTTGAAACACCTGATGAGCCTTTATGCCTCAGGTGGAGAGTTTGATTTTAAGAAAAAGGCTGATTGTACAACCCACGATCCGAATACTCCCGAGTCTTTCGATAATAGCCAAAAGCCTATTGTCCTCAAGCGTCTTCGTGGACTATCAGATGAGCAGACTAAGGCCTGGGGCGAGCATGCTTGGTCTCTTTCTCGTGAAGGCAAGAGTGGACAGAAAGCGAAGTTTACCGTGGAAAAGAAGGCTTACGTTATGGGTTTCGTGAAAGCCGCCACAGCTGCTGGACTATCCACCGGGCAAGCCGTAGATCTGCTATATCGTGCCGGTAATCTACGCTGAAATAGCATTTTTCTATTTACATCGAAACCGGAAGTACGTAAGATTATTGGTATAAACGACAAGCAAAACTGTCAGGAGTAAAATGAACCCAATTCAAGAATTTCAAAAGCGCGCTGCAGCCGCCGGATTAACTCCGGAGCAGGTCGCTTCATATATCGAAGCCAATGGACTCGAGGCAAAGCTTGCTTCACCGACTCCGGCAGATTTTTTTGCTGCAGTCATCGCTGAGGCAAACGTAGAGAAGACTGCGGAAAGCCTGGCTTACACTGAAGGATTTTTGAGACAAGCCGCTGATCGTGGGCTGCCTGTCGAAGCTGCCGTTCAAGTCACCAAGAGCGCACTTGCTGCTACATTCCCTGCCATCAAAGTGGAAAAGCAAGCAGCGGCATCCGAAGTCGATCAGGAAAAGGTTGCCTACTTCGAGGGCATGTTTGAAAAGGGTGCTTCATTTGGTTTGGACCAGCAACAGACTGCACAACTCATTCAGAAGTTTGCAGCTGGAGGCGGCGGTATTCCAGGAATGGCTGGTGCAATAGGTCCTCGGGCTGCTCGTTTTATTGCCGGAGCCAACGGTGTTAAGGATCTCTCCGGAGCCGGTTCAATTTGGCAACGATTAGCGGGAGCCGTCCCAGGAGCCAAGAACGCTCTCGTCGACGGTGCAAAAAAGGTGCTTCCTATCGCAGCTGGTGCTGGAGTAGCAGGCGCAACAGGATACGGCGCGGCTGGAGGTTTTAGCGGCGGCGGAGGCCTCATAGAAAAGCTCCAAGACTGGATGACTGCAAATCCTGAGCTTGCTATGGGCCTTTCTGGTGCCGCGATCGGCGGAGGAGTCGGTGGACTTTCAGGCCTCCCAGGTGAGGAAGACCCTAATGACCCCTCAGCCAGTGAGAGTCACGTAGGTCGAAACGCTTTACTCGGCGCCCTCGCTGGCGGCGGGGCAGGAGCAGGCGCCGGACATTTTGCTCCGGACATGTTCAAGAGACTGGCATAATGCCAAGCTAGGACAACATCAACTAAACGGAGAATCAGTTATATGACCAAAACTGCAAAGAACAAAGAAGTCCTTGGACAGTTGCTGGACTTGGTAACCAAGCAGGCAAGTGCCCCGAAGCCAACCGCTACGGGTGTGCCAGGCAAGGAACCCAACAGCGGCGCTGTCAGCGAAAAGCATGACAAGGTAAATCAGAACGCTGTCGGTCCTGAGACCAATACACCCCAGCACCACGAGCAGAAACCTTCCACTGACGAGGCAAAGCCCACCGGTGGAGCGGCAAAGAAAGCTGAGGAAACCCCAGCAGCACCAGCATCCGAAGCTAATGTCTCCGTAGAGAAGCTCGGAAAGGATATTTTGGAGCTCGTTCAAAAGTTCGCTAATAACCCGGTTGCCACTGGCGTTCCTTCCAAGGATCCGCAGTGGAAGGCCGTCAGTGAGAAGCATGACACAGTCAATCAGAACGCCGTTGGCCCTGAGAGCAACAACCCTCAGGCCCACAGCCAGAAGCCGGCCACAGACTCTGCAGTGCCTGTCGCCCACGCCAAATCGGCTGAGGAACAAAAGGCCGAATCTGACAAGACGGCCTCTTTTGAGCTTGGCCGCCTATGGGGCGAGCTGGTTCTCAAGAAGGCTTATGATGAGCAGCTTGAGCAGGTAAAGGAAGCCGGTCGCCGCGACTTTGAGCTTCTTGTCTCTCACGCTGCAGAGCAGCTTGAGCAGGTAAAGGAAGCCGGTCGCCGCGACTTTGAGCTTCTTGTCTCTCACGCTGCAGAGCAGATGAAGCAGGCTTCGCGTAAGCCTATCGCTAAGGTGGCGTCGGAAGCTGAGGCCGAGAAACGCGCCGAGGCCGAAGGTGCCGCAGCGTTCCAGAACCTGTACAAAGAAGCTCAGATCGAGCAAGCTCTTGGTCAGGTGTTGGCTCAGAATGAAGCCCTGGCTGCTAAGATTGCTGAGTTCGAGAAGGCCGCTTCGATTAAGGAAGCTGAACACAAGGCTGCCCTTGCTGCAAAGCAGGCTGAACTTGATCGCCGTGAAGCGGAAGAGCGTGAGCAGCAGAAGTTCGCGGCCTTGGCCTCATTGATTGAGCAACGTATCGCTGATCGTCTTCGCAGTGAGATTATCGGCGGTAAGTAATAGCCGCACATGAGCGCCGAGGCATCCAACGCTCCAAAAGAGCAGCCAATTTCGGAGGATCTTCGAAAAGAAGCAGTGGATGCCTTGGCTCAACTGAAAGGCGCCGAACAGCACGATACGTTCGACTACTTTCGGTCACTACTAGCGTTCAAAAAACATGCAGCTGACCCAAGCGGATCTTAATTTGTTTCTGTCGAAGGTTGCGCAGTTTGTCAAGGTGGCAATTGCTCAACTTGATACGCGACAAGAGCAGTTGTTGGAGATGAAGAAAACGGCAGCAGCGGAAGCGTTCCGGAGAGAAGCTTATACTTCCTCTCTTGAAAAAGCTGCTCATGCGTTATATGACGCCGATTTCATCACCGACGAAACGGAACGCAAGAAGTTTTTGAGGAAGGCAGCCGAGGATCCCTCGTACCTGTCTTCTGTCATTGTGAAAGTATGCAATGCCGCTGATGTTGCCTTGGTCGGCACTACGGCGCGCGTAGCTGTTAGACAAAAGCAGGGAGAAGAGTTTGACCCTGTCAAGGCCAGAGCGTTTGGAGCTGACTATACAGGAAGCTTCAGTGGAGCGACTCTGGACGACCTGTAACAATTCAAACTCAAACAAAGGCTTAACAGCTTATGGCACTAAACATCAAAAAGGGTACAGCCCACAGCCTTCAGCAGTCCGACAAGATCGGTAATGCGAAGGCCGGTGAGGCAGTTGTAGCCGGCATGCTTGTTCACATTGACAGCAACGGCGACATCATCAAGGGCGTCAGCGGTTCCTCTGGAACTTTCGGCGTCGGCGACCTAATCGGGTTCGCAATTCAAACCCAGACCGACGGCGATGTCCTCGAGTCTGGAAAACTCGGCTATTACCAGTTGGACGGTAACTCGGTCATCGAGACCGACCAAGCCGCCGCTGCTATTACAGCCGGTAACTATCCTGTGGGTACAGCTTTGACTGGTAACGGCACTGCCGGTACCGTGAAGACTGCGGCCGCTGGAGACAAAGTCATTGGTTATGTGGAAGGTATTCGTACCCTCCCTGTCGAGGCCTCGCTCTCGCAGAACTACCAAAACGTAGCCGGAGCAACCAAGACCAACACAAGCTATCAGCAGACGACCAAGGCCTTCCTTGGCATCAAGCTGGCCAGCTAATCAATGAAAGGAGCGTAACACAATTATGGAAAAAATCGCTGACGTTAAAGTATTCAATGACACTTTCATTGAGATGGCCTCCGGTGAGCATGCTCGCCAGAAGGAAGCCGCAGTTTCTGCCCAGCAATTCACGCGCAATAAGCTTCGTGAAGAAAGCTTCGCAGAGAAGATCCTGACCCCGATCGACATCGCCAACGACGAGCTCGACAAGACTCAGGACCCAGAGTTTCATGTGAAGTGGTGCGATCGTGAACCCGATCAGGCACCTGCCGTGACGATTCCTCTCGGCGTCGTGCCGGATGGCTACCAGTTCAAGGGTACTCGTTACCCGGTGTACTTCAGCCGTCTGACCTCGCCGCTGTTCATGAAGGACATCGACAAGCTTCGTGGTTACACCTACGACATTCGTGGCATCTTGCTGGAAAACAGCACGAAGGACCTGGCTGCCGAAGTTGACACGAAGTTCATCGAGAAGGTCAACAGCGTGATCGGTCTTCGCGATACTGCGAATGCCCTGAACGCACTGTCCCTCCCTCAGTGGGCCTCGATCTCTGGCGGTATCAACCGCGCAAACCTGGTGGATGCCTTCAAGGTGATTACTCGCCTCAAGGTTCCATTTGGTCCGATGCAGCCTGATGGCAACGCCACCCGCGGTGTCATGCTCTGCAACAACGTCACCGGCATGGAGCTGCTCAAGATCGAGCGCACTGAAGCCGGTGGTGACCTCTCCGAGAAGATGTTCACGGAAGGTACTCCTCCTCCGACGATCCTTGGTGTGAAGACCATCTTCACCATCAAGCGCGATCTGATCCCTGACGGTACGATTTACTTCTTCTCCTCGGAAGAGTTCTTCGGCAAGTACTTCCGTCTGCAGCCGCTGACTGTGTTCATGGAGAACAAGGCGTTCTTCCTGCAGTTCTTCCAGTACATGAACATCGGTATGTCCATCGGCAACGTCCGTGGTGCGTGCCGCGTTGACTTCATCTAAGAAGTCTTCGTTCGCAGTTATCGGGGACCAGTCGAAAGGCTGGTCCCTTTTTGTTGTATTTGGGTCCGATTGTTGTTAGAATATTCCTATGCACCGAGAATCATTTTTGAATGGTTATGCTTCGGCGATCTTAGAAAAAATCGCCTTTGCCGTTGCCCCGGCTTGGGGTGGTCAGTCTTGGGTCACTAAGCGAAAGGCCGGTCTTCGTGGAGAAGCTGGGTACGACTATCTGTTAGGTACAGTGCCTGTTCCGTCCATTGGGGCGTCAATTGGAACAGACAATTTCAATGTAGGTTTTTCTGGTCCAATTCCTGGTATTAGCTTCGGCGATGGCGTACCTAAAGACTATTCCGGACGTGTGGAGCACCTCCCGAGAAGTTTGTGGAAAATTATAGCTGACGAGGCGAAACAAAGACAGAGGCACTAATATATGGCCACCGCGAAAATCACAGAGGGCGACATTCGCCGTTTCTTGTTGGATAAGCCGGAAGCCAACACCCTGATTTCAGGGGTTCGTTGGTCGCCTGAGGATATTGACAAGGCCTGTGTCGATGTCGTTGATGCCTACAACAGTATCCCGCCGCCCATCGGTTTTGTTTCCTCGGTAGAAACTTTCCCTTTCCGCTACTTATTGATTATAGGCGTGGCTGGGTATCTTCTTCGTGGTGCAGCTGTGAGCGAAGCATCCAACCAGTTAACTTACACCGCCGAAGGCGTTCAAGTGGCTGACCGCGATCGTGCGCAGATTTTTACAGAGCTAGGTAACAGCCTTTGGAAAGAATTCATAGACATGACCAAGCAGATTAAAATCAGCCAGAACGTGAATGCGCTACTTGGTTCAACAGGCTCTGAGTATGGCTGGGGACCGAACTACTAATCAGTTTACACCTCAACAAGTGGGAGTGCTTATGCTTCGAATTAAAAGCGGGGCAATCAAGGCTGCCATCGCCCGGGCAGCACCAAAGACACCGGCAGCGACTCAACAAGAACTACAGAAGTTGGTGAGTAAGAACCCACGGTTACAGAAATGGATGTCAGTGGCAAACGTCGGTATTTCCGACCTTGAAAGAATGCTCCGTCATGCAAGATAGTACCTTCCCTTTTGTGTCGGTAAAGATGGTGCAGACATACCGTCCTTTGGAGGTTGCCGTGCAATGGCAGCTTGACGCCGCCTTTCAAGATATTGGTCCGTTCAAATTTACCGTGCAAGTCACGGAAACTCCAGACTTCAGCGAGATCCTTTACAGCTTGCCTGCCGGTGAGAGTTTTTACGTCGTGGACGATAAAAAGCTGCGACAGGGGGCAATGGCTGATTTTTATTACCGTGTTCGGCTAGAGACCGGTAGCGCTCACATATACACTTCTCCCGCGATCGGTCATTGGGCCAACAGCGCAACTCGTCATGCTTTTTTAACTGCCAGGGAGATCACCCGTAGGGAGTTTGTTCGATATCGGTACACTGGACAAAAAGGCTGGGTGTTGAAGCGCCGGAACTACGGTGTGCAAGATCCAACTCTCCTGGACCCTATTACAGGTGTTCCGTTGACCGATCGCTCGGTTGACTTCGGAACAGGATTTGTAGGCGGATACTACCCTCCATTGAAAGTCACTTACAGCCGTGAGGCTGTCGAAAACTCAGCGCAGCTAAGCGAGCAGGGCTTTGGCACTAGTACCCAGGAAACACAACGCCATCGCTATGTTGGCTTCCCGGTGCTGGAACCAAACGATATCCTGGTGTCTGACTCAAACCAACGGTATCGCTACGTCAAAGTGAACACTACTTTCATGCCAGGAACGGATATGATCTTGCTGCAGAACTGTGAGTGTATCCTGCTTCCTCCGACTGACCCAATCTACAAGATTGAAATCCCATTAGAGCCATGAACGATATCCTGGCAGTTGAACAACAGCAGGCATGTGCCGCAGCCACTCCGTTGGTCTCTATGAGTCCGTGGATTGTGCAAGGGATCATTTACGAGCTAATCACAGGCTTTTTCACCAGAAATACTCCGGAGTCTTTGGGCTATCCACTACCTATCACCTATGACCCAGACAAGCTGAAGTCAGGTATCTACGTGGATATTGCTTACAACTACAACGCCGCCGCAGCAAATAAGCGCCCCTCAATTTTCATTTCCCGTGGAGACTGTGATATTGGCGGGAAGACTATGGGGCATACGGTCGAAGGCGGCTCCATTGCCGACTCAACTGCGGCGAGGTTGTTGCTCAACACCGTGCCCATCAATGTAGCTGTTATTGCCTCTCCCATTATGATGGTTGAGCTATTGGCGGATTACACGAAGCAGGCGTTCATCAGCTTCCAGCAGGAGATACAAAGGGACTTTAGATTTCGTCGGTTCCGTCTACGAGAGGTATCTAAACCGCAGATTTATGTTGAAGCTAAAGAGTATTTCGTCGTAAACTTATCAATAGAAGTGGTCTATGACGAAGGCTGGATACTCCGCCGCGACGACCTTAAGCTGAAAACCGTAAGTATGGCAATATTTGACGCGCTTGATACGCAACTCCGGCTGGCCTAGAAAAGCGTTGCCTTACGAAAATGGATTTCATACAATTGAATAAGAACCAGAAGACAGCAGGAGACAAACTTTATGGCATACACCGTCCCACGAGTACTAATTGAGCAAGCTTTCACCGCCGCTCCGATTTTCGCCAACAACCCGTTGGCCGCATTCATTTTCGGTCCGAACTACCGACCACTACGCTACACCGAGGCGAGCGAAAAGAGCTGGACCTTCCTGGGCAACTATGACGCTTCTGCTGGTATCGCCCTGACAGGCTATCCCTGGATCGCCAGCCACGCAGGTAGCGTCGTTGACAACTCCAAGAACACTGACGGTACTTGGGCGCATTTGACCGCTTATGTGGAAGATGCCTTTGCCCTGTACTTCTCCCCGACCTTTCTGGTAAAGGGCACGTTGACTCCGGTGGCAGGTGCTAGCACCATTACCGTTGCCACCAACTCTCCAAACGTAACTGGTGTCGGAACAAACTTTCAAACGGTGTTGTCGATCGGAAGTTCTGTGTATGATAACTCTGGTACGTTCGTTGGTACAGTCGCAACTGTGACCAGTGACACTGCTGCCACATTGACTGCCAATGCCGCTGTCGCAATTTCTGGCGCTGCCTGGAAGTACGCAACCCCGCATTCGGCCACTGCGATTCAGTCTTCGGTGGCTGGTCGTTATTATGCCAATCAAGTGAAGGCCACGAGCTTGAACTTTGCTCCTGGTGTAAACCCTGTGACTGGTGCTGTTTATACCCGTTCGACTTACTTCTCTGCCCGCGACGTGCAAGTTGGCGATTGGGTGGCAGTGACAGGTCGCTCAAACGGTGGTGGCTCGGATTCAGCTGCGCCTATCGTCACAGTATTTGCACAGATCACTGCCGTGCAGGCTGACGCAAATGGGCAGTACAACATCCTTCAGACCGCACAACGTATTTTCGACGTTTCCCGTACCAACGGTGGAACGTCAACAACGCTGCTTAACCCAGGCTCCACCCTGGCCCCAGCCATCAACTTGTATCTCCGTAAGTCCACAGTGATGCCTAGTGGGTTTATCCTGTCTGGTACTACGACGACCACGGTGGGTGTAAACGCTGCCGCAGCCGCAAACAATGTTTCCAAGCTGTACGATTCCGCGCTTGTGGACGCAGGTAACACCCCAGTCGCATTGACAATCGGTCTGCCGGCTTCTGGTGCGGCCTCTTATGTGCCAGCCCGCGTGTACGTTTCGTACCGTGTGCTGCGTACTGACAACGCCAGCTCAATTCAGTCCTTGAACGACCCGTCGCTGGTTGAAGCGACCCTTGGAGTGGTAAGCCCTGAGAACCCGCTAGCTGAAGGCGTGTACGACGCCTTGTTGAACGCTTCAGGTACGAATGTGTATTACATGGCTGTACCCACGGATGATCTGGCAGGGTATAATGCCGTGCTCGAGCAAGCCAAGCGCCTTGACACGATTTATGGTCTCGTCCCTTTGACTTTTGATACGACTGTCATTACCGCCGTTAAATCGCATGTTGAGACGATGAGCACTGCGGCGGAAGCCAAGTGGCGTAAAGCCTGGATCTGTCTGCAGCCGGTTACTTTTGGTGTATTGGCCGGTTATGACCGCGCTGCCTCTGGAATTAACTGGACGACCGGTACGTCGACTGCTGACCCAGAGACAAATACTGCTGGTGTCTTTGTAACCATTGCTCCTGCAAGTGGCAGCAACGACCCGTCACTGATCTCGAACGCCGTTCGCGCAGGTGACACCTTGCGTGTATTCGCTGATGGTACGACGACCAGTGCTTATGCGGACTACACTATTTCTGCCGTTCGCTCACAAAATGAGCTTGTGACTTCCACGGCCGTCACCGGATCAGGTACTCGTGCGATCCAAATTCTCCGTTCGTACACCAATGATGAGCAGGTTGCTGCTCTTGGTGCCGCCACGGGTAACAGTCGTCGTGTGAATGCGGTATTCCCGCACATCGCAAAAACGGCCGGTGTCGACAAGGCCGGGTATTTCGTGGCTGCTGCACTCGCAGGTTTGCGCGCCGGTTCTCTCCCTCATGCCCCGTTGACCAATTCTGAGATCCTCGGGTTCGATGACTTCACGACAACGTTGGTGACCTTCACCCCGACACAGTTGAACAACCTGGCGGCCTATGGCTACTGGATTGTTACACAGGACGTAGCTGGAGGCGTACCTTACGTACGTCATCAGCTCACCACGCTGGGCTACAATGATGTCGGTGACGATCCGAAGTACTCTGAGGATTCGATCACCACAAATCTCGACAGCATCAGCTATGCACTGCAGCGCGCGCTGTCACCTTACATTGGCCGTTACAACCTGAACAACGGTACACTCTTGTTGGTCGAAACTGCAATTCGACGCCAGCTGAGCCTCCAGATGTCTGAGTCGAGCAACTCAGCCGCTGGCGCACAGCTGCTTGGTTTCTCTATCGTGTCGATCGGCAAGAGCCCTGTCTTCAAAGATAAGATGGTGGCTGTAGTGACGGTCGATCTGCCGTTCCCGCTGAACGGAGTAACACTCACCTTGGTTGTCCCATAATGAGAATAGTGGTGGCGGGAGACGCTCGTCGGTCTCCCCAAGTCCTTTTGGACACTACAGAAGCCGTAGGGTTGTTAATTGAACAGAATGGACAACCCTCGGTAGTCTTCCATCTACTGCCTGACGGTAGTGGATGGGTGCGCTACACCAAGCACGAGGATAAGAATTTCGACGACGTAGTAAGACAATTAGGGTTACAAAAATAGGAACAAACATGGCAACCACCGATACCACCAACACCACAGAGATCTTTGGCCGTAGAATGGCGAAAACAGTCAGCCCGATTACGGCTGACATGTGCACCATTGTCTGGTCAGGCCCTTCCGGGGGGAAAACCACGGCGCCAGAAAAAGTAATTCTGGGCGTCACAAACATCAACATTTCATACCAGCAGCAAGTCGTTCGCCGACGCACTTTGGCTGCACCATCAGGATCGCCGATCGCGGTGATCTACCCAACACAGCCTGTGGGATCGATCCAGATCCAGCGACTGTACGCGGATTTGAGCAGCCAAGTGGATCCGAACCAGACGAAGTCCTCCACTACAGGATTCCACGATATCTTTGATTTGGCCGGCTGGAATGTTTGCCGAGGAACGGCGGAGCTTACAATCAACTTCCGTGGGTCTTCGGCCTACGATGGTTGTGCTGTTGGCGCCCCTGGTTATCGTGCGACCGGCGCGATCGTTACCAGCTATAACATCTCCGCTGAGGCTGAGGGGCTCACTGTTGTGGACAACGTGTCCATCGAATTCTTGCAGCTGTTCCGCGTTGATGTGCCGCCTGGTAAGTAACAGGCAGGCTGCGTTGTAACCTACTTGTCAGTTGTCGGGGTGCCCGGGTTGTTGTACACTACAATGAACCGGGCACCTTTCTTTTATGGCCAACTACCGTCTAGACCGTTTGGTTGCAGAGAACAATCAGTTCTTTTTCGCAACTGTAGTTTCTTCAGACGCTGCAACGTACAGTGTACAGCTTGCACCTACCAGCAATAAACTCCCTTCGCTGCTTTCCGGCATACCGCTCTCCTCGCTTACAGCTGGTATGCTTGGCGTGAAGGAGTGTGTTTTACCTCAGCCTGGGTGCACAGTATTTTGTTTCCGGAGTGACGCGTTTACCGGTTTGATCCTCGGGATTGTACCGGAAACCGAGACGTTCAATAAAGCCTCCGACCTCCCGGCCCGTACTTTGATCGGTGCTGGAGACGGCAAGTCGTGCGAGAACAATACCCAAGGGTACGGCCCGACAATTAGCGTGTCCAAGTTGAACATGCAGAACGCAGGGCGACCGACTGACGTAGTTGATGGCGAGTATGTACTGGCTAATGACTTCGGCGTACTTCTCGGGTTGTACCAACAGTTCGCTACGCTAAAGGCTTCGGAGCTGGCTCAGGTGCAGGCTTTCTTGCTTGATGACCTGGTACGTATTGTTGGGCACAACTTTGAACAGTTTACTTGCATGGGGAGCAACAAAGTCTATCAGGACGGAGCTACTCTAAATCAGGAGGTAAACCTGACTCACGATCCAGCAGAAGCTTCTGGTCGTCCAAACATCACTGGTAAGACAGTAGACCCAGTGATTAAGTTAACAGGAGAGACCTCGGTGGATGATTCGAAGGACTTCTTTGAGTTAGCTAACGAACGACAGCTTCCAATTGACCGCCTAAAGGGGTTTGTTGGCGCATTGGGTGACTTTCTACACCTCGTCTTTTCAAGGCCGGCTGACGGGCAACTCCGTGCGTTAGATGGCAAAGCTACAGGCGTCTTCGATCGTGGGTTGGCAAGCGTCAAGATGGGGATGGATGGTAGCATGGCCTTTCGCAGCCTCGGTGGTATTGCTTTGGAGAAAACAAATTGGATCCGCGTCCCACAACGAATCAAGGCCGTAGAAGAACCGTGGGCGAAGTCGGGTCCTCCACCGGCTCCGATAAAAGGGTTTACGTTTGACTCTTCTGTGCAGGCACAGAGTCAGCCGTTCTTGCACTTCTTACAACTTCGTGACTACCTTGCATTGACACTGGAAGGGCAGGCCTACGAAAGGTTTACCGCCTCCGAGCAATTTGAGCTTAACAACGACCCGAAGAAAGAAACCCTTCTCGGTGAGAATACCCCTCTTACACCAGAACGCATTGGTAACTTTTATCCAAAGACGTCAGGCGCGTATTTAATGCCCAATGGTGGCATTGTATTCCGTGATGCTTGGGGTTCGGCCTTGGTGATGGAGGGTGGCAACATTTATCTGCAGCCTGCGAAGGATCTGGTAATGCAGCCTCTGCGGAATTTGATCGGTAAGGTCGGTCAGTTCACCAGCATTGCCGCACAGAAAGATATCGACCTATCCTCTTCTACCGGTGGGTTTAGGCTCAAGACGGACAAGGCACAATACCTGTATAGTGCTTCTTCTGGAATCGTTCTGCATTCCGGCTCTTCTTCAGCGGCCGAGTACTCACCAAAAGATGCCGCGATCACTGATGTCGGAGGTATCGTGTTACATGCGCCAAACTCCGGGTTGGTAACGCGCTCGTTGCACTCACTATTCAAGACCGAAGCAAACACCGTTATCAAATCAGGCCTGTGCATGATTGATGCAGATTCCAGGGTATTGCTGCGTAGCGGCGATGGCTTCGATGCGTTTACTTCTGGAGACATGTTGTTCTCGGCCGGCAAAAACCTTATCGGTTTTACGGAGGGAACGGCAATATTTGTGGGGCTAGGAAATACCGCTGTCGGCATTCAGAAACAAACCATCGGTATTAGCCCATTTGGAGCAGTGGAGGGTGTGTTTGAAAAAGACACCTTTGATGAGTGGAAGCAAAAGGCGTCAGAGCTGGCCAGTAACGATTTCCAGACCTTCTCCTTTGGTTACCGTGAGGACACTTCTTTTGACGACCTCAAATTCCGTTTCCTTCCTTCCCAGGCTTATAACTTGAGTGAGCGGGAAGACGTCATCCCGCAAACGCTTGCGCAGCAGGAAGATAGTAAGTTCAATAATCTTGGACTGGCTGTGTGGGAGGAAAAGGGTGTAAACGATACGATGCCATATCCTGGCGCTGATTTACCTAACATGTACGCGACTGCAACCCTCGCGAATTTGCAGTTTGACCCAGACTTGCAAGGCACATACAATAAAGCGGTCGAACACACAGCTATCGGAAAAATCGATTTTGCAAACGTGTTCACAGAATACCGTGCTTATGCCTGAAACACACATTGATGAAACAGAAGTCCCTGCGCCGACAATTGACCTGGACAAGCGCCCACCAGTTGAGGTGACTGACCGGCAGAAGGAAGAGTTCTTTAAGGCTTTCTTGGCTGACCGTCCTTACGAAGAGGAGTTCAGCTTACTTAATGGAAACTATCGTATCCGACTTAAGTCGTTGACCATGAAGGAGAACAACGACTTACTTACCCAAATCTCGTTTGACCGGGAGAAGGGACGTATCGAAGGCGTTAATGACTATTATTTTTCTCGTGTTGCCCATTATCGTCTTGGGCTGGCTTTGGTTAACGTTGGAGACCAACCTTTCGCACCGGAAATAACCTCAGCCTCGGTACCAGCAAATAAAGAAACAGGTGAGTCCTACGTCTCACGTCGCGCTGACGTTTTCTCCAGCTGGTCTATGGTAAAGATGGCTGCTGTACAGGCGTCTTTGCAAGAGTTCGATCAACGAGTCCTGGTGTTGGTTGATGCCGTGTCGAACCCGGATTTTTGGAAAGCCGCCGCATAGTTTTGCTGACAGAGGGTTTCCTCTGCGGTTGGCTGACCTTTGATTCGAAAACACCCCTATCCTCATTAAGGGAAGAGTATCTTCTTTCCATCATGGAGCGGAAGCTTCTGGTCGAGTCTGACCGCATGAAGTTGTCCGCTGTTTCATCCCTAGTCGGCGGGAATCCTTCACGCCAAGGTGTTCTAGCCTTGACGAAAGACCTCAAGCAGCATATGGAATTGGCGTTGCCATATATGGCTGAAAAAACTAAGATAGGGAATAGCCAAGGTAAGCCGAAAGCGAACGACTTTGCCTTCTGGCGGGAGGTTCTAGCGAAGACGCGAGCGGAAGTGGACGCAGCTGACAACGCTGTCCTTATCCCGGTAGAGCCTCAAGCTATAGACTAATATCATGCCATACAACTCCTACGATCCGTATCAAGCAAACAGGGTCTGGTCCCCCATGCTGTCGCCCGGCCTCGGCACAGGCAACCCGTTTCTTGACATCGCCGGCAGCTTGCTTGCGGGTCAAGGGATATTCCCTCAGCCTCAAGGCACCAACTCGGTAATGGACATGATGATGATCCGTAGTAGAAATATGGATCAGCACTATATCATGAAGCGGGCGCTGGCCTCAAGTCAGCTGGCTGCCCGCATGGGAGGCATCAATACTGACAGCCCCTTCTACCAGGCGCTGTATCCGTTTGCGGCGATGCCTGACAGTCCTCTGTGGTCGGTGATGAGCCCATTGATCGGAGGCAATCCAGTTAAGGCACAGATGGGGCTATATGCGGACCTCAACGGACAAACCTTGGCCTCTCTCGGGCGACTTGGATCCACGACGGCCCTTGAAACGGACCGGATGATGGATCAACTGCAGGGTAAGTTTTATCGACGTGCAGACTTTGGACGATATGTGGGGAGCGTGGCGGACCCATTGCGACGAGCCTTTGGTGATTCGGGGTTTGAGAGGTTGAATGGCGACTGGTCGATGAACACTATTCGCGGGTTGGAGGGCGTCGGTGCGACTCGCGTTAATCGGGACATGGGTAGTTTATTGGAATCCTCGTTGGGTCGTATCCAGAGAGTCCGGGATAACACCGACATGAAGGACGACGCAAAAAGCGCAGAGATCGCCAAGATCCGAGAAGAGGCCAAGGCCGCGGCTGATTCGTTTTTGTCGTCTGTGAGTAGCACGGAGGCCCAGCAGAAAATGGGTAAAGGCTTCGCTGACGCCCTTCAATCAGACAACGCCAAAACTGCACTGAAGGAATTTAAGGACGCTTGGAAGGGTGATATCCAGGATGCCTTCCGTATGGCTGAGCGTGGCGTGGAGTTCAAATCAGGCAAGGTACCAGGCGCTATTGACTATCGATTTACCCGTGGGTTCAACATTGAAGATTTGACTGGGGCCTTTGGTCGTGCCGCATCGGCCGGGTTGGTGGGAACAAATACAGGACTGAACCTGGCAGGGTTTTCCTCTTCGAGTGTGGGGGCATTGGATGCTGCTCGTGGGTTGTTTGGTCGGGATCTCTCCGGTCGAGAATTGACGGAGGAGATAAACAAATTGATCGGCATCGGAAGCGTCAACATGGCAGACGAAGGTGACGCCCGAAAGCTGGAGGAGATGCTCAGAAACGTCAAGGCGATGGCTCGTGTTGCTGGCGTGAGCATCGAGTCCATGAAAACCATCATCGGGGAAGCAAAAGGACTGGCTGCGCAGAACCCGAATTTGCCTATTGGAATGGGTGGTTTTACGGCCGCACAGATCGCGACGCAGGCCATGGGAGATACGACAGCGGCGCTTTCTTACATGGACCCGAAGTTGGTCCGAGCGTTGGGAGGGCCAGTAGGGGTTACCTCCGGCCGAGTAGCGGCATTAACCCAAGGTGCTGGCGAGCCTACTTCCCGTATCTTAGGTGCACTGCACTATCATGCCACTCAGGTTGGCGGTCCAGATTCTGCGGCGGCGAAAGCGATCCGGGACTATGCACAAAATGGTGATACCACCGCGATTGGACTTAACACTTTCCTCAAGAGGATCTCTCCGTCCTTGAACATGTCGGAGTACCAGGCGCTAAGCTTCGCGCAAACTAACCCGTTGTTGTCGAACCTAGGATTGGAGCAAGCTCCTGAAATTGGTCGTGCCGGCGTTAACGCAATGAAGAAGACGATGTTGCGTGAATGGGACAGATACACAGGAGGCACAGTAGGCTTTGGAGAGGAGTTGCTGAAGGCTGGTCTTGACCCGCGGTATCATAGCATGTCAGACGAACAGATCATCGCAGACGTGCAGAGCCGGCTGGCCCGCCCGCTCACTAATCAGCAAAAGTCCCAGTTACTCTCAGTTGTCCACCGGTCAAAGCAAAAGAAGGATAACGGAGAAGGGCTGATGAATATTTCGGATGTCGTCGCAACGGCGCATATGCCGGATCGTCGAGGCACTGCACAGAAGTTGTCGATGCTCAGCTATGACGTGGAGTTCGCTCGGCAATATAACCCACAAGCTAGGAGTGCCCATCGTCGGATCGAAGAGACTCGTAAGACCTCGGCTAGGTTGGAGGCTTTTCATGCCGCGAGCTTGGCGGAGGTGAACGCACCCATCCTTCAACGTCTTGTACAGTCTGGCATTGATGGCTCTTTGGCTGCTGGCGACTTCGCTGAGCTGCGGCGCTTGTTCAGTGGCGGTACAGCGGCGACGTCTTACATGGCGGGAGTCAAGAATCTGGCGGATGCAGACGCCCTGTACCGCGCCTTGCCTGAAGCCAAATTTGATGAAGCCGGTAAGCTGATCGGTGGAGGCTCGGAAGCTGACCTCCAGAAAATACTCAAGACCCTCTACCCATCAATCGACCTGGACGGCCTGGGTAAGGCGGAGAAGGTGATGGGGCGAAAGGACCTGGGAAGAGTTGGTGCGTTATTTAACGCCTCCAGGCAGATAAGCACAACATTGCAGTCAGGAGGTATCACAACGTACGGTGAGCTGGAAGACTACCTTGGCCGACAGCATAACGTCCCTTCGGCAATCGCAGAGCTCGCAGCGCTGAAAAAATCCCCAGCTAATAAGAAGCTGTCTGCTGAAGAGTTGAAGCAAATTGCCGCAAGGATTTCTGGTAGTGTTGACAAGACTGATATCGGGGCGATTGTCGGGAAATACAGCGGAAAGGGGATCGGGTTGGATGTGCTTCGTCGTGCAGGTCAGGACTACGGTGTATTCGATCCAGAAGGTCAATACTCAGGCGACTTTAAGTTGCGTAACATGGTGCAGTTCGGAATCACTAGCACCAGGTTTGCAGCAAGAACCTTAGCCGGTCGCGAGCAAGGAAATCGCTTGTTGTCGGAAATGGAGGCTTTTAGCGGTGAGGACGATGATGCGAGCTTCAAGGCGTTGCAGCGTATCTATAAGGGGGAAATCGATTTCAGCGAGGCAGGTGTCGGGAAATATACTTCGCGCTTAAATATTGATACCATCATGGGTATCGCAGACGCTGACCCCAATGAGGCTGTAGGTCTTGCAAAGTCGGCGCTTAGTCAGGCTGGGTTGAACCCAGCCGACCACGCAAAGCTGTTGGCTGCTGCTAAACAACTCCGCAGCTTTGATTCAGAAAAGGTACTGAAAGGCAGTAAGCGAGTTACTCACGAAGATCTGTACCGTGCAGCTCGAGCCAGTAAAATTTCCAAGGCGCGCAGTGAGTTTCTTGCACCGTATTACCAGGAAGCCGGCGAGAACGCCTGGGATCAGATGCTCATGGATCCGGAAGTATCCGGGACAATGCACGCACGGCTTAGCAAAATAAAGGCTACGCTGATGGGCGGTCGTGGTGACTTGAGCGTTTTGTCCGAAGGTTTTAAGAAATCGCCAGAGATGCGTCGCCAGCTCGAGGCCCTCCTTTCTGAGGATGGCTCTGCCGACGGAAACAACGGTGGGCGCAATCAGGCTTTGTTTGATCGCTATCTTGGACAGTTCGAAGAAGCCAAGAAAGGCCTCGATAGCTCACAGGCGGACGGTCGACCAGTCAACCCGCTGGCCATGTTAGACATCAAGGGGATTATCACCGCAATCAGCAATCTAACCTCAGCAGTCACTTCGGCCTCAAAGAATCCGTAATCATATGGCTACGATTTATCGTTATTCAGACAGCACGGCTGGAGGGTCACAGGAAGTCTTCAAGGGAGGCATCCAAGTGCTCACCGCCGTCAAGATACCGTTCTTGGACGCGCTACTGGCGCCAAGCAGCCTGGCCATCGTGACGGAAGTCAGCATGCAAAACTCGGAAACGATCCAGTTCTTCATGACGTTCGACGACGTGATCAGCTGGTTCTACTTTGGCAAAGGCATGGGGCAAATGTCGGTACGCGGGCTATTGCTCACCAACGAGGAGGGTACTCCAGGGTTGCCGGTATTGCTGCAAGATGTAATGAAAGTAACCAGAGGAAAGGCTGTACAAGTTTCCATGGGTAACGCTGTATTCCGCTGTGTGATGACCGGTTTTAACCTCAACATGTCTCAGGATCCGTCCCCCGTGGTGGAGTTCACTCTAAATCTCAGCATCGTCGGACACAACCTTCCAACGAGAGAGAAGCAAAACGTACCTTGCGATTACAACCCCAGGTTTGACGACGTCATTTAATTATGCTCAACCAGTTTCGTTCCATAGCGTTGAATACGTCGCCATCGACGTTGTCTATGCCATATACGGCGTACAACACACATATCGCGCCTGAGTATTCCCCGATAGTGCTACCTTTGGATTTGGCGGAAGTGTATGGCATCTTTTACCCATCTTCAAATTTCGTAGCCAAGTTACAACTCACTCATGCCTATATGGCCTTGATAGCTGGTTGTGGGTTGGAAGAAGCCATCACGGCCCTTGACCCTCGGGTGACCTACGACCTGCAAGGATCCAAGACCTTTATTACTCCAAGAGCCATCTCGGTGGGCGTCCCAACAACTACAGAAGCACAGGATCCGGCGATTGCATTACGTGTGTTTAATTATGAGTATTTGCCTGCGTGGCTTGACTCACGTATTGTGCGGTCTGTGAGCATCGAGCAGCAAACAAACACGAACAACATCAGGGTGTACGAGAATGCGTCTCAAATAGGCTCGCAGAGTACCTTGTCGTTTTCAGGTGGTCTTTCCAATGTGATCACGGTCCCCAACCCGGATAACGCCGCTAACAAGCTCTTTGACTTTAATATCAAGCATCCGACCTCGCCTGCATTTACGGCAACGTCAGGTAAGAAATGGACGGTGACGTTTACCATTCCAGCCTTGGACTTGATCTCCCGACAGCTGGCGGTCTGTAAGTCAAAGCTCGGTGCGATAAACAGCGTGTTATCAAAGTACTCTTCTGTACCGAATGCTCAGTCATACGACAAGCTATGGGCCACTCACTTCAATGACAATTTCCGACTAGCGGGGTTGTTTATCGGATTGATCTACCGGATGAACGCGCTTAAAGGATAACTATGTCGATGATACAAAACGATGTTCAAGTGCAGGTTGTCAGCGACCGCAGCCCTGAGATGCAGGTCTTTGCAGCCTCCGGCAATGACATCGAGAATCTTCTTCCGACCGGCATTGTTATCCGTTACGGGCTGAACACCATCCCCACAGCAGTATTGGATCTGACTCCACAGGATTTGGACTTAGCTTGCGATATCGAGCGATGGCGTCGTACACCGGTAAAAGTCTCGGTAACTTCCCGACATGGATGTATTACCTTCCGCGGGTTGGTAGACGGACTTTCCCTGTCGCAGTCAATCGGAGATATGCGCATGCAGTTGGTGCTTAAGCACCCATTTCAACTGCTGGCTGAGATCAATCCAAAGTTGTTAGGTTACCACCCGGCTGGTGTAGATTTCACCAGACGTGTAGAGGCCTTGCAGGTGGAAATGAACGATTCCACCATGCTGATGATTCGCTATGCCATCGGTGAGCAAGTTCAGGTGGATTTGGACAAGCCTTTGTTCGAAGGTATCATTGCCATTTTGAAAGCTATTGTAAAGTCACAGCTACAGTGGCAGTTGACTCAGGCGCGAGACGGACGGTCGGCCGAGGCCGCCGTTAAGGCAGCGGAAGGTATTCGGGAGAAACATCTCAAGGTTGCAGAGACACTGCTGAATTCCATTGACACCTCGTTTGTACCGACTAATCTTACGTTGGCTGACTTCCACGCTCTTAATTTTGTGCTGGAAAGTATTTGTGAGACCCGTTCGAACCTGTACGATATCCTGTTGTCGTTGCTTGAGACCGTGGGTTGCGGGTTGGTGATCGCCGGCACCAAGGCGTTCATTGTGCCGAATTCCGGGTTTCTTCAACAAACCCACCTGGCAGAGATCGGCGTTAGAGAGATCTCGAAGGTTCCTAACATCTTATATCCAGCTCAATACAATAGCGTGTCGTTCAGTGACAACGGATACCGAGACATCGGTGGCGTGTATATCATGTCGGATGACCGTAATATCCTTGCGGTCGACGGGTTTTATCGCGACGAGAAGACGGGAGGTACCGGTGGCATTACGGGTGAAGTGATGCCTTATGTCATCTCGTTCAACAACGCAGCACTCAAAGCCGCAGGTCTCTCGGAGGTCTCTCGTGGAGTGGACGATGCAAAGAGATCCAATTCGGAGCCCGCTACACCCGCTAGCGCTTCGACCGAAAAAGACCAGCATGCTGCAGTTACGAAAACAGCAGAGCAAGAGCAAAAAGAGGCAAGTGATTCCGCGAAAGAAGTTAATGCGACTGAGCAGAAGAACTTGGACGCCATGTACAAGTTCGCAGACCAATGGGCGCAACTGCGTTATTGTCAGCTCAAATACACAGACCGCATGGGCGGGATCGGTATGCTGTTTAACCCGAACTGTTCACCCGGAGCAATTGGTACGATTTACTTACGCGCTCCTGGCGTGTACATCGATTATTTCGTGACCGAGGTTTCCCATGAGATTCGTCTTGGTGTTCCCGACCATGGGTCCGCGACCACCAATATTGGATTCAACTGTGGGCGTATGGGAATGTACCAATCGGCTCCCTTGTCCACAGGTCTTCCGAAGCTGGATTTGTTTGATGGCTTTGATGCCACAAAGTCTGCTAAAGTAGCAGCAGCATTTGTGAAGGACATTCAATGAAAAATCCGAAGGTCGACCAGTTACTTACTGAGCATAAAAGGCTTATCGAGTCCGAAGCCGCACGCTATGCCAAATTCGTGCCAGTGCATGTGGTGTTGGCAGAAGCGTATAAACTGGCGCGTGAGGCCGCAGAGTCTTTCGACCCAGCTTCCGGTAATAAGTTTAGTACGCATCTCGTAAACTCATTGAAGAAACTTAGCCGTACTTCCACCAAGTATGGAGGCATTTTACGAGTCCCGGAAAACAAGCAGTTCAAGATTCACAGGCTGAACCAAGCCGAAGAAGAGCTCCGTAACGAACTTGGGCGTTCCCCTTCTTTGGCAGAAGTGTCGCAGGCGACCGGGATGAGTGTAGGAGAAATTTCCGGGCTAAAGCAGGCACGCAAAAGAGAAGTCAACGTGTCCAACCTGGCCTTCTCCCCCGTGTTCATTGAAGGTAATAATGACGACTGGGTGCATTTCGTTTATTTTGATCTGCCGCAGCGGGATAAGGTGATCATGGAGCACAAGATCGGGTTTGGCGGAAAACCGATCTTGTCGAACGATGAGCTAGCAGCGATGCTCAACACGTCACCTTCAACGATTTCCAACCGCGTCAAAATAATCACTGCGCGCATTGAGGAAGGATGGAAGGGCTGATGAGAGGCGAGAATGTTATTACAGCGATTCAGGATTGGACGATGGAGGCCGGCACCAGACGCGTCGACCGTCCTTGGTGCTTGTTCGGACTAGACCTGCCGATCACACAGGCTAATCTAGCGAAGTTGTTCGACCGACAGGAAATAGGCGAAGAGTACAAGCTTCGCTTTGCCCAGACGGACCCTCTTAAAAAGAAGCCTCATTCTTTCCTACAGATCGAAGCACACCTGGTCTATGGGGCGCATAAAGCTTTTGTCGCCAGGCACAAAACCAGACTACAACACTACCGTGACGATGCTTCGCAAAAGGCGTTTCACAATCGTCGGGCGGTGACAAAGGCTTTCGCCAAGTTGAGCACCATGCAGGCAAAGGCGGATGCTGACAACGTTTAATATATGCCAATCAGGAACATCACCACCGATTATTCCGGACGCAGCAAGGACATCAACATTGCTCCGAGCATCGATCCGCGGATGACTACGCCTCAGAAGGTCTCTCCTTCGTTCGGAGCGGTTTCTTCGTATTGCGCGGGCGTTCAGAAGTTGATCCAACGCTTCATGATTGCTTTGGTGACTGTGAAGGGGAGCCAGCCAGCTTATCCAAACTTTGGAACAGACTTGTTCAAGAAAATCTCGGTGAGCAGTCTTACAACAATTGCTGACCTGACACACGCCTTTAACTTCGCTAGCGCGAGCGTCGTGGCGGCTTTCCGAGCCGAGCAGGAGGCTTCTCCTGGCCGCCCGGATGATGAGCAGCTTGATACAGCGTTGTTGACGGACGTGTCTGTGACGGCTAATTACGAAGTCACGTACCGCGTCGCCTTGTACACCCGAGCAGGAAACACTTACGATTTTCTACTCCCCATCCCTATTTCGAAATAACCTATGGAAACAATCGCCAATACCCAGGCCCGGTTGGAAGCTTTTATCAGGGAGTACTGCGCACAGCCGAGCATAAATCTCTCAGTCGACCTTTCGCCAGGCTCGGTGTTGAGTGAGTTGCTGATTAAGCTCTCGACTCAACTCCACAACCAGTTGAAGGCGGACGCGGAAGCTGCAGCCAGTGTAACCTCGATTCAGGCCGCCCTGAACGCGACCACTGATACGTATAGCGAGGCTGTGGACGCCATCGCATCCAACTTCAATGTTACACGTGACCTGGGGGTTACGGTGGAAGGTCGCGTCAAGATTCAAGTGACTACCTCAAGGGTTTATTACGTAGGCAACAACTTCCAACTAGTACATCCAAGTAGCGGAGCTGTTTACGGTGTTACCCGGAGCTATCGAGCTGACCCAACTGCCACGAGTGACAGTGCATCTTCGGGTGTGCTACGTCTTTACAAGGAGGCGACTGGTTACTATTTTCTGCTCCCCGTCAAGAGTGCCGACTCGAAGAGTAATATATCAGCACCGCATAACAGCGCCTTGATTTTGAACGCTGCCAACACCTCACTGGAGGGCTTCATTGCTGCGAGGGCCTTTGGCAACTTTTCTAGCGGCCGTCCGGTGGAAACCGACCGCCAGCTAATCGCCCGTTTTCAGGGAGGGTTGTCAACTAAAGGACTTCTCTCCCCGCAATCCATGCAGGCTTTGCTGCCGGAGGTCTTTCCCACCCTCTTTACTCAGGGGTCAGACCGTAAGGCCGTACTGTCAGTTGTTGGAGCCAACGATCCTGAATTGAACCGAGGACGAAGCCTGGCATTTGGCATACCCTCTTTCGGGCTGGCCGACGTGTACATCCGTACAGCGCGTTCGATCAAGGTGGATACGTTTACTGCGACCGCCAGATTTCAGTCTTATACGCCTCCGGGTGGAAGCCCAAGTAACACCTGGGTCGTAGTGCTGGACAGTTCGGTGCCGGGGTTCCCGACGTGGTTTTATGACGTGGTTTCGCTTCATTTTGTCGACGTCAATGGCGTGACCCAGACGACTGCCGTGGACAGCATTGCGTTCAGTGCAGATGCAACGGCGGCAAATCAGCTGGCTGGAGGGAACGCTGTGACCTCAGCCGATGTTGCACGGTTTTCGAAATACCAAGTCTGCACCTTGTCCACCACATTGACAGACGCCGTAGCGGGCAGCCCTGTGGCTGGTACGACCACGACCGAAGTGCAAGTAACCGTTAGTTACATGCCAAGTATCGGTGAAATCCAGGACTTTTTCCTACAGAGTGCCAACCGTATCCTGGCTGCTGACTATTTGGTGAAAGCCGTGATTCCGTGCACGCTATCGACACAGCTTCTCCTGGATAAGGCCGGACAAGCCGTTTCTGATGAAGTAACCAAGCAATCTATCCGGCAGGCTATTTGTGACTACGTCAATGCCCTGCCGTTCGGCGAGGAAGTCGCTGTATCCAGGATTGTGGATATTTGCCATAACTACAATGTTCGTCGAGTGGACCTGCCGGTGACGTTGAACGGTACCATCCTGCTTCCTTCAGCTTCTTCGACGGTTAAGTTTGTACCAACTCTAACGAATGATACGATGTCGATCCCGTATGATCCGTTATTTTTATCGTATGGGATGTCGGCCAAGACGACGATGTTCTTCATCGACTATAACGATGTGAATGGTGCAGACACCATTAACATCTCAATGAACTAAAATGAACATTCCAGGACTAGGAACCACCACATTCCCTGCGACAGGGTACACTAGCAGCGGTGTACTGTTCTCCTCGCTGGGCACCTTTTGGACTCGCATCTTTGCGGATAGAGAAGCTATCAAGGGGTTGACGATTGGTCAGTCCGAGGAGCTAATCCAACGTTACTACGAGTTCGTTGACGCCATTGCTTCGCTGTCAGTAAAAGATGTCCCTGAACTGCATCGCGAGCGTTGGTCTCCCATCAAGATCAAGAAGTCACAATTGCGCCGAGTACCGTTGCGTTTCCTGCCGGCCGAGGATCCTGATCACGCTGTATTTGGTCCTCAGCCTCTTCCGGGCAGTGCGGCTGAGCGGAATAACATCTATCACTATGGCGAGACATTTCAGTTTGGTAAAGCCAAGCGTCCGGCAGAAGAGCGCTACTTCGTAGAGATCCCCAAGGAACTACGTCTCATTCCATTACTGGCAAACCGTATCGTGGCGCCCTCCCAGACATTGGTTAATGGCGCCGACTACTGGCTGGAGGATGGAAAGCTTTATTTCAACCGTAATCCGTTTGATTTGCCCGATACGATGAGGTACCCGTTGTTCGACGACAACGGAGTACAGCTCACTTACACCTGGAAAAGTGACTTGTACTCGTATGTGCCCACGGATACTGCAGAGTTCGACACACATCTTGGGCAGGCCGACGGTACCGTGCTGGAAGAAGAAGAGCTGGTCCTATGGGCCTACCACGCCTCGTACGACACTGATACTCTGCACAACTCTTTCGGTTACATCTTCCAATTCAAAGAGCCTGATCCACGGACCTATAAAAGGATCCTGGAAAAAACAGTCAACCTGTTTGTGGAAGGTCCTACGGTGGAAGCACTTACGGCGATTGCAGGCGCTTTTGTAGGCGTGCAGGTGGTGGAGTCACCAGTTGAAACGCTTGTTGATGCGTATGTAGTCGATGACACCTGCTATGTCATTACTGACAAACGAGTTTACACGGCCGATAGCTTCTACACGTTTTCTTCTTCAGTGTACGACGATAACACCTCCAAGGTGAAAGTCGGTGCAAAGCTCTACGCCGGGACGACGTTATTTGATGCGGTTCAGTATTTTGACAACCTAGTGACCCCAGCTTGGTGGAAGGACCAGCTGACACGCATTTCCTTGCCTCCATATCTGTTTCTTGGTTCGTATTCAGGTATCTTGGTATTTGAGAACTTGGTTGGTGGCGCAGGGGCCTTACTGGCGGATGTACTGCCAGGAGGTGGCGCTGTTGTATTCCCGTTTCCGTCAGAAGTTGTTGCAGCAGACCGCGCCAAGTTTAACGCGCATCTTAGCGACCCGGCGCATTACGCGGAAGTCGCTGCCTTATTGACGGCTTGTGCCGCGGAGAATAGTGGGCGAATCAACCCAATGGACTTCATCTTCAAATACTTCATGCAGACCAACACTGCTATGATTCGATTGAAGTTCAAGACCATAGCTCAAGCCGCGAAGTTCATGCAGTTTTTCCGCACCATCAAAGACTGCTTGCCAAAGTACCTGTATTTGCTGTTTTTCTTCGACTTCGCTTTGCAGGAAGACGAGGCTACTTTTTTAACCAACGCGACAGATGCTTCCACATTGTGTAGCGACGGATCGGACTTCACAGGTTGGGTGCAGGTCCCTCCTTACAATCTTGCGCCATGGACGGTGGATTTTGGAGATCCGACTGTCATGACAGAGGCTGTACGCCCGTTTGTGATCGCCCAGAGTCTGGATTTGTACACTACCTACCTTAACGGATACGGACTGTATTACCAGAACACAAAAGGACCTTCCGGTGCCGCAGACATCTTGCAAGACTTGATCGTCTTTAGCACATCCTATTCGGACGGGCAGGACGCCAACAATATCCCTCTGGCTTATCCAATGACAGGGACGATCGATATTGCCAGTGGGTCAACCACAGTGAATGGAAATGGTACGAAGTTTCTTTCGGAGCTCTCGGTCGGAGACATGATCTATTCGAAAGGAGACACCGAGGAGTATCACACAATAACGAGTATTGATCAGGATGACGTGTTGACGGTCGACTCGCAGTTCAGCGGCTCTTCCCGCACAATTGACCTTTGGGTGGCTCACGACAAGCCCTCGATGCGAAATACTGGTGGGTTGATCTTTTGGCGCCTGTAGAGTTGCGTAGACCCTTTTCTTGAGATATTATGAAGCCTATGACTGAAGATCTATTTCGCTCGAACTGGCTAGCTGAAGGGCACCTGCGTATAACCAAGTTTTCTCTGTTGACTGGTGAGAGCTGGGTAATGGTCGACAAACGGAACATGATCATGCGGCCATCCACGGAAGTCGTTGCGCGCGGGTTAGCCGGCTTGCCGAACTCGGCTGTTTCCCATTTGTATCTGGCGTACAACAATAATAATGCGTATCCAGCCAACGGTTACACAATCTCTGAAAGCAACGTCAGCTTCCCAAGGGATTCAGTGACCGGACTGTTGCGTATTCCGATCGTTTTTCCAGCATCGATTGTACCAGCAGGTGATGGGAGCTTCCAGCGCCTCACGTTCAACGTATTGGTGCACCAGCCAAACAGCTACGTAGTCTCTGGCTCTCCGGCCTTAAATAGTGGTGGCGGTAGCGGTAGCGATTTCTTCGAAGCGGCGCTTGTTTGTCAGACAGACCCGCTTGGCAGTCCGAGCAACATTGCAGGTGATCGGGTGGTGGCTCGTGTAGCTTTCGAGCGGTTGGCCTACGATCAGGCCTTTAATCTGACTGTCTCTTGGGGCCTCAAACTGAGCATCTAATCTATGAACTGGACTCCTGTTGTCAAACAACTCAAGGACGGGCAAGACGTCAGCGCCACGGTGGTTAACGCCCCGATCTCGGCATTGACCGACCGTACACAATATCTTTACGAGCGCCTCGAGACCTCGTTGAACAATTCTCGTATCATGGCCATGGCTCAGCCTGTGGCGGATGTGTCGGTCGACAAGTACTCCGTCGTCTATTTCGATGGTACGACTGTCAACTCAATTGGGCTAAAGCGAGCAGTGCCGAAGTTGGCGAACTTGCAGGATTTCCCTTTCTTCCGTGGAGCCGATTCTGCGCATGTCTTTGGAATTGTGTCAGATGCAGTGTCCAATAGCACCGCCAACGTTTGCTTGCAGGGGCTGCTGGTCTCAGCAAACGATGATATCGTAGGTGCCTTGCTGGATGAGGCGGATGCCTCGTTTATCTCGGGGCCGCTGTATCTATCAGGCACCGTGGCCGGTAAGTTGACCCCTATCCCAAATGGGTTGTCTATCTTTGTGGCCTACGCCAAGAGTCGTCGCGAGATTTACATTAACCCGAATCAAGAGAGTCTGTCTGAGTTGTTTTGGTCTTTCCGATATGCTGTGCTTGACCGCCCCGCAGCAGAGGTTTCTTTCAGCACCAATACTGGACTATGGACGCTTGGTGCGGCTCAACCCACCAAAGTAGGCTGGGTAAAGGCCACGGACAAGCTGACGACCAACGAGCTAGCCGCCATCTTCCCTGATGGCTCTCCTACGTACTACTATCAGTTGCCAGACCAAGCGACGATCGAAAGCGTTGATAACGAAGAACTTACGGACGCGGAGAAGGCTGCCGCTATTGGGCTACGTGCGGCATTCCCTGCACGTGCAAATGCTTTTTCTTTCCTAAGCGTAAACGGTGTTCTTCACTCCCCTCGTGTGGCTGCCGAAGATAAAGGGTCATACGCCTTGAATGAACTGGGCCTGTGGTGGTTCCGTGATGATTATGACACAGCCTTCGATACCGGAGAGTTCGACCAACCGTGGGCCGGCGACTTGGCAAAATCTTTGTCCATCGACACAGACCTAACCAGTGGACAGCACATTTATTTGAAGAACTCGGAAGGTCAAGCAATCACAGGGCTGGCGTCTATCCCGGGTTTCCGTGTAAATGAGGTCATTCGCTTCTTCGCCGGGGCAACTCCTGGTGGTTCAGCCGGAGCACTCCCTTCCCCGTTGAACGACACCACCGATTATATCATCAAGTCGATCTCCGGTGACTATTTCACGATTGCAACTGCTGCCGCACCTTCAGTCACACTGACATTGGCGACCGCCGGCACAGCCCCGTGGCATCTGAAATGGAAGCCTGCCTTCTGGCGTATTGCAAAAGGTAGCCCAGCGAGTCGCCCCCGAATGCACCTGCAGTTTACAAAACTGAACCCTGATGTACGCCAAAGTATGGTGACATCTTTGCAGGCTGACCCCGCCGTCACTACACCAGCGATCAAGGTCAAATCCCTGACCACCGATAAACCAGGTATCACTGGAGATCTGAAGCTTAAGCTCGAACTGCCTGTGCTTAATGGTTGGGACGGACAAGCAACAAGTTTGAATACAGGGCAGGCAGTAAAAGGCCTGTTCTACAATCCTGCCCTGGAGCGGGTGGAGCTCGCACTGGGTCCAGTTATCTCAGAAATACGTAACGGTGGTGGACTGAAGATCGAGACTGATGTAAATGGTACTTGTACCGTAACATTCGCCAACGCATACGCTAATTCCATCACAGAACTCGAGCCCGAGCAATCGCGCTTTGAATACTATGGATTGAATTCATTCCTAGCGTTGGACTATTCTACGACCGCCACAGGGTTTGCTGGTAAGTTCATCTTACCGGACCAGCTGGTCGCCGGGACAAGCAACTATCTTAGCTTGATGATGATGCTCTTCGGTAAAACGGGAGCAGCATCGAATTCAAAGACTGTGAGGTTTAAGTTCGAGTACTCCGTTGCTCATCTTAACAAGTCACTGACCTCCGACATTACTACGATTCCAGCAGTAAACTTCGACTTGCCGATTACTGGTAGTGCTTATTCGCAATACACGATGTTCGAGACACCTCAGACCTCGTTTCGTATCCCGATCTCGGCGCTTAGCCCTAAGGCAACGGTAAACTTCCGTCTTACCAGACTGCGTAACGACCCCACATCTGGGCTTTATACCGGTGTGGTGGGAGTTTCAAACGTTCACTGGCTACTGACCTAATTTATGCCTATTGTTGAAAACTTCGACTTTCTTAACGCCAACACGTTAAGAAACTTCCCTATAAAGGAAGGAGCTTCGCGACAGGACCAGTCAGGCGCGTTCACTCTGCCTGATGACTTCCTGGTTGACTTGCTGGTGTCGGCCACATCCGACCCGTCTTTGCGCGTTTATATCTCGAAGGTAATCAACACTCCAGACGAGATCGAACTCGAGTTGTCCGCCTATGGCACAAGCACGGTCATTGGTGTGTTTAGCGTGGCCGCGCAAGCACATACGCGGTATAACACCTATGTCATGGTACCTTCTGCCAGTTACACGGCAGCGACAGGCAAATTAACGGTGGCGGAAGTATCAAGCATGCTTTCGCTTCCGTATGGTACTTTTGTGTTCGACCAGGATAGCACCGAGCTGGAGATGCGCACGATCGTACCAGGTCTCGCCACGATTTCCCGGTTCGTGTTCAAGAACGCCGATGGTACCTCGGTGTCAGTAACTGGAGACGTCACAATCCTAGCACAGACAAATACGAAGTTTCGTCAGATTAACAGTACCACAGTCGCGATCGACGCTGGGGATGGCTTGGGGTTGAATGCAGCTTGCGCCGATGACCGCCCTTGTTTGAAGACGATCAATAGTATTGCACCAGACGCAAATGGCAATTTCCAACTAACAGCTTCAGACTGCGCAAGGTTCTCGGCTCTTACCGCCGGCACCCTCAAAGGGCTGAACTTAGCCGACTCGTGCTGCAAACCTTGCTTAAGCTGTAACGAGATTGGTGACTTGACTCAGCGGCTTATGCAATTGGAATCTGATTTGTTGGCCCTGCGTGAGCATTATAATGAAGTGTCTTTGTTGGCCAAACAATTCGGTCAGTTGTCCAGCGCCAGCTGCGAATGCACATAACCATGTATGCCTACGCCACTTGGATATCTGACAGAGAATTCTCTTACAACGTATCCGTTCAAGGACGGCTCCTCGTTGCGCCCAAACGGTAGTGGGGTGTTGCCTTTGGCGAACGACGTATTTCTTGACTTTCAGTTTACTACTACTGATAAGCTGGTATCCCGAGTAGCGCTCACCAGGCTACAAACATACGTAGACGGCTACGGCAGCAATTTGCGTTTCACGTTTTCCGTGTTTCGCTTTGACCCGGCGACTTCAAGCTGGTCAACCGCTGTAGTTACGTTTGCAAAAAATCACAGTCAACTGCTGCCCTACAGCCTGGTCTTTGAGACAGTGGGAGAGTACCGTATCAAGTTTGTACCCGGCGCTGGAATGACCCAACTCTTCAGCAGCCCTTACGGTGTGGTGTTGAACTTCCAGGCAGATCCTACCACAGGCGTTTTTGCAGCTGAACTGAACCCCGGTACAATCGTACCGATGCAGCCTCATGTATCTCAGGTGGCTTTCAAGAACGTCAAAGAGTCTTCAGCGATAATATCGCCAGTTGCCTCCGGAGCCATCACGTTGCAGGCTGGGGCTAACGTCGGGTTTGAGCCACATGTTTCCGATGTTGGGATGATTGTCAGAAAAGGAATAGGTACCGGGCTCTATGACCCGTGTGCTGATTTGCCGACAGACGTGATCAGGAGCATTAACGGGATCGGTGGCGAGGACTTTGTTTTTGTATCTGGGGACTGCTACCGGACACTTCCGTTCCCCTCCGCCCATATGCTCAAGTTCGAGCATACCTGCCGTCCAAAGTGTACAAATACAGAAGTCAATGCGTTTGCCTATTACGCCAACCGAGTGCAAGACGGGCTCAACCGCATGGGAGACTATGTAAAGACCATAGTAGACGAGCTTAAACTGCAGGTAGCCGCTAACGAGGCACTCAAGACCTCTCAGGTGATTTCGCCTTATATCGATTGTCAGACAGCCAAGACACTCTTCAATAACCGCGCATACGAGTCCATCGGAATAGGCATTTACGATCCAAACAAAAAGAAACTGTCGATGAACCTGGATGCTGTATTTTCGAACGGCATCGTCGATTCCAGCTACTTTGATTCCCACCCTGCCTGGACCAATTGGGTGTTGTACCCTGGCTCACCGGTGTTGCATGAAGATAACAACGCTTATCCTCTGACTCCGGTTATCCCAAATACGAATGACAAGATACCGTTGTTAATCTCCAGGGGCGTGGATTGTCGAGGCAGCGCACTGGTGAACTTCATTGCCAGTATCCCTTCAACTGCTAGTGACCAGTGGGTTAAGTTGGTACTGTCGGCTTACGACGGGGCAGCCCTGGTTGGTACTGCGTTCAAGTACCAGACCTTGATGCCTACACCTCGTCCTTATTTCAACCTTCGTGCACGGCGAGGCATCCGGTACGGCACCACAAATACCTACGTACACACCATTTCGATTGAGCTGTTTGACTCCAACCCAAGCTGGTCTGGCCTAACCTCCTTTTCGGCAGTGGTGAACAGCGTTCACATCGCAAAGACTCCGCAGTTACGGATCAACAATGGGGCTGCCTCCGTGTTGACGACAGCTGGAAAAACCGTTGCATTCACGAACCGTACCATTAACTATCCGGATCGAGCGGTTTTGACTTTCCAACTGGAGGCAACCACAGCAGCAACTGTGAACCTTTCGTTAACGTTTACGGTTGGTGGGCAGCAGACGGTGTTGAACAATCTTACTTTCTCTTGATATGCTGCACGTTGATTTCCTTAACAAAAACACAATGCGTAGCTACCCGCTAAGAGCGGATACCTCGTCTGTGTCACAGGCAGGTACGCCTGTCCCTTCTTCTTTGTTCTGTGCGGCGCAGTTTTCCGTGGCTAGCGTATATTCAAAGCTGGCCATGAACCGTATTGCTGTTAATGGTAAGTACATCAACATCTTAGTGTCAGCAACGAAGGACAACCAGAGAGTCTATCTGGGGTATTTCAACGGGCTTATCAAAACGGATTATCAACCGCTGCCTTTCTTGCCAATCGACCCTGGGGTGTATGGGCAGTTGATCATCGGCCGCCTGGAGGCGTTAGACGCTTTTCAGGGAGTACACACATTTGGGGTTGATGACATGATGTTCGAAGATAGCCTGGTTACCTATGTGGTGCCACCAGCGGTGACTTCTTTACTCGTAGGTAGCAAGACGTTGACCGGACGCGTTGGGCTTGAACTATCAAACGTTCAAAGGATCGTAAATCCAACCGACTTACAATTGGACGTTGTTTCCAAGGATTCTGTAAGGGCGACTGGCGACCTAAGCGCACAGTTTGGCAATTGTCCAACCAACCCGATCGGTTCGATGAACGGTGTGTTGCCGGACGAGCACGGCAATATTGATATCTATGGCATCGCGCCTGTTAAGGTGCGGGTCACGCCCATCGGTCTAACGCTCGACGTACAGGACGTCAGCCGTCAGGAGCTGTGCGCTGAAGATAAGCGTATCCCTCCATTGGTTGCCATATCGACTTACCTGAAAGACGTAACCAGGGCAGTCGTGCCCGAATGGAAGACGTGGCCTCAATACACCAGACCTTGAAGTATGAACAACACCATCGGAATCCTGGAATGGACTAACGAGCATAGCGTCAGCAGCTACCCGCTCGCTAAGGCCTTTACACCACAAGACTTCATTGTGGATGCATCGTTCGTGCAGTTTGATGGCTTCGTGCCGGTGTTGAAGTCGATTACAATCAAGCAGGGAAAGGCAACCCTCGTAATTACCACTGACGCTGGAGATGTGTCGGTGGTTGTGTCCCGCCCGTCGTCCTATTATTTCCCTGGCTATAGTGTGGAGCTTCGTGCTGGCGGACGGTACCTGGGACAGCTAGTCTTTGGCCAAGGGCTCGTGACGTTATTTTCAACCCACCTTGATGCAGCCTTAAAGCCAAACATTGCGTTCTTACCTTCGGTGGTACGTGGAATAAGTAGCCGCGGAGGGCTTTATTCCCTGGCGGGTTACTCAGGCGATGTCAATGTCTTTACGGGAGCCACACCCCAACTGCGAACCATATTCTTCGATCAGCTTGGAAATCAGGTAACTTGGAATGCTGGCTGGTTGGGGAACCAAGTGGAACAGCCACCCTTAAAGACGCTCAATGGAGTAACTCCAATTGGTAACGCATTATTTATTGAAGATTCTGACTTGGTAAAGGTGACACCTCAAGGGGATGGCGTTTTACTATCGGTGGTGGTACCATTGTCTGATGAGGTAATCTCACCGGTAACAAAGTACGAATAACCATGGCTCAATCCCTCATTGTTGAATGGCTTAATGAAAACGAATTTCGTTCGTATCCGCTTCGCTTTGCCAGGAGCCGTGAGGTCAAGGTAGCAGGCCTTGGTACTGTGTCTTTGGGCGGATTCAATGCGTCGGTTGGAGGTTATTTACTGAATGGAGGTAAAGATGCCCAAGGTGTTTCAACCCAGTTCTTAACCCAAGTGGGCGTCGGTGATCTCATCGGTATCCAAGGAAGTTACAGCGAAGTAATTCTCCCTCCTCGTCCGTCTGATATGACGGATTCAACTCTGTACGTAAAACAGGCTTTTCCTTTTTCCTCGTCCAGTTACTCGTACTCAATTACAAAACGTAATTTCTCGGGAGATGCCTTGGCTGAAGCAAATTTCAATTTCGAAGGCGTGTTGCTGGACGCCAATTTGGTGTATCACACATTGCCAGAAGAACCTCAGCTGGTGGGCAAGCTTTTAGCTATTTATCCCGAAGGTAGCTCTTTACGTGTCTCAGTTGGAGGACAGGCGTTATTCACGATCCCCGACTATACAACTGCGACATACCCTTACTATGTGAGGAACGCTGATGGCAGCTTGTTGGTGTTGGGGAACTCAGCCAAATGGGTAAAATCGAGATGGGACTTTGTGGAGCAGTATTTTGAGCCCTCGACGGTTACCCAATTGGATGGCGCCTGGCACGGCGTTACTTCTTTGTCCTTCAACAGTGACACTCCACTTACTGGAGTCATTGACTGCTTGGATGGGTACCAGTTGTCGCTGGCGGTGAACGAAGCTACGAACGCACTGAAGATTACTGCCGGTCGCGGGCAGGGTAAGCCTATAGGTTGTGACCGTATCTTCGGGGAAGATGCTCCTGCCGACTGCGGGGCTATCCTCTCTTTCATTAACAGTGCGTTTGCGCGTACAGACTTCGGTGCTGTCAACTTACTGCCCGGGAATCGTATTGCTGTCTATCCGGACCCAGATCGTCACCGTATTTACGTAGGACTGACCTTCGGTACGGAAGACATTTGCAAGACACTCCCGGCAAGACCTGTAACACAAATATGAACCGCGTTGTTATCTCATCACTTGAGTCGGCTGTGGCACTGATGCAGGCAAACCCACAGCTGCAGACGCTTCCGGCACTGCAGTCTCTTCGTCCGTTACTGCAACGCAACTTGCACTCAGAAGGGTGTTGTGGTGCGAAGCCTGATTTGTCGACTTATCGCACGGCCTTTGAAGGAGCATTTCGCAATATGACAGCTGGACAACGCCAAGACATGAAACGTATCCTTGGAGTAGATGAGGTGGCGTTCTTTGTCAGGACCGGCACCCAGATAGCGCAACAGACATTTTAACATGCACACTCGACTTCCTAGCTTCACTTTTGTCCGTGACCCGGTTTACGCCCAGACTGAGTGGTCGTTCACCCCACCAGCTACAACGCCACATTATCAGGGGAGCGACATTGTGTTGCCCATGTTCCTGCTTGATGCTGACAACGAGCCAATTACGTTGGGGGACTATCGCCTTACCTTTGTGGTCAAGAAATCGGAGATGGCCGAGAATGTCATCTTTCAGCAGGACATAACGACTCACCCGGCAAATAAGCCTGCTGGGGTGTATGAGGTCACAATACCTGCCACCATATCCAGCAGGTTGCCGGCAGGGGTTTATTACTTTGTCGTCCAAGCGGCGCATAAGACCACCGGTCGAATCATGCCTCCGTTTAGGGGATGCTTTAGCCTGGAGCTTTCTGCGGCTTCGCCAAACCCAAAGCTCGGCATACAGGATGGTGAGCCGACGGCTATTGGCCCGGGGGGTACTGCGGATGAGCTACGCGTCCCGGCGGAAATCACTGGCCCCAATACCCCCGACATCGGACAGCTCTTTTAACCGGACCCCCCATGTATTAGGGGGGTGGTTTGTGGTATAACAACTTGAAAGCCGTGGTTATTTCTACCCTACCGGGTCGATCATACACCCTGCGTTCAACCGATTGATTACCTCTAGGAGATACCCGCGGTAAGAACTGGAGATGATAGGTATCCCGATCCCTCTGGATAGGAAGAAGTTATTGATCGCCCGGACGAATGCGCTGACTGTCAAGAAGTGTTCATTAAGTAGCTCAAACGGTTCCTGTTTCCCTTCGTGGTAGATAACCCCAGTCCGGTAGAACTGCTGATTGGTTTTGTTTCGTTTGATGCAGTTGATCTCCATCGAGAAGTTGGTGAACTCTTGTAGCTGTCCATCGTGACCTTCGACGTAGTAACGCATGTCTTTGGCCACGAACTTTATGTGGCCAATCGTTACGTAAGCTTGCTTCTGGGCTTGCCAGGAGCCTTCCAGCTTCATTCCGAACCTTTTTTCTAGCTCTGAGAGCTGGACGTAATTAAGCCCTCCCAGGTTGTTTTTTAGCTTACCCTGTTCCTTTGCTCCTTCGATGATGTCGAGCGGATGCTGCTTGAATCGGATATTCTGGGCCTGCGTCCAAATCTGTAGACATTGGTTTACCTGTAGTTTATCGTGCAACCCGATTGGCTTGTTAACCCAATAGTCCAGCTTACGGTCCCATGTACAGCCATGATGAGTAAGCAGATTGGAGAGGTTACCATAGATCATTTTCTCTGGTTTTCCGTACCAGCCCTTTTCGCCGTTTATGAAGAAGGTGTGCCGTTGAAGCGGCGCACTCACTTTGGCAGACTCCAGTGAACAAAAGTGTGAAGGCGAGCACCACGTCGGTAGAATCAGCTTCCCGCGGACATGCCGTGGAAGCGTGAGCGGAGTGTAGTAGGTATTGAAGATCGAATCGCTCATGTACCCGACGCCGGTAGCGGCAAAAGCCTCCATACCGTTTTCCTTGAACATCTTGGCCAAGCTCCCCGTCTTGCCATCTGTACGCACTTCTCCTTCGTTGAACTCCGTCATTAGATCTTGATGCATCCGCCTGAGCGTCAATTGGATACGGATGTCGTTGCACAACCGCGCTACTGCGATCTCATTGTAAAAGATCTTCCCTTCATGGTACTGAGGCTTCTCGAGAATGAGGTCAGTGCAAAATGGCACGATGTCATCCAGTGGTAAGAAGTCAATTAAGGTACGTATTTGACCATCGGTCGCGCTCACTGCGAACCACCCAAATCGAGGCATCTTGATGAAGGTTTGGTCTTTTACACCGTTGTTGTCGCAAAAGGCTTGTAGGTTAATACGGCTGTTGAAGTCACTACTCGTCATGAGGGACATGGTATCATACTTTTGGATTGTGTCGAACCATATCCGGTGCTAGGATAATGGATATGAAATTGGACCAACTTTCTGATTCGTCAAACCAGCAGCTGTATCGCTTGCTGCAGGGTATCGACATCCCTGAGTTCGTGAAAGACGCCGCTGTTGACGATGAAGAATCGGTGGCGGCCTTGGCTAAATCGGCCTACGCCGACCAAGTCAATATCGCGTATCCGATCAACACTCCCGCTCGTGTTTACGTTAGCAACGCGTTCTTCCAGTCCAAGAAGGCTGCGTTCGAAAACCGATTCGGCACGGCGCACATGCGCGCTGTCGAAGAGCAGATCAAGGGAGCAGCTGAGTTGTTCAGTATTTCCAGAGAGATCGAGGCTTACAACGAAGCCCACGAAAAGCGTGCTTCATACGACCTGGAGCTGCAGCATGTATGCGTGGTCAACGACGACCAGCTTGGCGATACGCCCCTTTTTCCATTCAAAACGGCCGAAGAATTTTCCAAGTCTGCTGAGGTGTTCGCCACCAATATGCGGAACTACCCGTTTGAATGGCGCGAGCAGATTGCTCGTTCGTTTCTTTCCAAAGCCGCTGAAGTAGGTGTGGATGAACTACCTGACATCGTCTGCAAATATGCAGGACTATTTTTCCCGGACCATACTACGTCAGTATCAAATGAAGTGGCCCGAAGAGCCAATAAAATGTCTTCAAAGATTGCCAAAGACCGTCTCTTGGAGCTTGCAAACGCCGTCAGCGGCTTTGACTCGTTTGACTCCATTGAAGATGTGACGAAGATCGCACAGATTGTTTATCACGTCGAGCAAGCAGACGGGGCATACGATCGCCCTAAGACGGCGGAACTACTACCAGACCCAGTGGATGTGTTCTTCACCCTGCCTCCTACAAAGGTTGCTGAAATCTTGAATGTAGTAGAGATGGCGGGAGAGAAGTATCCTATTGGGCCTTTGAAGAAGGTGTCGGCCGACAGATATAAAGAAGCTTTCGGAATCGACATTGACCCATCCAACGAAGAACAACTTCGTGATGTTCTCCCGACCATGCCTATGAGCGACGTATCGTTGTTTAAGGAATTGACGGGAGTCACACCAGTTTGACTCTGAATGAGATTCACATTAGCCACGGGCTTTGACCGTAACACCCAGGACGAGGTGACTACCACCTTCGACCTCGACGTTAGTTTGATTAGGGAAACCCTGCAGAAGGGTTTCGACAAGATGGACTACGCTGAACGTACTGCGTGGATCTTTAAGAATGCCGAGACAGGGAAGCTTCTTGTTGACGAGAGGTAGCTCTCCGCAACATGTTTTAAGCCCTGATCCTGTACCGGTCGGGCCTTACATATGCAACTCAACATGGCTCCCATACCTGCTCCTGTTTATTTTGACCACCAGCTAACCTTGCGTGGTGTACCTCTTGCTCTACGGGTGTTTCCAGGGAACAACGTATTCACCCTTTCCTCAGGGCGTCCGTTGAAGCCAGCCGAGCAACAGGCTTTTGTTAAGTATCTGAAAGACGAAGGCTTCTTCGATAATCCAATGACCGGAGACGAGACCGACCAAGTTACGATATAACTCCCATGACCATATTCTCGTTAGAGGTGTTGAAGGATGAGAAGGCCCCGGCAATCGCTCTGGTTGACGTCGTGCTGCGTCGATATGGTACAGAGGCAATGTCTTGGCAGCCTGAGTTCCTACGGGAAGAATTGGAATCGGATTTCGGCGTAACCCTTTCGGATCTACAATCTGACAAGATTCAAGCAGGGTTCACGATTCTCCAGACCGACTTGTTCCAAAGTCAGTGGGAAGTATTCAAAACCGTCTGTCACCTTCTCAACAATACACCAGACAGCTTTGAAGACCCAACACCTCTAGAAGCTGAAGAATTAGCCGCCGCCCTGGCGCACTATCGGCTTTTCGTCGGTGACGCCGAGGATACGCCCTTCTCAGATGAAGTAAAGGCCTACGTCGGGGTGATACTCTATCACTATGGTATGTCGGAAGCGGCGTCTATTTTTAAGGGCGCCTTGATGCCTCCATCGGTCAAGGCGGATCCGTCAGAGAAGAATGCGGCTTTGAGCGCAATCTACGATGCTAGGACAAAAGCCCTTACGGATTATGTCCAGTCACTCGTTCGTCAATGAGACAACTCGCTAGTATTCAGCGCATCGTTGATCTCCAACCTATTCCAGACGCAGACAAAATCGAGAGCGCAACTGTGCTCGGTTGGAAGTGTGTCGTTAGAAAGGGGGAGTTCAGGGTGGGCGATCTGGTCGTCTATATCGAGCCAGATTCAATGCTTCCTTTTAACCCGTGGACAGGCGAACTGATCCCGGACAAACCTCTCCGACTGAAGACGGTGAGGATGAAAAAACAAATCTCCCAAGGGTTGGTCCTAGGTTTAGGTCTTCCACAACTGGCCGCCGTCAAACTTCTTCAGGTAGGCACCGATGTTACGGGAGTCCTAGGTATCACGAAATATGAACCTCCTCCTCTCCCTGCGGTTATGGCTGGTCTGGCTCGTGGAGACTTTCCTTCCTTCCTCGTCAAGACGGACGAAACAAGACTCCAGGCGTGCCCATCCGTCTTACAGCGGTGGCCGAACATACAATTCACCGTCACCGAGAAGATTGACGGAATGTCCACAACCTACTATTCAACCATGGCATTGGATGGTCAACCCATGCGTGGTGCCTGTTCCAGAAATCGTGACCTTATCCCAGGAGACGCCGTTCAGTGGAAGGTGGCCGCAGAACGTCAGATCCACGAAGCACTTGAACAATACGGGCAAGCGCATGGGACGCATTACGCCGTTCAGGGAGAACTCGCGGGTCCGAACATTCAGAGCAACAAACTAGGGCTGTCCTCCGTCCAGTTCTTTGCTTTCAACCTGTTCGACATCGACCGGCATCGCTTCCTTACCAATGAGGAGCTCGCCTCGTGGTGTCAGACTTGGAATATTGGGATGGTTCCGATCATTGAGCCTAGTATTACGCTGGCGGGACACACCGTCGACTCGTTGGTGGAGTTCGTCACGCGTAAGTCACTACTCAACCCACAAGTGTGGATTGAAGGAGGGGTTTTCCGACCACATGTCGAAACAGTCGACTGTGACCTTGGGCGTCTGTCCTTCAAGGTAATCAACCCCGAATTTCTACTCAAGTACGGAGAGTAGAGCAACTATGTCACTAATCGGCCGGCCTTATGGGCCGGCTTTTTCATTGTGCTCCTGAATAAAGTTCAACAACGTAACAAACACGCGCTGGCAACATTCCGTCGGCTGAACGAGTTGCACCAACAACGATGGTGTGGAAGGTGGGTACCGTGTAAACCGTTTCAATACGGTTGGATCCGTGACTGGGACCTTCGCCCGGATGTGGCGGCCCGAGCTGACGCTGCGGACTTCCGCAAGATCCTGAACCACATCGGCTGCCATCAGTGGTCCAAGACCCAGGATTTTCTGGTTAGGGGTTTTGGGCGGAAAAAGCGTGTGACCCTGGATCCGCCTCCGCTTCGCCCTATCGAGGTGCGCCCGCATTATTCGACTGGAGAAGAAATTGGTTGGCCTAAGGACCTACCAGAATCTTTGAAGAAGTGGTTTTATCGCCACGAATGCAACGCTCCTTTCTGTTGTTGCTATCCGAAAGATCGGCGCTTTCGCCCGGCACACTACTCTTTCCGGTCCCCGTGGATGTTCCAGTTGCGCATTCGCCCAGCGTACATCAGCAAGTTGCCGGCATGTGACGGCGACCTGGACACCCAAATCGCTCAGTTGCAACGTCACATGGATTGCAACAATTTCTATCCTCTTATCAGCCACTTGCATGGGCACTCTGCCTATAACGGCCGTGACAATCTCCGTCGAGCTAAACTCGCCGAGGATACCGCCCAGAAAGAACTCCGTACTGAACTCTATGAATCAACCGCGTATCTTGACTCCTGACCAACTCCGTAACGCTCCTCTTCTTGGTGGGCCTCCTATGCCTCCCCGTCCTCCTTCGCTCGATGAGGTCCTCCCTCAGTATGTCGAGGGAATGAAGGCTGCGGCCGCTCGTGATCTCTCGACCCTCCCGGCCTTGGTGGCGTATAGTGCATTGAGTGACCGCCTCATTGCAGGCGGACTCTCAAAACCGCTCGTCTCCAAGCTTCTTCCTCGGGTGAAGATCGCAGTGACCGAAGCGTTTATCAACCATCCTCGATACGCAGAGGTCATCCAAGGGTTCGCCAACATCATGGTGGAATTGTACCGGGCCGTGACTGGGCGCTTTGGTGATGACGGCGAGGAACTTTTCCTCGCCATGTGTGAGGATCGTTTTGCCCTCGTACTGCCTGTTTAGTTATGCCCACACAAGTTACACCACCGACGGTGACCTTAAGTAGCCCACAAGACCCGCTATGCTACCGATGTGTCCACCGTCGATCCATCCCTGGGGATTGTCATTCCCGTTGTACTGGAGCTTTGAGCTTTAAGCAGGTTACCGCAAATTCCCACGGAGTAGCGCAGGGTTGGTTTTTCTGGCCTTTCAACTTTGACCCAGTCTGGTTGGAATCTTGCAGCAACTTCCAGGCATTACCCGTGGACCCCGCCGCGCCACTCCCCGTCAACAGCAGAGGATGAGGGTGCGTTGAGCACAGGATTACCGGCCAGCAAATGCGCTTGGCACACAGCAAAATTTAGTGCATGGAAGAAGTCATCAGGCTTGGCTGCGGGGTGGCGGTAGACCAGTTCTTGCCGGAGCACGCCTTCCTTCACTTCAACGAAGATGTTCAAGATGTCACTATGACACTCCGACGTCTGTTCCCAATTTGGGAACAACACCTTCCCGGCCTTTAGTTGGTTGAACACAAAGGTCATGGTGTCACTGCGATGCAAGCACCAGCGATTCTGCGACGGGTGAATCGCGTTCGGTGGTGTCTTGTATTGTTGCATAAGCAACCCATCCTCGTAACGAACCAGCTGAGTACGCTGCCACGACGTCTGGTCCGCCAGCATCTTACCACGTGCAGGGTCTGGGCCCGCGTCACAAGCACAAAAAGCGTTTACTCGGTTGGCAAATTCGGCGATGTCATGGATATGCTTCTCGTAGTCAAAGTCCTTTAGGATGCGTGCGAAGAACACTTCGTACACCCCGTCTTCACGAAGACCTCCCATAACGACTGCGGTACGAGAAGTATCCATGTTGACGCCCCAGTCAACACCACAAGTAATATATAGATACCTCGACAACCCTCTGGTGTAAACACCATCCATATCACCGAGAGTCGACAGCTTCTTTAGCTGCTCCTCGGTGATGGGCTTGGAACCGGTGTCGAAAGCGAGGCCGAATACCTCGTTGTTGATTTGGGCTGGTGAGTATTTGTTTGGCCCGGTGTTCCAAACCTTCTTGTAGATTTCAGCCCATTCCCTCGGGTCTTGGTTGAAGTGTGTCAGGATTGGTTGGGCCAGATGATAACCGATCAGGTCATAGGCACCAGGGTTAAACTCCACCCACTCGCCTGTACCTGTATTGAGCAAGGTGCTGCACTTACTGCAAGAGAGCCCTTCCTTTCGGACCATCTTGAATGGCTCGTTGTCGGGAGTAAGGCTGTTCCAATGCCCGCACGCGGGGCACTTGGTAACCCATTCGCATTGGCTGGATGTTTTCCACAGCTCATTGATGGTGTTGTCGGTGGTCAGTGGAGTACCGGCGAAAATCTCTCGTTTGAACGCAGACAATGCCATTGTCTCTTTGATAATGGGGAGAGTTTCAAACGCCATGTCCTGCACCTCGTCATGAATGTTCTGGTCAGTAGCGGGACCACGAATACGCGAGGCGTCCTCTTTGCAGTAACGCAGGATTACGCTACTATTCGTATCTTCCAGGATTTTTTCAAATACGTCATTTCTACTAAACCCACGAAGCACCTGCTTCAACGGTGGGCTTTCGAATCGCACATTAAGATAGTTGTTGCTAAAGTATTTTGCCGATAGTTCTTGTGGAGCCACATATAGCATCTTGTAATGCTGGTATCGCAGCAAATTCAGCGCGATCATGTTGCTCAACAGGGTTGATTTCAGTGTCTTACGGCTGCACTTTAATAAAAGCCTCTGCGGAGTACCATCATAGATTGCCCGCATCATCTGGAACTTTTCCAGACTTTGTGGACGCCCTTCGTTGTCATAGAGATAAGTCTCAACAACGGTGGAGAGCGGAGCAGACAAGAAAAGCAGCTGCCTTGCGGTGGCTTTGGCTTCCTCCTTGGATGCTGGCGAGGATAATATTTCCTTAGCTTTAGCAAGCAGAGCATGCAGATTCGATATCATAGTAATGAGTCACCAGCTTTTAATACCTGGCTGGAACTCATTGTAACTTCCTTTTCGATGATGATCAATGGCGTAGTTATCATCGTAAAAGCCATTTTGCCAGTAAACAACCGAACGCCAAATGAGCAAAACAACCAAGCGGGTAACAGCGAAAGACGGTTCGATTAACCCACAAACCTCTTCCTCCCCGACCTATATCACCGGTAAGGCGAAGAGCCGTACCGTGAGCGCAGTGAAGAACCCAAAGAAGAACAAGTAATTATGGGAAGACCTAAAGGATCCAAGAACAAACCCAAGCTCCCTGCTGTCACAGCAGCTAGTACTCTTGCACCTACCCCGGCGCCTACTGTACAGAAGCGCGCCCGCGCGGTTGCTGCTACGCCTCCACCGCCTCCGCCTGCTCCTCCGGCAACTGCCGAGGTTCCCAAGCGTCGTGGCCGGCCTCCTGGGAGCAAGAACAAGCCCAAGGACGGCGCACCCGCCGCTCCTGCGCCCGCCGCTCCTACACCAGAGCCAGCGAAGCGTACCCCGAGGGTTGTGGTGCCTGCGGTGACACCGCCACCACTGCCTCCAGTCGTAACTACGACCGTTCCAGCAGCGACGCAGATCACACGAACCGACACGGACGACGCTCCTGACCAGGAAGCTTCTCAGGAAAAACTCGCCGCATACACGGTGCTTGACCTGCGCCATCCGGCACTGAAAGAACTTCAGGCTCATGCGACGGCATTCTTTGACCAGGCCTCGCCACGGCAGAAGCTGTTCTTTGAAGGAAAAGTCCGCCCGGGCATGACTGTGCCGTTGGCGGTGTTGAAGGTCCTTGTGGACTTTTTCGAAATCGACGTTCTGAAACTCATCGACCAACATGCCAAAGCCCAAGCGGGTCACGAAAAAGTCGGGGGCTAAACCCTCGCGTCCTTCATCTGCGCGACTTCCAATCGATGCAGCTGAAGTGGAAAAGCTGGTGCAACTGGCGTTCAAGGGGTCCGTAGTATTGGTCCCTTCTGAGCGACCTTCAGCACCAGCAGCATCCCCAGAGGCACGGCGGGCACAAATCCGCCGTACCTTTTTCGACGACCTTGACCTGCCTCAGCTGGAGGAGGATCTCGAGGTCATGCAGGAAGTTCAATTACTTACTAGCAGGAGAGGCGACGATTACGCCAGTGCGGCAGTTGACCGTGTGGTCAATTTGCTTGAGTCTCTCCTTGATACTGGCGAAACATGTAAAGTTTCAAGCACCTAAGCTACAATGAGTTCCAGGGTGTCATTCCAGGGCCGGCTCGAAGCCTATCTCAATTCGAGTTATCCGTTGTTGTGGGTTCAGACTCACGAGGAAGGCCGTGTAATCAGTGAGATCTCGGACTGGGTTCTTAACCCTCCTCCTGAGAGTGGCCGGCGTGCCCGGACTATCCTCGAATGGGACGCCATTCGCGGACTCACCAAGATGGAGTTGAACAAATCACGCACAGCGATTAACGATACGGCAGTAGTGAAGAAGTTGCTGGAGTACATCGAGAAGAATTCGGCTGACCGGCAGCTTTTCATTCTCAAGGATTTTCATCCGTACTTCCAGGACCCTTCGGTGCGCCGTGCGTTTCGAAATGTGATCGGACGGTTGAAGAGTAAAGGTACAACCGTGTTATTCGTCACTCCTCTTTATGCGATACCTGAGGAGCTCATCAAGGACGTCCAGGTGCTCGACTTCGCCCTGCCGGGTGACGAAGGGTTGCGAGACCGACTTCTTTTCGTACAGCGCGGGGTCGAGGCCACCAAGGCAGCCGGGTCACACCACGACTTTTCCATTTCCCCGGAAATCATGGCCAAGGCCATTGAGGCGGCGAAGGGATTAACGGACAGCGAGGCTGAAAACGCGTACACTCTTGCCATCGTGGGTAGCAAGAAGTTCGATCGGACCTTTGTCGATTCTGTGTTTACCGAAAAGGTTGCGCACCTGAAGAAGTCCGGGCTGCTTACTTACCTGGAGCCTGATGTGACGTTTGATGAGGTCGGCGGGCTGGAAGGGTTGAAAGCCTGGATCCGTCAGCGTGGACAGGCGTATCTTCCGGCTGCACGGAAATACGGGCTACCTTACCCAAGGGGTGTGCTGCTGTGCGGCGTCCCGGGATCTGGTAAAACGCTACTCGCCAAGGCGACGTCGGCGGAACTCGGACTACCTGCCTTCCAACTGGACATCGGTTCATTGTTCGGTAAGTTGGTTGGCGAAACCGAACAGAACTTCCGGCGCGTCATTCAGGCTGTGGATGGTATCGGCAGCTGTATCCTCTATATCGACGAGATCGAGAAATCGTTGAATCGCTCCGCCGTATCAGGCCAGGGCGATACCGGCACGTCATCCAGAAGTTTTGGTACTCTGTTGACGTGGCTTTCTGAGCACAAGACTCCGGTCTTTGTGATCGGCACTTCAAACAACTTTACGATCCTTCCCCCGGAGATGATTCGTAAGGGACGGTTTGACGAGTTGTTCTGGCTGGACCTGCCTTCTGAGGCTGACCGAGCTTCGATCTTCCGCGTATTGCTGAAGCGCTACGGCAGGGAACCAGGCAAGTTCAATTTGAAACACCTGGCGAAGGAGTCCCGAGGGTTCACCGGCGCAGAGATTGAACAAGTGATCGTCAGCGTGATGTTCAAGTGTTTCTCTGACGGTCAACGCGAGTTCTCTGACGCAGACTTGATCCAGGAAATTCAGGGAACCACCCCGCAATCGAAGACGAACGAGGCAGATATCGTCCGGATGCGCGCCGAGGCTGAAGGTAAGCTGCGTATGGCCGGTAACGATGGAACGGTGGTCGACGTAAAAGAAGAACTGCGGAGTATTGCCATATGAGTCAAGCCCCACAACCGCAAGCTCCGAACGCGCTCAACGAGCGTTTTCAACGCTTGTTCCGTGATGGAAAATTGGTGCAGCTTCACGTATCAAAATGGTCGATGGCGACCAGGTTGAACCGCGAGGATCTGCCTTTAGTTGCAAACGCCGTGTTGCCGGAGTTCGTGAAGCTCGGCAACAAGATGCTGGTCGGTGAAGAGCAGCTGCGCAAGTTCGCAGCGCTTGAGAACGCTGCACGGGCATATCTCCGTGCGCACGCTCATCCATTCCCGATCGCACAAGCGCATTTTGTGCCACACCGTACTTTGACGACGGTGATCGAGAAGCTTCACGACTTCCGCACAAAGTACCTCGCGCTCGTCGAGACGTTTCTCCGCGAATACGAGGTGCACAAGGAAGCCATGCTGGCAAAATACCCGGATCACCGGGCGTTATTGCTGCCCTATTACCCGAGCCGCGAACACGTTCGCACCAAGTTCGGGTTTCATATCGGTATGTTCGAGGTCGCATTCCCAAGACAAATGCGGGAAATTGACCTGGCCTCTGTACAGGCCGAAGCCACCGCTCGAGAGGACATGCAGCGTAAATTCGAGGCAGAGTGGCAACGACAATATGCACAAAGCATGCAGCAAGTGGACAGCTTCTTGAAGGACGCTGTCACCTCCATGCGTGAGCGTATTGTGGAGGTGTTTGAAACCATTGCACGCAAGATCAAGGATCGGGAGGTAGTATCAACGACCAACCTGAAAACCATGGCTGGGATTATCGAGGCTTTTGAAGGTCTCGACTTCCTTGACGACAAGGTTGTTCGTGAAAAGCTCGCTGCAGTCCGAGGAATTATCGGCTCTGGCCGGGACCTCAAGACTGACTATGACGCAATTGCGGCCCTCGGTGCTGCAGTTGGTGAGGTACTGCAAGTCGCTAAAGACACTTCCGACCTTGACGCGTTGACCGGCGAGTACGTTCGACGTATCGAGGTATGAGCAACAGTCCATTGGACGATATTCACGAATACAAGTTCGATACGGTGTGGATCAAGTTCACAAACCTCAAACATCCCACCCCGGTGGTTTGGATTGAGTTGGCCTCCGGCATATATGTAGCCGAGGAATCCACGCCAGACGAGCTGGTGTTCTTAACGAAGAAAATTGTACCGGTAGCTGAGGAAAATATTGTCAGCCCAGAAACCGCGGATGACTCGCCGGAGAAGACACACTTGAAAAGGGCGGATTTGATCCACTATTTGGAAAGCAAACTTCGCCCGACACCGGAGGAGGACGTAGTGGACTACGGCCCAATCGAGGACATCAGAATGCAACCTGCAGGACGTGAGATGACAAAAGAAGTCTATCAATTCCTGCTTCAATACGGAGTACGTTAATGTCACATACAGTCAAAGTCGCAGTGCAGTTCAAGGTCACCGAGCTACCGCAATTGACCAGGTCCCTGGAGGCCCTTGGTTGGACGCTCGTTCAAAACGGCCAGGCCCGTCAATACGGCGGGACCTCAATGGGCTACCCTTACGTGGCGGTAAACCCGGATAAGACGGGGTCAGGTTATGACGTGGGGATCAAGCCAGAAGGTGGAGTGCTCGGGTTTTACACCGACTTCTACGGAGGGTCGGTTGGAAAAACGCTTGGCGAAGGGTTTTACAAGTTGAAACAAGAGTTCGCCAACGCTGTCATTGAGGACGAGTTCCCTAACGCCAGTATTACTCGGCAGAGGGACGAACAAGGAAATATTATCGTCGAAGTCGCCGAGTGGAACTAACAGGCACATGAACAACAAACCATTGGCTAGAGAACTGACCACGGACATTATCCAGGCGCTTCAGCGTCACTACTTTGCTGAGGATCCCCCACCGAAGTTCGTGACGGTGGACGCAAAGACGGTACGTGCCGATAAAGCGGATTCGGCATTCTTCTGTGCCAAGGTGACCATTGAGGTGGAGCACATTGCCGGAAGCCCGAAGAAGCACACGGTACATATTCGATTCCGCCTCGACCAGAAAAAGCGGGTTATCCCGGCCTCCATCAGCTATCTATGAAACGCATCCGATTCAAAATCGACAAACACGGCGCCACTACGATTCTTGACGCCGAAGGATACGGCAGCACTTGTGTCGCTGCCACCGCAAGGCTTGAAGGGCGCCTCGGAACGGTAGACGAGTCGTCCAGGGCCTCGACGCCAAACTTCTTCGCCGATCCTGAGACCCAGACGGCGCAACAAGGGTTGGGATGAAAAAGCCCATGAAAATCCTGCTGACGCCGGAAGGCAGGATGGTAGCAGTGTATTCCGATGCATTGCTGCCAGTGGCTGACCGGCTTGGTGAAAAAACAATCGACCGTGCCAGCGACGTTGAGTGGCAGGATGGGGCCTGGGAGGCAAAAAGTCGGCAAACCGGAGAAATCCTCGCACGAGAACCCACCCGCGAAAGAGCCTTGCAATTGGAAGTCAAGGCGATAGAATCCAACCTTGCTGCATATGCTTGAGTCGTCTTCATTCCTTGCAATCTCCGATGTTCATATCGGGTTAAACCTGTACAACCAGCAAGAGCTCGGCGCTGATCTTCGGCGCTTGTTTGCAGAAGCTTGTCGTACGGCTGCTGCGTTACATGTTGATTATCTGGTCATCGCAGGTGACCTATTCGACACAAACAAGCCTACTCCTGACTTGATCCATTTCGTAAGGAATGAAATCGAAAATGCGAGGTTGGCTGGCGTACGCGTAATTGGTATCGCCGGGGATCACGATAAACCGGTAAATACTGAGTCGTGGACTAAAATCAGCGGAGTGGTTCCTGTCGAGACTGCCCCGCAGTTCGTTGGTTGTGATTACTCGGACAATCCGGCAGAAGTAATGGCACATCTCCAAACAGCGGTAAATCGGAGTACCGCCGAATGGATTGTGCTGCATGGGCAGGTGCCTGCTCTGTGGCCATTCTGCGAAGAGCGTAAGAAGCTGGACTTAAGCACGTTGCGGTTGTTCGAATTGTACCCTCGTCTCCGCGGCGTCCTCCTCGGAGATATTCATAAACCCTATGAAGGCAGCATCAAGGCAGACGGGCGTGAAGCCTTCATAGGGTATTGTGGCAGTTTGGGTGTCACCTCGTCTTCTGACATTGGTGTGCACACTGGAATGCTGCATTTCAACGGCCACGTCTTGAGTCGTATCCCGTATCCATTAGGACGGGATTTTATCAAGCTGGACCTGACGACTTCGGCCACGAAAGGGCTGGAGGTCGGCTATTACATCGACAAGTACAAGAAACACCGAGGGCGTCGCCCTGTGTTTTTGATTGAATACTCATCCTCTACGAGAGACCGGTTGGTTGAAGCTCGCGAGCTGTACCAGCTTGGTATCGTAAGGACAACTCAAATACGTGCGAAAGATTCTTCTGGCGAGGTCGTCAAGGGAGTCAGCATTCGTAATGAGTTGAATAATCAAGTTCGGATAGGCGCTGTTTTGAAAGACATGGTGCCTGACGAAGAAGTACGGTTACTATTAACTTCGGCTCTAGACACTGAAGACCCCCGGCTGGTGCTGGACGGCTTCAAAGGAAAATACCTTGTATGAGCCGACTAATGACATGGTTTGACGATGGAGAACCGATTTGGCCGCGAGCGCAGCTAGAGTCGCATTTCATCCAAAAGCTTATCATAGCAGGTGTATGGGTAATCGCTGTGGTCGATTATCCTTCGGCAATGTCGTTGTCGCACCTGGTAATTCCACCAACAAAATCAATCAATCAACCAATTAAATGACTCCCTCTATTGTGCAGCACTTCTATCTTCGTACTTCCACGGCCGGTTTGGTCGGCAAGGATGGTACGCCTGTTCCCCCTGACCACCGTGGCCACCCGGTTGGTGTTCTCGCCATGACCTTTACTCCGAAAGGAACGATCCGATTCTCGGGCTCCCTGGTCAGTAAGAAGGACGTGTTCCTGAAGAAGACCGGTGTCGCGAAGGCTCACGGCCGTTTGTCAAACGACAGTACTTCCGCCGAAGTCCCTGTTGACCAGTTCAAGGCGATGGACACCTGTCTTCTGGCTGCAACGATCGGCCTGTACACCAGGCGCGGTAATCGGTTCCACGAGATCGACTGGGCCAGGGCGGAAAAGACCAAGCTGTCGGCACTCGACAGTCTTGAAGCACGCTGTGGCAAGACGCCCGCGTGAGTTGACTTTTACCGCGAGGGTCGGCGATGAGCCGGCCCTCGCTTCACCCATAACTCCGTTCGTTTCTTTTTAGCTATGATGATCTTAAATGAACTGACGCTCAGACGGTTTCGTATTCACGATAATCTGACGATCAAGTTCTCATCGGGCGTCACAGGTATTGTTGGTCGTAATGGTACTGGAAAGAGTTCCATCATCGAGGCTATCGGCTTCTTGTTCACTGGCGAAACTGACGACCCGAAGGAACAGGTCATCACAGCTGGAGCGAGCGGTACGGCTTATGTGCGTGGTAAATTCACCCTGAATGGAAAAGAGGGTGTCATTGAGCGTGCACTGGACACTTCCAGGGTGATATTGGAGTACGACGGGCAGAAGCTGGTGAAAGCCAGTGAAGTGAGGGATATGTGGGCAAAAATGATCCAGGTGGATTCCCATATCTTCCAGCACGTCATCATGGCCAAGCAGAAGAAAATCCCGGAGTTGTTCTCGGGTGAAACCGCGGTCCGGGAAAAGGCCTTCCAGCGTATCTTCATGGTGCCAAATACCGAGAAGTTACGCAGCTTGATCTGGGACGGGTACATCAAGACTTGTCCTCCTCCGTTGCCTGAAGACGACGTACACGCTATTGACTTACAGCTTGCCAGGTTGCGTACGGAGCTGACCCCCAAGGAAGAAAAGCTCCTGCTCATGTCAACCTCCGTTCTCAGTGAGCAGCAGATGATGGCTGTGCTTGGATATACTGACCATTACAACAGGTGTATCCAGGACGCGCGCAAGCGTCCGATTCTCGAAGCTCAGTTGGCAGAGGCTAAAGCCAATGTGGAAAGTTTCGTCAGTCAGTTCACTGCATTGGGTGAACAACTGCGCACAATACCCGAAGACCTTGAAAGTCAGTACGCAGAGCTTGTAACTAAGAAAGAGCAGTATAGGCAGCACCTCCAAGCCAAGAGTGCATTGGCTTCCGCTTGTGAGACAATGCAGAGTCTCAAGGTCGATCCTGTCGCTCTTCAAGCTGAAATTGATGAGCTGCAACAACGGTGTGACACGCATCGCTCGGCAGTTATGTCCAACCAACTGGAAGTTCAGAAAGTACGACAGGAAATACACGGGCTTCAAAACCTTAGTGGTGCCGCGACTTGTCCGACCTGTCACCAGCCGCTAACCGACGTAGCTCAACATTTGGCCGATGCCCAGAGTCGCCTCCTCTCCCTGACTAGCGATGGTGCTTATGCTCAAAGTCAACTGGAGGCACAAAGGGAAATCTTGCAATCGCGCAAGGCCGTGCTGTCCCAGTGGCATGCATTGAACGCCCAGGTACAGGCATTGAACGCCCAGGCAACCGGTTCTTATGTGGAGTATGACGAGGCCAGACTAATGGCTGTTATGACCTTGCGACAGCACGTACAGACCACCCTTACCACAATGAGGCAGCTGGACAACGCCCGCATTCAGACTGAAGCATCTGTTCGTGTCCTTGAGGAGCAATTAAAGCACTTGGTGGAATATACAGGCAACGCCACTCCGGCTGAAGAGTTAACCTTGATGAATGAGGTGTTGCAACGTCACCGGTTGAGAATGCAGGAGATCAGCGCGTTGGAAAAGGAAGTCGCCCAGGTCCGCACTGAGGTGACCATCCTTGAGCAAAGACGTGTAGCTTCACTGGCAAACCACGAGAAGAACTTGGCGAGGACGGAGTATAGCAATAAATTGCGCATGGCGTATGACGTGCTGCATACCTCTCAGTTTCCTCGTCGTCTTGTACAAACCTACGGGACCGTTGTAGAAGAGGAACTCCAGCAGCAACTCCAGAGGTTCGACCTGCCGTATCGCGCAAATATCAACGAAGACTTCAGGATCGTCGTTACACGCGATGGACACGTGGTACCGCGGTTATCTGGCGGCCAGGAAATGGTCGTGGGGTTGTGCCTTCGCCTTGCGCTGCACTCCATGTTTAGCCAGGCCTTCCCGATGTTGATCATCGATGAAGGCACAACGCATTTGGATGAAGAGAACAAGAAGTTGTATTTCCAATGCGTGAAAGATCTGAAGGCGGACAAGATCATCCAGCAGTTAATTATCATTGACCATAGCTCTCTGCTTACAGAGGCTGTGGATCATGTCATCCGACTATAGCATATGATTGGTGCACTTTGTTTAATTGGTTCAGGCGCCTTGTTGGCATTGTATTTTACTCATGCAAGTTTTAGGAACCGGGTCAACGACCTGGCACTGCATGTAAAGGCATTGTTCGCTCGCCCGGGTCCTATTCCTACTACCCCGATTGACCCTCCGCCTGCGGCAACGCAGGTTACTGAGGTACCACCGACTTAATATATGGAGATCACAATCACCAGAGTTGACGGCGCTTTGTCGGTTGTTCCCAGCCCGCCCTATCTGGTGGAGTACCTCCAGTACTATCACCGAGGGTTCAAACTGGTAAACTATCGAAGAGTAAACGACTTCGAGCAGAGGTTGTTGCATCAGATTCAACCTGATGGTTCGTTGATCACCTTCCCGGGGTTCTTTGATAAAATACTCGAGCTGTGCCACTCGAACCATGATACGGTTCGGGTGGTCGATCAACGGACTGCTTTGCCTCCGGTCGCATGGGAGGCTATTCGGGACATCAATTGGGCCGGCATTGGCTCCACGGGGCTGCGGGCTTATCAGTTCGATCCTATTGCGGAGTTTTTGACCAAAGCACAAAGCTCCTCCGGGATCGTTAATGCGGCAGGTGGGTTTGGTAAAACGATCGTACAGGGCGTAACTTACGCTGCGTTCAACAGTCTTAACACCATCCTCGCGATTCCTCTCAAGGAGGTCTTCACACAGACTTTCGAAAAGTTTCGCCGGATGTTTCCTGGTAAACACATCGGTCGTGTTGGAGGAGGTTTTCATGACATATCCCCAGACATCACAATCACTACCTTCAAGTCCTTACGAAGCTGCGCCATTGAAAAATGCCAGCTCTTGCTTATCGATGAGTTGCAGAGTACGGCCGGTGAGGAAATCAGCGCAACTCTCTGTTCGATGCACCCCATTCGTGTATTCGGGTACACTGCCACTGACAAGGGAATGTTCAACAAGGCCGAGAAGCTTCTCAAGGGCCTTTTCGGTGAACGGCTCATTTACATCCCCTACAAGGAAGCCGAAGAGTCAAATGCTGTTGTGCCGGTGAGCGTTTGGTTTATCAAGACTCCGACCGATATCATGATTTCGGCCGGCACGATGGAAGGAAAACTGAGACAAGGGATCAAACAGTGCAGGCCTCGCAATGAGCTGATCGGCCAGGTTTGTCGCGCTGTGCCAGACAATTGGCAGACCTTGATCTTTGTGGATCACATATCCGACCATTTAAGGGCGCTACACAAAGAGCTGCCAGCGGGCACCCGGTTCATCCACCGTGAGGCTACCAAGACTCTGGGAGAATATGCTCTGTCTCCTAAGAAACAGCGGGATACGATCGCCGCCTATCAGGCCAACGAGTTTCAGTTCCTGATGGCAACTGATGCTTTTCGAGCTGGTGTGGATATCCCAAATTGCCGGGTAATTATCCAGGCAAGTGGTGGATCCAGCGAAGTCGAGTTATTGCAGGAGGCACTGCGCGGCTCCAGAACACTGTCAGAAACGCAGCAGCGCACACTCGGCGCTCCACCGAAGACGCATTTGGTACTAATAGACTTCCTGGACCTCCATGACCCTTCCCTTGAAGGTATGTCACGGAAGCGCATGGAGATTTATCGCAAACAGGGCTGGGCGATCCACGAGGTGGAATCTCCGGCGCAAATAGATTGGAAGAAGTATTCTCCGACCAATCGAGGTGAGGAATAATGGCTGAAGACTATGTGTTGGTGAAATATGGCGACAACTGGGCTGACGAATTCGATGTTAATTCGACATGGGTTGTACGCAAGCCTGTGTGGGAGGAGTGGAAGACCAGAGTCGTCACGAAAATCACGAATGAAGTCGAGATTTACTTTGGTACTAACGAATACATAACTGTCGACAGTGGTGAGGCGGTCGTCAAGAAGTGTAAGGTGCAGGAGATCCCAGAAAGTGACGCTAAGGTGATCGCTAAGTACTTTGGCAAGTCGTGGGATAAACTGGAAGAGGGTGGAATACTCATTGGTCAGATCTCGGTGTTTGACCGCTTGGCTGACCAAGCCAGCTAAGAAGACTGAGGAGAAAGCAAAGACGATGCAGGTGGAACCCTCTAAGAAGACGACAGTCGTAAACTTATTTGCCGGCCCAGGTGCAGGTAAATCTACATTCTGTGCAGGCGTGTTTGCCTCACTGAAATGGTTGGGAGTGAATTGCGAGATGGCGCTTGAGTACGCGAAAGACATGGTTTGGCAGCAGTCTTTTGATGTGCTGAATAACCAGCTTTACGTATTCGGGAAGCAGCAGAACCGCCTTTTCCGGTTGAACGGTAAGGTTGATGTCATTATCACTGACTCCCCATTGATCAACTCCCTTATCTATGACGCCCAGAAACGCGAGCAGACACGTGCTGCCTTTGTTGAGATGGTGCTCGCAGAGCATTGGTCTTACGACAACCTGAACTTCTTTATCGAACGCCGAAAGCGTTATAACCCGATCGGGAGGCTTCAAACGAAGACAGAGGCCGAGCAGTTGGACGCCCGGATCAGGAAGGTACTGGAAGCGCGAAATATCCCGTACAAGGCACTCCCAGGAGTACCAGAACAAATTGAAACAATTGTCGAGGCGGTTATCGCGCATCGCCCCGATCTCAACATCAATCAATCTAACGATGTCTCACTTGAAAAACTTTATCCAGCGTTGCTGGGGCCGTCTTTGGCGGCGTCGCCCGGCCCCACTAACGGTTGATACTCGTGAAGTGGCCCGACTGAACCAATTGGCCGAGCAGGTGTAGTTTGTTTGCTAATTCTTATGAACGAGAACGAGGTCCGTGTACTTTCGAAACTACGAGAGAAATTCGGAACGGTAAAACCGGCCTCGAACGGATGGGTACGTATCGCTTGTCCAACTTGTACCGCAAGGGACAAAAAGAAGTTCAAGCGATACGTACACCTGGATCGACTGTTCAATAGGTGCTTCATTTGTGAGATGCCTATGCAGGAGGCTGAGCTGGTCGGGGACCAATTTATCAGGGTATCTGGCACAGCACAGTCCACTGTGGAGTTGGAGCCCAAAAAGGAAAACCCGATGGCGAGGCAGATGCCAGGTCTTCGGTTTATTCCGGTGAACCAGTTGCCTTTGGACCATCCGGCCGTCAAGTTCCTGCACAAAGATCATCTGTTCGATTTGGATCGGTACGCCACTGAATACGGGATTTGCTATTGCCCTTGTGACGCTGGAATGACCTTCTCCAGTCGCCCGTTTATTTCATCGGCTGAGAGGCTGATCTTCCCGGTGCGGTTCAACAACGAGTTGGTTGGCTGGCAAATGAGGTCTATACCCGGGACCACATACGGTGATCGAGAAGATGCAGTCAAATACTACCACTTGTTCAACAAGGGGCAGTACTTGTTCAACTACGACAAGGCCAGGCAGTATCAGACAGTCGTATTGGTTGAGGGTGTCAAGAAGGCATTGAAACTGCCTAATGCAGTGGCTTGCTTCGGCAAGGACCTGACGGATGCCCAAGTGCAACTCTTGACCAACTGGAAGAATATAATCGTATGTCTTGACGCTCAGGACGTTGCCCAAGCGATTGGTCGCCGTGTTGCGGCTTCGCTACGGGCTTACGGACTGCGAGCCTTAAATGTCGACCTTGGGCCATACGGCTTTCCGTCCCCTGACGAAATGACGACGGATCAACTCAGCTTCACGCTATACAACGAATGGCGAAACTATGAGCACACAGACCCTTTATGAGCAATATCCTCAAGCAGTAGAGTGGATATTAAAGCTCCTGCGTAACTCGACTCCGCCATCGCAACTAGCCGCGGAAGTTGACCCGATAAAAGAACAAATTCGCGGATACCTGGGAGCGCAAGTTGGTTTGAACAGCTTGTTTTCACAACCGCCTGCGACGACTCCTCAGCATAGTGGGATATGGAACCGCCCTACTGCGGCTGAGTCCTCTGTGCGCCACACTACAACCTCTTGCCCCACCTGTGGTCAACAAGCCAGGATCGATGCGTCGTCAGAGAAGTGTGGTGTCTGTCAAAAGCCGATGGTCGTGAGGCACAACCGACTAAACGGCCAGGCGTTTCTAGGCTGCACTGGGTATCCTTCCTGTCGTGGGACCCGTAACCTTTCAAACCTCTTGCTGCAACGGGCTCGGGAGGCCATCGCTCGTGCCACTGTGGCCGGTGGTGAAGAACTACGTAGAATAGAACTTTGATTTATGGACTTTTCTTGGCTGCGCGGCAGCACTCTCTTTTTGACCGTTCATGGCTCTCAAGCTTACGGTCTTAATCATTCATTATCGGACTTGGACGTCAAAGGAGTGTGCATTCCTCCTATCCAGGTTCGTGATCACTTATTTCAAGGGTTCGAGCAAGCCGAGAATGCGCCAGAGATTCATAGTTGGGACCCGGTGGTAGCTCGCGTTAACCCACTAAACCCAAAGGTGGAGAGTAACGTCTATAGCCTGAAGAAGTTCTTTAAGCTGGCGGCTGACGTTAACCCGAACATCATCGAGGTACTCTACACTGACCGCAGTGACCACCTTGTTACCGTGCCACTCTTTGACGAGCTGCAAGGAAGACGTGCGGAATTCTTATCGAGCAAGGCTAAGTTTACTTTTACTGGATACGCCATTGCGCAGCTCAACAAGATAAACCGGCATCGGAAGTGGCTACTTGACCCGACTACTGAAAAGCCGAAACGCAGTGATTTCGGGTTGCCGGAGGAGAGGCCAAGGGCGGTGGAAACAATTGCCCGTGAGCTTAGCAAGCTGATTGAGGAGTGGAACTTCCATCAATATCGTCTCGACGATCTGGAACGGAGCGAGTTAAAGGAGCGTTGCTGGGAACTGGTGTACCTCCTTTCAAATGGAAAAGTCGTCGACTGGGATAACTGGCCTGACGAGCATTGGAAGGCAGCCATCAGTAAACTGCAAAGCGAGTTGAACTTGTCTGACGAGCTTACAGCCGTGATCTCCAGGGAGCATGACTACCAGAAGGCTCTTCGGGCTTACGAGTCCTACGTTCGGTGGGAGGCCAACCGCAATCCTGAACGGAAAGTTCTTGAAGCTAAGTTCGGTTACGATGTAAAACACTCCATGCACCTGGTGCGCTTACTGCGCATGGGTTTTGAGATCCTGACTACGGGGCAAGTACTGGTGCGCCGGCCGGACGCAGGCGAGTTGATTGAAATCCGCAATGGCGGATGGAAATACGAACAACTCGTAGAGTACGCCGATACCATGGGCAAGAAAATCGATGAAGCCTACAAGACCACCAAACTACCTCGGTCTGTGGATCATGTGGCGTTGAATCGACATTACCACGCCTTGGTCGAGCTATGGATGACAAGATATGGAGCTGACATTTGACGACATAAAGAATCGATTGCGAGCGGCGTACATCAAGTATCGCCGAGGCAAAATGCCTAATTACCGGGGGAGCAACGACCTCGAGCAGGCTCTTGACGCTGGGGCACGGAATTGCATCGCCGCCAAGATCACCCCGGAAGACTACTGCACCGCCTTGTATCAGGCGTATGTGAAGGATGGGGTTGATAACTTCTTTCCCAATCAGCTTCAAGGTAGCAAGGCCCTCGAAGTGGCCAAGCGGTTTACCGCCAACTACGAAACCGTTTCTCCGAAGCAACTTTGGACCACCCAGATTGCTTTGCTGAAGACGGCCATTGACCGGACAAAGAGACCAGTTGAAGACATCCTGCTGGACCACGTGCTGCCATTCAGCGCGTGGTTCCGTATTGTTGCTACAGTTAAGCCTGTGCAATCAATCATCGATCGATACAAGGATGAAGCAAAAAGCGAGTTAACTGAGGAGTTGCTGACATTCTTGTCCGGCGTGGCTGCTCAAAATGTGTCAAGACTACGAGCCCTATGAGCGAAAATTACAATAGCCAGGACATGTCCGAGCTGGTTCTACGCCACTTGATGCACTCTTCGGTGGTCATGAAAAAGGCGAAGTCGTTAGGACTGTCCCCTGACGATTTCCTGCCTCCTGGAGAGTACCAGCTGCCTCTCTACAAAATCGTCGCTGAAGTTCTTCTGGAAATTGGAGAGGCACCAATCCTGCTGGATGTGCTTAAAATCCATTTCGGCCGGAGGGCCGCCCAAGGGCTATCTCCTGCTGTTTACGAGCAACTGCCGCACCTGCTCCTACGTCTTGTCGGGAACACTCAACTGATGGAAAGCTACGTCGTTGAGTTGCTTCCCAAATTCATCAAGGCGCGGCGGTCTGCCAAGATCGTCGCCGAGGCAGGCGGAGATTTGGAGCGACTGGCTACGGAATACCGCAAGGTAATCTTCCCACTCGACACGCTGGACGACTCCGAGATCCCGGTCGATGAACGCTTCGTAAGCCCATTTGCCACCATTCTTAAGAAGTCTATTTGCTCCATGATCCCTACGGGGTTCGCGAAGCTAAATGCGGCCCTTGGTGGCGGTGTCGGCTACAGAGAGTTTGGACTCATCGTAGGGCACTCTGGTGGTGGTAAAACAGCGATGGGTACATCGATTGCTCGTGGTGCGGCATTGGCCGGTCACAAGGTTATTTACTGCTCGATGGAGGAAGAAAAGGAAGATATCGCAAACCGTATGTACGCAGCGGTATTCGAGGTTGACTACACCAGCCTTCATAATGGCAGCGGATACCTTGAGCTGGAGCAGAAGATCGCATCCGATACTGATGCCCCACGTATGAAGCTCCTTCAAGAAAACCTGGTCTTGTTGGACCTTAAGGGCATGACCCCGATGAAGCCCACGCAGCTAAAACAGCTTGTCGACGATTACGCAGTCAAGCACGGCTTCATGTTCGAACTGCTAGTCGTCGATCAGCTTCAGTTTATGGAGCCGGAGAGCGTACAGCCTGGGGAGCAGGACTGGATTAAGGAAGGGCGGGTGGTAAAGGAGTTGGATGAGATTTCCCATCAACCAATCGCCGACACAGGTAAGCACTTCGGAATGTGGGTTTTGCACCAAGCGAAAGGAAAGGTCAAAATCTATTTTTCGAATGACGAAATCGCTGGGTTCAAAGGTATTGTCCACAAACCGGAAACGGTACTGGGCATCGGTCGCGAGAATCCTGCTTCCGATAACTTTGAAATATTCTCCCTCAAGAACCGGCATGCGAAGAACTTTAGGCTTCCGCTGCATGGCGACTTGAAGTGGATGAAGTTCATTGAAAAGGCGGATGGTCCTGGGGACGCGCAGTCCATTGGATCAGTCACACCTCCGCCGCCAGGCACACCGGCCGGAGTACACACCGCCATGTCCTCAGGTAATTTCCAACATCAAGGGGATATGCGACAATTGTTACAACCCCCTTCAACGGGTGGACCGCCTGTACCACCATCATTACTCGCAGGCATTTAACTTCATATGGCAGACACAGAACAACCCGCAATTAACGAAGCAGATCTATTCCGGGTGCGATACGTCGCTCCGGAAGACGGAGGAAGACCAAAAATGTGGTTACCTCCTACTGGCAACAGGGACGCCAAGGTCATGCTCATTTTGTCCCACCCTAACTTCAACGACCTCGACTCCCAGCGTATCCTGAGTGGAGAATACCTCACCGAGGTGCAGAACGCCTGTACGGCGGCAGGAATCAACATCGGCGACCTGTATGTAACGACTATGGTCAAGTATGGTATTGGGAAAAAGCCCAAACCAACCGCCGAACAAATCGCCGAGTGTGCCCCATGGCTGGAATATGAAATCGCCATGGTCAAGCCTGACTTGATCATGACCATGGGTGCTGAGGTCTTCAAGTGGGTCATGAAGGCCAACATGAAGCAGTCCGATTACCTGGGTGAACTTGTTGATTCTCCTTACGGGAAGATTCTGCCGAATTACTCCCCAGGTATGATTCTCACCCAGGATCCGAAGAAGCGTACTCAATTCCAGGACGCATTCGTGTTGGCACGCCGGTACCTCGATGACGACCTGGACTATCAGGCGTTTACCTGGGAGATCGTTAACACGCCGGAGCGCAATATCGAGATCCTTGTCGACTACATGAACCGAGGGCTATGGACAATCGGTTATGACGCCGAATGGTCACCAGGTAAGATGGCTAACGGGGAAGAGGTCATGACCACTTTCCAATACTCGTGTGAGCCGCATCATGCCATCATCCTGGACATCAGCCCGGACCTGGTGGAGGAGAACCAGGAGTTGCTGAACACGATGCGACTGATATTGGAGCATCCAAAGGCTGACCGTGTTGGCTGGAACGTACGTGCTGACGACAAACGCCTAATCCAGCGAGGCATTCGCCCACGGGAAGAAACATTGGGCTTCGATGGAATGAAGGCCGTGGCTTTCTTTGATTCGCGTTACCCCAAGGGGTTGGAAACAGGAATCAAGAAGTTCACGAAGTACGACCCGTACTACATGCCGCTGACACGGGCCCTTCGTGAGCATAAACTGACACCGAAAGACCTGGTCAAGTTGAAGCAGCTGGCGCCTGATGTGTATTGGCGATACTGTGCCGGTGATGCGGTTGCGCATCGTACGGCCTGCGTAAACATGCGGGAGTACATGAGGCAACATGTTCCCAAACCGGTACAGGCGTATTACTTCGATACGTACCTGCCTCTATCCAATTACTTTGTCGACCTGGAGATGTACGGCATCCCAATTGACACAGTAATCCTGGAGGACTTGAGCACCAAGTTCTCTTCGAAGTTTAGTGAGCTGAAGGCACAGTTGCTGGAGTTGGTTACTCCGATGATGCCTGACTTCAATCCGGCTTCTTCTCCTGACAAGAAGAAGTTGTTGTACGACCATCTGAAGCTAAACCCCGCCTATTACACGAAATCAGGCAAGTCACCAAAGCCCAGAGCGTGGTATGTGAAGCAGAAGAAAGACGTACAAGAGCAGTACCAACCGAGCACGAACAACAAGTCGCTGGCGACGATCAAGTTCGAGTTGCTGCAGTATCTTGAGGCACATCCTAAGTTGCCTGCAGAAGAGCGCACCCCACTGGAGCAAAAGCTACGTATTGTATCAGTGCTGCTGAGCTTGAACCGTGTGGGTGTATTTGCAAACAAGTTCCTAGACCGACGGGGAACGGAGTTCGTCAAGGACCTGGAAGATCCGGCAAACCTGGATGCAGAGGAAGAGGAAGAAGATGAGCCGCTGAAGCAGTCCTATTGGGGCGCCTTGTGTAACGACAAGCGCATCCATGCTGATTTCTTCGAATGTCTCAACAATTTCCGAAGCAGCTCCAAGCCGAACGTACAGAATCCGGCGTCCAAGGTCTTGAGTCATATTCCTGACATTTTCGTGCCAGGTTATGCGTCTCTTTCCAAAGAGGATCGAAAGAAATACGACCACCTTATTCCAAGGAATATCCGGCACATCTTCTACCCAGGGAAAGAAGATTTCCATTGGGCGGAGGTTGACGTGGCCGGGGCGGACCTGGCAATTGCTGCTTTTCTTTCGAGGGACCAAGATTACATCACGGATATCCTTCAAGGAGGATTCCATCTTACAAAGGCCCGGGAATACTTCCGGGATCCAAAGATCGGAAAGGATGACTACTCGAAGTATGTGTCGGCAAAGGCCATCACATTCCGGGTAGCCTACACGTCCGAGTTGTCTGCTGCAGCCCTGCCTATCCAATCGGAAATCTTCGCTGAATCAGGTATTTATGTGAAGATGGAAGATATCGAGTATGCACTATCGACCTGGCATCGGTACGAACAGTACATGCGCTATCGAGAAGCATGCAAGGCTCAGGTGGCTGGAGGCTACATCGAAAATGCCCGAGGAATTAAGTACTGGTTTGACCAGTCTGACCGCTTCGGCATTATCGCCGGATGGCAAAACGAATCACTGGCTTATCCCATTGCCAGCGAACTCGCTTTGTTTCTGTGGGACGTGTCTGTCAGCATGAAAAAGCAGTTGCAAAAGGAGGGACTATGGATGAACCGAGTCATCCCAGTCAACTCCGTGCACGATGCTTCTTACTGGATTGTTCATAAGGACTTGATGCGGGATAACTATTTCCCTGAGCTCGCGAAATACTACTTCACCGAAGGCTGCCGTATCGCAACGGGCGATCGACTTGGCATGGAAATGGTGGTATCTGATCGGTGGAAGGGCAAGGAAGTTGTCTTCAGCAAAGAGACCAAATGGGATTTCGAGAAAAAGACCTGGTTGTGGAAGTAACTTCTGCGATTGGTTCTATTGAGTGATTGGCCTAAATGGCCCAAAATTAACATGAGTTCTGTTCTAACTTCTGATTCTTCTGATTCTACTACTTCTATTTCGACTACTTCTACCCCGGTCGGGCGAGTTATCGAGCTCCCCGACCGACGCAAGGGAGTGACCGCAGCGTCGAACCAGTTCCTGTTGACCCACCGGGCTTACGACATGACGACGTTCAACCGTCATCAGCTGAGCATCGAGGCGTATTTCCAGAACTATATCGCACGGCCTCATACGGCCACCGAGCTGACCGTTGATGGTAACGCAGTTGTGGGAAACCCCAGCCTGGTGTACAAGATCGCCACCCAGACTGGATTTTCTGTGGCGCCCAGCTACACAGGGCCGGTGGAGAGTGAGGTCGCCTCCAAGCGTTACCCTGGGCGTAAGGTTCCTGTTCTCTCCTGCGCTGGCGGCGTGAACATTCCGAGATTCCCGACAAGCGATGGGTCTGGGGATACCTCCAGGTTCTTTGTGGGTAGCATGATGCCGGTAGGGAATAGGTTGGTATTGCCCGGACTCTTGCGCGAGACGCCTCTTCCAGAGGAAGAGCGAAATACCCAATACAATTACTTGATCGCCTTAGGTTCGGACGCAGGCATTCATCGCGACTTGGTTGTGAAATGGGGCTGCACGGCCGACTGGGAAACACGCCGCAAGTGTCATGCTTCTACACACGGTGAACCGACGTCCGTGATGCTCAGGATTCAAATCCCGGATGAGTACGATAGGTTCGCTGTCGAGAGGGCGATGCACGCACTAATGGCCCAGTGGCGCCATCACGGTAAGGAGTATTTTTGTCCGCCGGTCTGCTTTTTGCATGACTTGATGCAATGCAGGGACTTCACGCAGCTCATGACTCTCATGGTTGTGTATTCCTCCAATCGTGGGCAGCTCTTCCTTAACACCCTGAATCAACACGTGGTTGAAGGACGTGTGACTCACGTTCAAGAGCACCGAGCTATTGAGGTTGTCCAGCCAGGCCAGCTCAACACTGCCGCATAACGGATATCGGTTAACTGGGGCGCAGGTGCGCCCCTCATTCATCTTTCGAAACTATGTCGAACTTCACTTACTTTAGTGTCTCCAAGGGGCAAGAAATTCCTCTTCACCAAATGGAGAATCATCATCTTAACAACGCCATCCTCAAGTTGGAGCGTGATCAATCCCTCGGTGCGCCTATTCCACTGGCTGTACTCGCCGCGCTAAAGGCGGAGCAGGCTCGTCGGAATGGAGAGCAAGCGCAGCAGCAGGCCACACAAGCGCAGCAGCAGGCCACACAAGCGCAGCAGCAGGCCACACAAGCGCAGCAGCAGGCCACACAGGCGAGCGGACCCTATATCTCTCCGGAGGCCTCAGCCCCTCCAGTGAGTAACAAGCAGCCGGCATCTGAATCGCCGACTGCGCCTTCCTTTGTCACCTTTGCCGCAGATGTGCATACGGCTCTTACTCAATTTACCGAAGGGCAACTCTCTGCGGCCAAGTTGACGGAAAGGTTGCAATCTCTCGCCGCTGCAATAAACTCGCATGGAGGAAAGTCGACCGAGAAGGTTACACCAACACCTAGCGCACGCGATGCTTCTCTTGTCCTCCTGAAGGACCTCCAATCGGCTGAGTTTCCGGCGCTTACTTCTCGTGTACTGTTGAACAGCCTTGCGACTTACGGGGTTACCACCCTAGCTCAATTAAGCGCACTTAGCCGCGCCGATTTTGCTGCGGTGCGTTTTTCCACGCCTGCCGCTTACATCGAGGTGCAGCAGCTGTTTGCCAACTACGGGCTGGATTGGGCGCCAGCCTCTACGATTCTCATCAATGATGGGCGCATCAGCTCGACGCTTAACCCTAACGCCTCTGATATTGCAGTGTTTGCTCGAGAGGCTGAGCGTCGATTGAAAAAAGCTGATGGCCTCTTCGCTCCGGAAGCCTCGATCGAGCGAGTGATGAATGGCGTCAAAAAGCGTCTCAGCCTGGCGGCCAACGCCCTGAGTACTTCGCTTTTGGTACGCGGCCTCACTAGCGAGCCTGCAGTACAGAACTGGCTGGCATCACTTACGGTTAGTGAGGCGTTCAAGCAGCAGGTGCGCCTTTGCCTGGCTCGTATGATTGCTCGGGTGCAGGCGACCTATCCGTCTGTTGTGACCTCGGAGATTACACCGACGGAAGGTCGTATGACGGGCGCCAGTCAGCTCGACTAAGTTGGGACCACACAAGGCACCTACCCACGCGGTGGGTGCCTTTTATCTTGTATTGCTTTTTCGTAGTGTAGTTTAGCCAGTATCTTATCGTGTCTTGATCTATCTTGTTGTGTCTTTGCAAAGAGGAACCTCGTGCAACCACACCATGACTGAATCAGACAATGTACTGAAATTCACTGATAATTCCAAAACTAAGTTCAAATCTAATCATCTAAACACTTTTGGTTTGATGCATGGCCGACCAGAGAATGGCGGCACGTGCCCTGGGTCCACTACAGGGCCTGGTGGGTGTTTGAGCTTGAAGCGGGAAGGAGGAGTCAATGCTACGTGCTACGTTGACAAACTCGTGAAGGCCTACCCCAGTTTTGGAAAGGTCCTTGCAAGGAATACTGCCTTGTTGAAGGAAAAAAGCGTGGAGGAGATGGAAGCGATCCTGACTGCTTCTGTTGCCGCGTTTGTCAAACATAATAACGGGAAGCTCTTGCATTTCCGGCTACATACTTCTGGCGATTTCTTCTCGGAAGATTACGCCAGAGCGTGGGCTGCGACGATCAAGAAATTCCCGCAAGTACAATTCTGGACGTACACTCGAAGTCTATGGGCCGTGCCTCTGCTCATGGATTGTCAGAACCTTGCGCTCTACATTTCGTCGGACAACGCCAATTATGCGGAAGCACGATTGGTGTTCGATATTTGTAGTCCAGGGCATCATAACGTTGGAATTTGTTACATGGGAAATATTGGTACACAGCCGTCAGATACAAAATGGGTCGTTTGCCCTGAAGTATCTGGCAAGCTCAAGAACGAGCGTTCTGCTGGAGCTTGTGCAAAGTGCAGGCTATGTATGACTTACAACGGTGAAATTGCGTTGAGAAAAATACAATTTCCAGTTCATTGAACTTGTAGTTCCGCCTCAGTTTGATACAATGGATGGAGCGGTAAGAACCGCACCATTTTTTCATTGTTGTCTCGTTCGAAATCACTTAAAGCAAAAACAAATTATGACCAAGACCATCAACATCCGCATCACCGACGCTTCTGGCCACACTAACCTCACTCAGGATCTGGCCGATGCCATCAACACGGTTATCACCGCCCACATCGAGAACAAGCGCTGGGCATATGTCGGTTCGAATGTCTTTCAGTTCACGGCCACTTCGGTCGATGACCCTGCTCTCTTGCAGGATGCTGCTCGTCTTCGCGAGCTGCTTCTTTCTTCCCCTGACGGTGTCACGGTAACCATCACCGGTGATCTCGTCGGCGGTGCCGGTCAACAGGTTACACTCCGCGTCACCGATGCCACCGGGCATACCGAGACCATCGAGGACCTGGCTACCGCTGTCAGCAAGGTTATTGCTGCTCACGTTGAGAATAAGCGCTGGGCTTATGTCAACTCCAACGTCTTCACCTTCGATGAGGACGCTCTGTCCACCCCTGCCGGCGTCTTGGCTGAGACTCAACGTCTTTTCCGTGTCGTCGAGGCAGCTGGTGAAAACGGTTCTGTGACGGTCACCTTGACTGGCGATCTCGCCGGTGGGTCCGCGCACTAATTGTCCCTGTTTCGTATTAACGAGGGAGGAGAGTAACATCTCCTCCCTTCGAACCCTATTGTGTCTTCACTTCATCTATGGCTATTCCTCTAAAGACAATTTCGCACGCAGTTCGCCAATTTGCTGAAATCCAACGACAGCTCCCCGGTATCACGGTGGCGATTGAACCTGAAAGCTTCTGGGTTGGTGCCTCCAATGAGTGGCATTTTCTCCCTAAGTTTAGCAACGTGGACAACGTTCCGGCACTCGCAATGATTTGCGAAACTAGCCAGTGGTATGTGTCGGATCGAACACTCACACCGGCTGGGCAGAACTCATCATTTTTCACGACGCTTGAAAAGCAGAAGACTTTTGCTCAAGTTACACGCGGTCACAGCTCTCTCCTTCAAAGCCCGGTTAAGTATTTCTTCGAGACCGTTCGTGGGTTCTCGAGTCACGGGTTTGGGGTAGTTGTACCGATGTTTATTACGGGTACGCCTGTTGAATCCCAGGGTCAAGGGAAGTCATATCGTACATTGAGTGGCGATGCACTGACGACGACAGGTGACGGCTTTGTCCGTGATGCTGGGCATACCAGCCCCTCGTATTTCGCTGTGAGCACAGACAGTCCACTCTACAACTACATGGATAAAGGACACGTCGTGTTCTTTTGCTCCAAGACGGGTGAAGTTCCCGCCATCTTTATCTCGAACCAGCTTAGCCTTAACGTGTATTCGTTGGCAGCGTTGTTCGCGGTGATTCCGGAGCAAGTCAAACTGTTGCTGCGTGACGGTGTATTTCTGAACGCTGCAAATTCAGGCGAGCTACAGAGGGTTCTCATGCTGGCTGAACGTGCACTTCCGGAGGCCCATGCACAACGATATGCCAAGTTGAAGGCCGACATTCGTGCAGACTTTGAGACGAATGCACAAAACGTCATCGTCACCAAGTTCCAGCGAGGTGAGATTAAGGAGATCGTCCTTAACAACATCAAGCTGAGCGCCAACCGGGCGACTTACGAGACTATCAGCATCGAGGCTGAAGGGCTGACGGACGTCATCATGACGAAGCTGGATCCTAATGGAGTGTTCGACATCTACCAGCTGGCGGATGCCTTTATCGCTTCCATCATCCATGAGTCAAGTCAAGTACCGCTGTCTGCGACTTCCAAAGGATTTAGTGAAGCCAAGCAATGGACTTTCCGTATTAACGATATTCCCATCGTCCTGTCACTGAGCACGACGAACACTCGGCGAAAAGTAAACGGGCATTACATCAATAACGATGAGCTGCATCGCGTCCTTCGCCGGGCCACCTGCTTCACTAATGCCGAGGACTACAATCGGTTTGTCCGTCAAATCGAGAAGGCCTCACTGCGTGTACACGACGCCCTGTCAAACGGCGTTCCGCTGAAGATCTTTACGTTTGACCGCTACGCGGACTATAACCGCCCGGTCACAGCCAAGCACCCCAAGATCTTCTTCATTTGCGAAAAGGGGCATTACTACCTGTGGCTCAACAAGGAAAAGACGACCAAGGTTCCGTTGCGCCGTTTCGTCGGGTTCCTCGATGAGTTGGCAAAGCTCAACGGGAAGACAAACAACTCCTGGGTAAATGACGAGTCCGGACTTCAACGTCGGAATACGGAATGGTGCAAGTACCACCTCAAGCGGATTATTCGACTGCACGCCGTGGATGACAAGGATGTGCCGCTTGTGACCTTGGAAGAGTTGGCCCCGTTGGTGGACTGGCTGTTGGAGGCACGCTCTGAGGCCGAGAAGAAGTCTGCACAGTTGCTTGCTACGGTTGTCAAGGAAGTCGGAGCGAAAGAGACCAAGCATCAAGGTTTGGACGCTTATGAGGTCGTTGGGGCAAGTGGTGCTTCCTACACGGTTGAGAAGGAGTCCTTCAAGGTGTGGAAGACGGGCACCAGCCAATACGTTTGCATCGTTGATGGCCGGGCTGAAATGGGTGTCGGTTACGACGCCTTGGTCACCCGGCTGATGGCGTTGAAGAACGACACACTGGTGGTCGACCGGATCACAACGCTTCGTGATCCCATCCGCGACGCAAAAGCAGCCAAGGCTTGATATGCGTTATCGCCTTTTGAAAATGCCTGTGGTGCAGCTGGATGGGTCATTGCGTGAAGCCATCCAGCAAGCCATCGCTCAGTGCCCTGGTGAGAATGAGGAGGAAGGAGGCTTCATTGTTCAAAATGGAGAGAAGTATGAATTCCACCACCTCGTAAACCAGCACACGGGTACTCCTGTTGGGGTCGCCCTCTACGAGCCCGATCAGCAGCAGTATGGTGACAGAGTCATCGGGTCTTACTCCCGCGGGTTCATCAACTTCGGCAGCTTCCATACGCATCCTACGGGATGCCGGGCGCTGCCGAGTGGTACGGACCTTACGAGGCTGTTCAATGGACAGCCTAATAATTTCATATGGTCCCCTTCGCTTAAAGAACTAAACTGGTTTGCGTTCGACGGCAACGACGGCACGGAAACCTCCTGGTTTTTTCAGAGTGTGGATCTTTCTAATCTATCTATTCCTTTTTCTACTTCATTCCAAGTTTAATCCTCTATCGTGTATGTCTGAACAAGTCGCAAGTCGCATCCGAAACGTAGCAATTGCCGGTGCCGGTGGCATCGGTGGATATCTGGCAGGTTTTCTATATGACCTCGGTGTCAACCGGGCACAATTTCCATTCGCTGATTGGCGTTGGACTGTGTTCGATGATGACACCGTCGACCATACAAACTTGCTGCACCAGAATTTTACCGAGGACGACATCGGTCGTCCTAAGGCTGAGATTATCTCGGAACGTACTGCAAGGGTGATTACCCCGGAGTTACGTTTCATGACTCCAGCCGACTTCAAGAATTACGACGTAGTGTTTTCCTGCGTCGACAGCATGACATTCCGTAAGGACCTCTACGAATATGGCTTCAACAACCCATCACTCTATTGGATTGATGGCCGCTGTAGCAGCCGGAATATCGGGTTGTTCAACTCTCGTGTAGGGGAGAAGTCCCTGCGAGCCAGCCTCAGTGATTCGAAAGAGCGCCGTGGTTGTTTGCTCGCTGTCGATAAGGCAAAGAAAGTATCACACATTACGCCGGTGGTCGTGGCCAGTATGATGGCTCAATGTTTTCTCAACCACCTACGTGGGGAAGACGTGACCGACCAGATTCTGTTGTACGTGTAATTCAGGTGTTGACGAGGCCAGTAAAGATTCTTAAGCTTTCCCTCCCTCACCGGAGGGCTAGATAAAAGTAGATTGTTCGATAAGTGAACCAACAAAACAAATAATATGGCTGTAATTACACCTTCTCGTTCCTTTGATGGGAGCGACCTCAGTACTAACGTCTTCGGGCGAACCCTCAAAGACGGCATCCGCGTCATCAATTTTCGAGATGACCGAAATAAGGAAGGCAACTTCTTCTTCATCCTCCCTCCATACAAGGCTGACGCCATGGGGCGCGGTGTGTCGTGGAAGGTTCTCGCCGTTCGCGACAACTTCGGTATCGATGTGAAGGAGACGTTCTCAATCCCGCGCAATTGCCCCGTGGCGTATTTCGCCGGCCGGGTTAAGCAGTTCTACCCGGATTACGCTCGCGTTGAGCAAGTCAGTCAGAATGGCCGCCAGGTGAAACGTTACCCGCCATTTGGTCGTCCGGCCAACAAGGTGCTGTTTAATGTGGCCTACATGCGTGACCTCAGCCTTGGTGCGCATGTCCTCACCCTGCCTCAGTTTGGTGGTGGTGAGCATATCGAGGCATGGCACCGTCGCCGTATGCCTGACGGTTCGGAAGCTCCACTATTGAATGACCCAAATGCCGCAATTCCGGTGTTCATTCAATTGAAGAAGGACGCTGTGGGACAACCTTGGGTGGTGACACCTGAGGCCTCCAGGACCTACCCGCTGCCTCCTGAGTTGGCTGATGCAAACTACCTCTATAACCTGGACGAGGTAGTTCATTACCCGGAAATCGAGTATCTCGTGGAGAAGCTCCACAGCTTTGTTCCTGCCGAGATCTTCAACCGGTGCATGCAGGGTTACCAGATGCCCAACGGAACAGTCATTGGGGGCAGCGCAGCCAGTGTCTCAGGTGCGACTCTGCCGGTTCCTGCTCCTTCAGGTATTCCATCGGCCAGCATTCCTACGGCAAATGGAAATATCCCAGTAAGCCGGCCAGGGCCGGCGCCGATGCCGATGCCTACGGCGGCCCCGATTCCTCGCGCCATGGTGCCTACGGCGCCAGTGCAGGCCGATCGCCCGCTACCGCAGGTTCAGGCAGCTAGCGCCAGCAACCCGATGAGCGCCCCAGTTGGAGGCCCGCCTCCATTCACGCTTGACCAGGCACGTGAGTTCCTGCAAGCTGGTCGCCCAGTCTAACGGTTGCACAAATGGGTCCTCACGAGTGTGGGGACCCTCCCTGACTTTCAAATATGGCATTCAAAGACTTACTAGAACTAAGCCGGAAGCAATTCTTAAAGAAGAATCCTGAATCGGACATCGAGTTCCGTACAGCCAGTGAGGAACCTCCTCCTACTGGGTTGATCGTGGATAATCCGTTGCTGGAATATTTGCTTGATCGACGCTTCCTGGCCTATGGGCGCTTTATTCTTGTCTATGGCAAGAAGGGTAGCTCAAAGACATCCTTGTTTTACGACCTCGCCAAGCTTTATCAACGAGTAGGTGGTGACGTAATCTGGATTGAAACCGAGCACGCCATTGACCTGGACTACGCCAAGAAGCAAGGCGTTGATCTCTCCAGAGTGGCGGTGCTGCATCCCGACAGCCTCGAACAGGGTCTGTCTATCGCGGAGACGATTATCCGCAACCTGCCCAAAGCTTATCCTGAGGGCGATACGCCTGTGCTGATCGCATTCGACTCAATTGCTGGTGCAACAGTGGAATACGAGTTGGACCAGTCTCATACTGTGTCTGACATGCAGCCTGGTATTCACGCACGACTGCTCGGTCGTTTCTTCCGAGAGATGGAAAAGCCGTTGGCGAATGAAAAGGCGGTATTCCTCATGATGAATCAGCTGAAGTCCAAGATCGGCGCCATGGGCTACGGTGAAGACGCTCAAGACGCGTTGATCGGCGGGGAAGCACAGTTCTTTCACTCCAGCCTGCATCTGAAGATGAGCCGTACTGCGGAACTGACTGCAGCGTCATCCGGGGAAGATGGAGCCGTTCGAAAGATCGGTTCTGTGCATCGTATCCAATGCAAGCGAAACAAGCTTGGACGCGAAGGCAAGAATCAAGAGGTCGAAGTCGACCTTTACATTGATGGTGGAATGGATTGGTGGTCACCGCTGGTTCGCAAGTTGTCAAAGGATTACCCATCCGTTGTTCGTCGTGCTGGTGCCTATTACACCTGGCAGACTCCTAACACGAACTACGTCGATCCAGCCACCAAGAAGCCGGCAGTTATCGATTGCGACAAGTCGTATCGGGAATCTGAGCTGGCTGTCGTCATCAGGAACAGTGCCCAGGCCAAGGAAATAATCCGGAAGGCTTTTGGGATACCTGACCTGCCGGCGGAGAAAGAAGTCGCTGAAATTGAGGCGACTAGGAAGAAGAAACGTAAGGCCTCCAAAACGGAGGAACCTGAGCCAACTGCCAAACAAGTGGCGTTGGTCTGAACAAATTCTCAAACATGAAAAAATCCTGTGTAACAGTTCGCCCGCAAGGCGCTTATCAAACAACGGTCGCGCTTCGAAATGATGGTGGGTATTTCGTACATATCCTGCCGGATGCGCGACATCATCGTAAACAGAAATTGATCCTCCGCCTGCCTACTGGTAAGAAAGGCAGCCCCACAGAGATCGCACTTAATGGTCGACAGATCGCTTCTCTGCGCCGGGTTCTTGCGAAGTCTGCCGAGGTATGAAAAAGAAAGCCAAACGTCCAGTAGCCAAGAAAACCAAGGCTGTCGTAAAGGGGAAAGTCGCTGCGACAAAAAAGGCCAGCAAGACCCCGTCTCGTGCGGCTGTGGTTAACCGCATCCGGGAGGTAATCGTCCCTCCTGCAACCAAAGACCAGCCGGTGTTGGTAACGCCTCTCCCACAGAAGGAAGTTCGTAACTTCGGAGAGATCCCGTTCGAGCACCAGGCGAACCTGGTCTTTCAAACGTTCCCAGCTGATGCCGCAGAAATCATCGGTAGTACCAAAAACAGCGGGCCGGCCAACGCCAAAACGCCCCCTGTCTCCGCTGGGTGAAAAACCTCCTGCTGTAGGTGCAGATACGTCTGCGCCTACGGTAAGGCGTATTTACTGCGGAATAGACAACGGCTCATCTGGCAGTATTGCGATCTTGTCTCCAGGTGTGCCTCCCTTTTGGGCGGCCACTCCGACAAAACACTGTCGAAACTACCAGAAGACGGAGAAGCATCTGAACCGTGTCGACGCTGAGGCATTGTTCGATATTCTTTACGATCGTGTGTATTCTCCTACTCAGGCGGGAGCCACAGCCATTGTGCTGCTTGAACGGCCTTATTGTAATCCTGCCGGATTTAACGCCTCCATGCTCGCAGCTCGGGCACTGGAAGCGACACTGGTTGTGACTGACTTATTGGGGCTGGATTACCAGTTTGTCGATTCCAAGGAGTGGCAATCAGTGATGCTGCCTAAGGGGATTATTGGTCGCGATGAATTAAAGAAAGCCAGTTACGACGTAGGCAAGAAGTTGTTTCCTTTGGTGAAGTTCAAAAAAGATGCCGATAGCTTGCTGATGGCGGAATGGGCAAAACGAAAAGGACTATGATATGCCAGTATTGCAACGTACACGGTTGGAATGCACCACACGGGGGCACAGCAAAGAGTATCTCCTTGAGCTTGAGAGCAATGAATTGACCGGCACGTACAGGGTAAGAGGACAATACGGCCGCATCGGCAGCACGCTGACGGATGTGACCAAATGTGATGGTGTTACATACCAGCGTGCATTGGCTGAGTACGAAAAGACGCGCCGCGAGAAGGTGTCAAAAGGGTACGTTGAAATACCTGTACGCAATCAATACACACCTGACCTTGACGAAGATGGTGAAGCTATCAATGACACGCCTCCTGCACCTTTACGAAGGCGTGCTGTGCGACCTCGAGCGGCGCGACCTCGAGCTACGAGCCCCAGTACTCCAACAAACACTGTAGACTTCTACGATGAAGCCCCTAGGAGGATCAGCCTATGACTATTCAAGGTAAAGCTGCCGAGCATGCCCTGCTGCAGAAGCTGGCCTCCTTCACGAAAATACCGAAAGCGGAGTTCGTGAAGGAGCCATTGTTCAGTCGGGATACCAGGGAGGAACTCCCGGTATTTCGATATCCTATCCTGGCCGAAAGGCTGAGCTTGCGCTACACCGAACCGTACTTCCACTGTGTATCGTTGGGCGGTAAAGGCACCCTAAACCTGGCTGCCTTGGTGGACCCAGCAAAATGGTTGAAGTGTCCTCTACGGGAGGCCTATTGTCAGGGAGAGGGGTTTATAACTGACTTGCATCTAAAGACGGCCTTTTGTCTCTCCACCTATCTGGTAGGCATGGTCTGGGTGACCACATATCACCAGTCCGGTTACGCCCCTCCAAGGGGGGAGCAGGCGACTGGAGGAGTGATAGTACGGGATCCGGTTATGGGTGGTACATTCCTTAGCCAGCCGGTAAGGAACTTCATGGTGGAGATCCTGGGGGTTTCTGTATCTGGGGATTAACCCCCACCCCCCCTTGTAGGGGAGGGCCTTACCCTGGTATAATAACTTGCGAACGCACTTAGCAATAGGTGCCTACGCAACAACGGCCCGGTGGGTGAATTTTTTTACCTGTCAGGCTGCCGTGGAACGTAACGCAAACGAGTTCATCTAATTAAAAGCATACCACAAAGAGGGGGCGGGACGGTACGGGCAGGCTCCTTTGGCTGTTCGCAAAACTAACCTATTGCGTCCAGGACAGGCAACCTCGGTTGTCTTCTCTGTAAGTACGGCAATGAGAATCCACCATAGGTTCTCCGCACACCTGCTGCGACAGTGCAGGTTGAGGGAGGCAGGGCGAGAGTCCGGTCATTACACCCAATACCTCGTTGCATCTTTTCATCCACGGACTTTGTGCGAGCCGTCACCCCGAGGGAACAAATAACCAAAGGGATTGTAGGTGAGATACGCTCCGGAGTGGTATCCGGGGATGCCCATACCGACTCAAGCAGGCACCAACCTGTTCGTGAGGGCTATGCGGGTTCAAGCCCCGCCTCGCACACCAATTTTTGAGCACCCTGATCATGAAATAAGGATCGCGAAACTCTGACCTGCGGTACGCCGCGGACTAAGGGGCAAGTGCTCAATCTGTCAGTGCATCTGACAGTCGGCTGCTGTATGCCTAACCTCATCGGTCAAATACAGCTGGTGGCAGGCGGCCTGGTTAACACCTCGCCCCCCAAATGGAGTGTTGTTGGCGTCGACAAAAACACCTTGGTAGTGCGAGGTGAACAAATGACGTGCCTTGCTTCACTGGCTTGGCGTTTTTTGCTCGGTTTCGATGAGTCACGAATAGTGGCCTTTGGAACCGGCAACACTCCTATCGCCTCCTTAAATAGGGGGTTGACAATTTTCAGCAAGCCTCCATAATAGGAGGCGTTGATTGCCCCCTTGGCATTCTTTTTAGGTCGTTCATCTGTTTCTACAGACTAAGAGTTCTGCAAATGACAGGTAAGCTCCGAGAAAAAGGACCTTTACCAGTACACGAGCTGAACACTACAACGAACGCATCCTGGAATGCCAAGAGAGCAATCAAGCTCTTTGACTTTTGGAGAAGTAATAGAATCTCGTTCATCGTATATGGAACGAGTGGTCCAGGTTCAATTCCTGGCTGGCCCATTTGACGGGCTGGTGGTGTAACGGATAGCACACTAAAAAATGAGGTTCACTTTTTCTCTCCATTCACTTTTGAGGAAGTAATTGAAAGACGTTCATCGCATGTAAAGCGGGTGGTCGTGGGTTCGAATCCCACTCCTGGCATTAGACGCCAGGATAGCTCAGCGGTTAGAGCACCTAACAAATGTCTTTCGCTTTTTCTCCTCATTCCCTTTCCAAGGACGTAACCGTACGACGTCCATCAATCCCACAGCTGGTCGGTGGTTCGAATCCACCTAGGTGTCTTTGGCATCTATAGCTCAGTGGAAGAGCAGCTGTTCAAAATGTAGCTCGTACAATTTATTCGCCTTGGATTCTTTTTGACTGGATACCTCTTTAACCGGAGGCGACGGGCGTGAAACATCCAGTCGATGGGGCCGGACTCCATCTCACCCGGCCATGGCCGGGAACATTCTTTCGATTGCGGGGTGGAGCAGCCTGGTAGCTCGCTTGGCTCATAACCAAGAGGTCGCTGGTTCAAATCCAGCCCCCGCTACCAATTTAGCGACTTGTAGCGCTTCGGCGCCGGCTACAGACCGGATACTCGAACGGGCAGCGATTCCGATACAATGCGCCCCGGTTTAGTCGCTATCAAACCTTCCGGACAAACATCTGTGAGGGGTGTTCATAGTGGTGCTGGTTCCACTGACGAGGTGGGCAAACATGTAATAGACAGGCAGCCGATTGTTGCAGTCTCCTTTTTCCATGTTTGCCCTTAACCAGACACTTTTCGATTTTGAGAGATGTAACCATCAGGAGTTCATCATGTACCGCAAAATACAAGGTCGTGGGTTCGATTCCCACCGGCGGCTCAAATGCCGCCGTAGCTCAATGGTAGAGAAAACAACTTCCTGGTAATTTTTCACTCTCTTTTCCTTTTGGGGAAGTAACAGTCTGTGGTTCATCTTGCGTTTAAGAAAAAACCCACAAACATCATTTCTCCCCTATCACTTTGCGGAAGTAACTTTTCCAGCGGTTCATCATTCCACGATAACCCCCGCTGGTACTCCTTTTCTCCGCATTCCCCTTTTCCATTTTCCGGGACGTAACGGTTTGTGATTCATCTTCTGCATTATCGCTGAAACAAAAATTCACAAGTCTATTTTTCGCCCGGTTTCATTTACCTGCAAACTCTGGGTCTCGCTCTCGAGACCCATTGAGGCAGGAGCATCGGTCGCGGAGGACCTTACTGCAGTCGTTCAAGATCCTCGAACTGGCCACCGTGGAAACGGCGTTTAACGACAACGACCTAGAGCGTTGGCGGTGCCCGATGCATTTTTTTAGAGGGATGTAACACTGACGGATACTTCTATCTACGAAATACCCCGTCGACCCTATTCAACCTCAATCACTGACATAACCCAATATGGCTAAGTTCAGCTCCACACTCAACACAACTCCAGCCCAGCCTGCGCTCTCTTCGCAGTCGCAACGAGCACGGTCGCGTTCGGCGACCTCGCTGGTCGGTCAGATCCCGCCATCGCCACCGGCCGCTACCACCGTCATGCCTCATCACCACGCACAGACCGACACGGTCAACGCAGCGGGTGGAAAGGCTTTCCGGAAGAGCCCAGCTTTCGAGCTGTTGTCGCTCATCTTCACCACCCTGCTGCATGAGCCTAAAGGGAAGTTCTATGAGAGCGAAGCCCAGACGCTTGAGCGGTTGAAGACCCTCGTCAAGCACAGCCCTCGCTTCGCTGCTCAGGCCGCTGTGTGGGCGCGCCGCGTACTCGGCCTTCGGTCCATTTCCCACGCTGTGGCGGCCTTGGTCTGCTACTACACGAAGGGCAAGGGCGAGACCTGGGTCAAGCAGTTTGTCGAGTCCGTGATTTACCGCCCGGATGACGCCCTGGAAATTGTGGCGGCCTACTTCGCGTTCTTCGGCGGAGGCAAGACCATCCGTAAGCCCGGAGGCAAGCGAGGCAAGAAGGTCCCAGTGACGCTACCATATCCCTTGAAGAAGGGTATCGCCGCCGCGCTGTCCAAGCTCGATGGCTATCGGCTGGCCAAGTACCAGAAGACCGGTCAGGCGATTTCCTTGGTTGACGTGTTCAACCTCGTACACCCGAAGCCGACGCCCGAGAACGCTGAGGCTTTCCGACAGTTCGTACGTGGCGAGTTGAAGAACGTCGACACGTGGGAAGCACGCCTTTCGGCTGCAGGCTCCGACCCGGCGAAGAAGGCCCAGGTTTGGCGTGAGCTGGTGGCGGAGCGGAAACTCGGTTACTTCGCCACCCTGCGCAACCTCCGGAACATCCTGGAGCAGGCACCTGAAGTAATCCCTCAGGTCTGTGAGTTCATCACCAACCCCAAGGCGGTGGAGAATTCGTTGATCCTTCCATTCCAGTTTGTACGTGCCTACAAGGAAGTCCTTGCCTCTGGGTTCGTGCATTCGCGGGTGGTCGCTGACGCAATTGAGGAAGCCGTCGCCTTGTCGTGCCGAAACATTCCGAAACTCCCAGGGCGTACCCTGGTTGCGCTGGATGAGTCTGCATCAATGGGGGGTGTCGAGACTGACCGCTCTCCTGCAAACATCGGGTCGCTGTTCGCGGCAATCGTGCTCAAGAGCCAACCCGGTGCTCACTTCATGTCATTCGCGAACCGAGCTACCTACAAGCCGATCCGCACGAATATGTCGCTGTTCGCGACGTTGAATGACATACGTCAGAACTGGAACGGAGGCTCCACCAACTTCCATTCCATATTCGAAGCTGCCACCACTGGATACGACAACATCATCATCCTGTCGGACGGTGAAGGTTGGCAGTTCGGTGACAGCTGGGACTCGCAAGCCGGCGCGCCGACTGCCGCAAGACGCCAGTATGAACAGCGCCACAAGGTTCTTCCTTTCATCGTCATGTTTGACCTCACGGGGTCTAAAACGATGATGTTCCCGGAAGACTCCGTGGCTGTTCTGTCTGGTTTCTCAGACAAGATATTCGCCCTGCTGACTGAGCTCCGTAAGAATCCTTCGGCCCTCGTTCACGAGGTCACCCAGGTGGATTTCCAGGCGCTCAACGAAGCAGACGGCGAATAGCCTTTCAGACGTTCAACCAGGGAGGGATTCCGGCGATTGCCGGAGTTCCTCCCCTTCTGTATATTTTTAGCTTGGTAGTTAATTGCAGTATTCTCAAATTTATCATGAACACTCTCACAGCTCCCATTCCCGCCGTCGCCTCAGCTCCGGCCGCTTCAACCGTAGTTCAGGGTCGTGTCGACTACAAGCCCAACCATCCTCGTCGCGCTGAACCTTCCAAGATCACTGAATCCCAGGCCCGGCAACTCGTGGTCAACGGGTTGGGGGAAGCACTCCGTCACATTTCCCAGCTCGAAGAGCCTGACCGCACGAAGCAGCTGCAACTCCTCGTCAACGGCGCCTCCGCCACAGGGTTCGTCACCACCGCCACAGGTGTTCGTGTCGCCTCGGTGGAAGGACTGCGCTCCTTGATTTACTCCCTGCACCGGCTTACCACGGCGAAGACCTACGACCACGGCAACCGTCTGCTCTTCTTCTTTGCCGTGCCCCGTGGGTGGAGCGCGTACGCCGGTGACGTGAAGCTGGATCCGCTGGTTCGGTACTATGAGCGGAAAGATGCCGCTCTGGCAGAGAAGCGTCGGAATTGGGAGCTCATTCGTGACGCCGTCGCCGCAGGGCAGGCCAAGGAACTCCCCCCGGAAGTGCCGCCCGTCGTTTACACCAAGGTCCCCGGCACCGGCAGTGAATGGGGCCCCTGGGTCACGCTGCTTCGCAACGGCACCAAGCCGGATTTCATCGAGATGCCTGTCGTCACGGCGGAAGGCGTGCAGCGCGAACTCAAGCCGGTGCTCGTCAATGAGAACGCCCCATTGCACCAGGCCCGGACCATCACGTTTGTGGTGGACGCAAAGAGTGGTCGCCTGTTGGCCTGGCAGGCCGGCCGGTACGTGGCGGATATGACTCCAGCCCAGCGCATGGAGAGGGTCATCCTCGCCAGCGGCGAAGTCGACGATGGCGATCAGGACACCCACTGACAGCAATCGACGGAGGTAACCGAAGCCGGCAGGTATTCACGAGTACTTGCCGGCTTTTTTCTTCGTGGTCGGATATCTTTGACTGCGTTCTTCTGGTACCGGTCCAATAGACGGATCAATGGGCGCAACCCAGGTAAAGAATCCGAGTACCACAACAATGCTGCCCTTAATCGAGTGAGGTCGGGTCTCGCTTTTATGGTAAGACAGACTGATTGGGTCTTGCCGTTGTTCCTTGTAAACACGCTACCACCAATTGCTTTCTGCAGTTTTATGGCAATCCACTTTTTGGTGACCGGTAGTGTGACGACTAACCCATGACGAAGTTGGTCCGCCTCGTTCAACGTTAACCGACTAAAAAAAGCTCCGAGCAAGAATGGTAACTCGTGATGCGTTGACATACAGGCGAATCATAATCAGATCTTCGTTTACACACAAGGATAACCGTGAACGTCAACTCCGCCGCAGCTGCACTTTTTGCAGCACTGCTGATCTTCTTCATATTCCAATCCACAAGCGCCGTCATTGTTGTCGGTGTAATTGTGGTCGCTCTACAAGCACTTTTTAAGATCCGGGGCATCGCCCCGGGTGCATCGGAAAAAACATAAACATTACATCAACCACCCCTCAAAATGAGTTCCAATCGTCTGAAACTACACGTCCTCGGCATTGACTGGCAAAATGACTTCTGCCGCCCCACCGGTGCGCTTTTCGTGCCCGGCGCCGACGCCGACGCCGTCCGCATGGCCAAATTCATCCGCCGTATCGGGCCCAAGGTTGACATGTTCCACCTGACCCTCGACTCCCATCAGGTGCCGCACATTGCGCACGCCTGCATGTGGGTGGGAAAGAATGGCCAGCCTCCTCCGCCGTTTACGACCATCACCGTCGACGACGTGAAGACCGGGGTGTGGCGCGCTGTCAAGCCTGAGCATCAGCCCTGGTTCGAGAACTACGTCCAGTCTCTCAAGACCAACGGCCGGTACGACCTCATGGTGTGGCCTGAGCACTGCCGCATCGGGCATGAAGGCTCCAACATCGTGCCGGAGATCTGGGATGCGTTGGCCGACTGGTCGCGCACTACCCTGCGTTCGGTGAACTATGTTCCCAAGGGCAGTCAGCCCCTCACGGAGCACTATTCGGCCATGCAAGCGGACGTCCAGATCCCGCAGGATCCCACGACGAAGCTCAACGCCAACCTGCTGCGCGCCCTCGGTATGGCTGACCAGCTGGTCATCACCGGCGAGGCCTCGTCGCACTGCGTGGCCAACACGGTGCGCGACATCGCCGCGAACTTCTCGGACGCTGAAGTCCGCAAGTTCGTGATCCTCACCGACCTCATGTCCCCGGTGCCGATTGCCAAGAAGTTGGCGGACGACTTCCTGGACGACATGCGTCATCGTGGCGTCACCCTCACGACCTCGGATAAGTTCCTGATCTGAACGGAACCGTCAACATCACGCAGAAGATTCAACTATCTATGAATTCCTCTCTTCTTCCCGCTGGGGACGTCGCCATGTCTCAGCTCATGACTGCGTCGTCGTTTCAATACAGCGCTGTCGACCTGAGCTCGCTAGCCAATCTGGCAAGCAAGTACACCCTCGTCACGATCATCATCGATGTGAGCGGCTCGGTGTACTCGTTCAAGGACACCCTCGAGTTCATCCTCAAGGAAATCATCGGTGCCTGCAAGAAGGATCCGACCGCCAACAGTCAGTTGGTGCGTCTTGTGGTCTTCAACCAGGACGTACAGGAGGTGCATGGCTTCAAGCCGATCAACTCCATCAACGAACACGATTACGACGGTATTCTCAATCCCGGCGGAAATACCGCGCTGTTCGACGCCATGCGGCAAAGTGTTGAAGCCTCGGTGGCTTACGCACACATCCTGGCTCAGCAGGCCTACATAGCCAACGCCATCACGATCGTCGTGACTGACGGTGAAGACTCCGGTCATGGCTGTGGTGCAGGTGATGTCGCACGCGCCAACGAAATGGCGGTTAGCGGTGAGTCCTTGGAGAGTTCTCAAATCGTCCTCATCGGTCTGACGAATGACCCGGCGTTCGGCAGGTACCTGGAGGACGTGCGCGTCAAGTGCAAGATCGACTTGACCCTGGCTGTGGGACACCTCAATGCTGGCGGTCCGACTGCCAACCGGGGCAAGATCGCCAAGCTTCTCAATTTCGTCAGCCAGTCGGTCAGCTCGACTGCACAGGCACTCGGCTCCGGTGGGCCGAGCAAGACGATGCCGACGTCCTTGACCATCTAGGGCGCTTTCACCAATAGGGGTGGCCGGCTACGGCCGGCTGCCCCTGTTTTCATTTTCACCCTTCACTTTTTCTTTAGACATGAGCATCATAACGGACTATTTCACTTTGCAGGGAGCATCCCTGCTCCATTTGGAACACGGTTGCCAGGACTACGCTCACGGATTTTCCGACGGCGACCTGCGTATTGCCCTCGTATCGGACGGTTGTTCGTCGGCGCCAAACAGTGATGTCGGTGCCAGGCTGCTGGTATTGACAGCCGGGCGTATTCTTAAGGAGTGGCTGCCTCAGAGGCTCATGGCTGAGCCTACGGCGAGCGCTACATCCCTCGAGTTGGAGTTTCGGGCAAGGCTGATATCCCAGCTGGCTGGGGTTTACGCCATGCTGAATGAAGGCGCATTCTTAGGACCGCTGTTCATGGATTGTACGCTGGTTCTGGCGGCACAATACAAAGATCGCGCTTTTGCGTTCATGTACGGCGATGGCTACGTCGGCGCCGACTATCTGGATGATACGACAGAGGTATTTCGCTCTGAATATACCATCACGCTGGAACGTGTGGAACGCAGCGGCCCGTTCTACCTGGCGTATCAATTACCACAAAACGAAGACCGTCTGCGCAACTATGGAGCCTGCAACCCGATCCGGGAAGACACGCTACATGTGCTGCGTCCATCATCCGGCGATACCTGGGAGCTCAGCCGTGAAGAACTGCACACGTTCGGGCGTCCACCAGTGGTTTTGGACTTTGACTTCAACCGCCTACGAAGCCTGGTGGTGTCATCGGACGGTATCGGGTCTTTCGGCGACAACGTGAAGTTCCACCAAGAGATCGCAGCTGACCTGCTGAAATTCCCGGTTGGTTCGAGGGGAAATATCCTCCGTCGGAAAATGCTGTTCAACTCCACCCGCGTCTGGCCCAAGAAAGGCTGGAAGCACCAGGACGACCTTGGGTTGGCGGCCATCATCAAACAATAACAATTCTGCTTATGCCTGCGAATGCAACACAACCGTCTGACATTATCGTAGGTGGAAAGCGCGTCCGGCTGACACAGAACATGTATGTGGCCGCCGGAGGAGAAGCAACCATCTACAAACACAATGGTGTGGCCCTGAGGCTGTACCATGACATTGCGGCAATGCCGCCAAAGGCCCGGCTGGACGAGTTGTCGCGCATCAGGCGGGCAAACGTCGTACGCCCAATCGACATCATCCAGGACGGTAAAACCGGCAAGGATGTTGGGTTTTCCATGGCCTTCATCACGGATACTGAAGCGCTGTGTCAGTTCTTTACAGCTGCGTTCAAGAAGGCGAACAACATACGCCCAACCACAATCGGCAAGCTGGTTGTGGATATCCAGGAGACGGTCAAGGATCTGATCGATGAAGGATTCTTGCCTGTTGACCTTAACGAGTTGAATATCCTCGCGTCATTGAAGGATTTTACTCCGTGGTTTATCGACATTGCCAGCTGGGCGACGCCGTCATTCCCGGCTACGGCAATCATGGAGAACGTGCGTGACCCGATGGTGCAAGGAAACGCATTCACATCGGGAAGTACCTGGTATTCGTTTGCAATCATCGCGGCTCAGCTGTACCTGGGAATACATCCGTTCCATGGTATTCATCCAACCCTGAAAGCGGATTGGAAGAAACGCATGGCCGCCAATGCCAGCATTTTTCAACCTGGTGTCCGGGTTCCCCCGGTGGTGCCGCCATTCAGTGTCGTGCCGCCGAGGCATCTGGAATGGATGAAGAAGGTGTTCTCGGATAGTGCGTTTCGGGATGAGCCTCCGCATCCTGACGCACTGGTGCCACAGCAAGTGACGCCAACGATTGCCCGCGTAGTCAATGCTACAGGGAATTTCCAGGTTACACACTTCACCAAGGCGCCGTACCAGGTCGTGGACGTGGTATCTGGTTTTGGGAAGACTTATATTGTCACCAGTGAATCCATCTACTGGCTGGCTGGCGCCTCCTACGTGCCCATCTGCGACCGGTCGAAATACCGGAAAGCTTATGTGCTCCCAATCAGTGCAGATGAAGTGATCATCGCGCTGGTAAACACCGGTCTGGTACGGTTCGTCCGATACGGACACAATGGTGTTGGTTCATCGCTGCTGGAAGAGGTTGCACTCACCGGAGAGATATTCTCCCGTAACGGGCGCTTCTATAGCGCGAACGGAATGCAGTTTATGGAACATGACTTCATGAAGCTGGGGGCTCGGCTAGTGCACACCGAAACCCATCTGGACAACGTGAACGCAGCTACGGTGCGGTTGTTTGATGGTGTCGCTTATCAGGACTTGTTTGGCAAGGCCTGGTTGACCGTACCATATCATGCTGGCGTGACCGTCTCAAAGGCAGTCCCACAACTCGATGGCTATCGCATTCTTGATGCCAAAATGATGGGGAATATCTGCGCAGTGATTGGTGAAAAGGGCGGGGCGTTTCACCAAGCCATCATTACATTCAACGACGGGTTTACCGCCGTTCAATCGGTACGAGTCATCCCGAACCAACGGGAGATTAACTTCACCCTCACGCCACAAGGTATTTGCGTGATGCTTGTTGGGGATACGCTGGAATTGTTCCGGGACCCGACCAAGGCCAAGGTATTGAACGACCCTCCCATCGATGGGTCAACCAAACTGGTGTCAACGCCAGACGGCGTGCACTTCCTCGATGGGAATGAAGTGCAAAAGCTCTCAATCAAATGAGTGTCTCAACTGATGAATTGATGGATGTTGTGCTGCGTATCTGTCAAAAAGTCGAAGACCTGGATGGTGCAGCATACATTGTTGGTGGTGCCGCACGGGACCGGTACTTGACCCAACTCGCAGGCGAGCCGTTTGAGTTGAAGGACGTCGACATCGAAGTGTTTGGTCTCAGCGCCGAACACCTGGTGAAACTTCTTCAGCAAGAATGGCGTATTGACGTGGTGGGGCGTTCCTTTGGTGTTATCAAGATACACGGTTACCCCATCGACATTTCGATCCCCCGTCGTGAAATAAAGACCGGGGATACTCACACCAGTTTCCAGGTGGAACTGGATCCGTTCATGACTATGGTCGAGGCGGCATCCCGCCGCGATTTCACGGTCAACGCCTTATATTTCGATCCAATCACCTCCATGTGGTTCGACCCATGGGGAGGCAAAAAGGATCTTCTGGAAAAACGCCTTCACCCGGTATCGTCACGATTTGCAGAGGATCCCCTGCGTGTCCTACGGGGCATGCAGATGATCGCGCGTTTCGACCTGACACCGTCCGAAGAGTGTATCCGTATTTGCCGCGGACTGTCACAGAAGCATCTGGCACGAGAGCGTATCTGGGAAGAGTGGAAAAAGCTCCTCTTGAAAGGAAAGCACATCCGCAAGGCCCTGGGGTTCCTCAATGACATCGGGTGGCTGGAAAACTACTACCCTGAGTTGTTCGCAATGATCGGTAGCGAACAGACGCCGGAGTGGCATCCTGAGGGCGACGTGTTCGAGCACACTGCTTTGGTGGTCGAGGCGTTTACTCGCGGCACCTTTGAGGACGACGAAGAGAAACTCGTTCTTGGACTGGCCGCCTTATGCCACGACATGGGCAAGCCTGCTACGGCAGTGTTTGGCCCGACAAAAAGAAGGCCTACACCGCATTGGACCAATCATGGTCACGAGTTCTACACAGGGCCGGCCGAAAGGTTCCTGATGCGGCTTACAAATGAGACGAAGATTATCGAGCAAGTGTTGGCGCTCTGCCGCAACCACATGGCTCCGTCGTCTTTTTACCACAGTGACCCTGAGTTGGCGGCCTTCCGCCGGTTGGCTCAAAGGGTTCCAATCAAGCAGCTCACCAAGCTGCTGCGGTTTGACCAAGGAGGCCGGGGACCGACGCAACCTCCTGATGAAGAAATGATAGCCTGGTTCGAGAAAAAGGCGGCAAAGGCTGGAGTACAGCACGAGGCGCCTAAACCTCTTGTCCTTGGCAGGGACTTGATCGCTCGATTCCAGTATCCAACAGGCGCAAAAATGGGCGCACTGTTGGCGCAGCTGATGGAGAAACAATTGTCCGGAACCTTTGAGACAAAAGAGGACGGACTTAACCTTGCAGAACAACTCATCCGTGAAAACAACGAATTACAAGCTTAGCGCCGGGTTCACCATGGTGGAACTGGTCGTCGTCGTCATTATCTTATTTATCCTGGCTGCGCTTCTTGGAGGAGGGTGTCATCTCCTTTCCGGCTACTCAACAGGCAACCGGGTCGGGCACGTCACCAAACTCTCGTACAAGGGCGTCGTGAACAAGAGCTGGGAAGGAGAGCTGGTCATGGGAGGTTCACGTGCGCTGGCTGAAGGAGGTGTGGTCGGAAACGTCTGGGCCTTCACTGTCGACAAGACCAACACCAAGGTCATCGAAGACTTACAGCGGGCCATGGACCGAGGCCAATTGGTGCGGCTGAACTACGAAGAGGGTAGACAGGTACCGATGTCCGGAGACACAGCCTATCGAATTACGGCGGTGACTGTCGTCACGCCTGAAAAGGGCGATCGCGACCCGTAGTTTCTGTGAACACGAGAGGGGTGTGGCTCACGCCACATTCCTCTTTTTTTTTAGCCTGTAGGTTGTTACCATTAAGGGCATGGAGAAGCCTAAGTCCTT